GGCTTGCCGACGTCGCCGAGGACGCGGTGAAGGTACTGCGCGGAGTCGATGAGCCATGAACACGCACGCCGACTACGCTCGATGGATGGCGGACTACGTGACCAGCGTCGGAGGCCACAAGAAGACGCACGGCAAGTGCGGCGCGGCGACTACCTCGATGGTCGAAGCGTTCCCCGAGCTGCGAGCGGTCTACGGGCACATCGAGACGTCCTGGGGTCGTCGAAGTCACTGGTGGTGCGTCACGCCCGACGGCGACGTCCTCGACCCGACCATCGGTCAGTTCGACGCGCTGTTCGGCGAGTACGAGGAGCTGCTGGAAGGCGACGACGAGCGCCTCGGCAAGTGCATGAACTGCGGTGATGAGATCTGGGGCCCACGTGGCCAGGACATCTGTAACTGCATATGCTCCCGGCGCTGCGCCGAGGTGTTCAACCGCGAACAGATGGGCGAGGAACTTCCTGCGGATCACCCAGGCAAGTACATCAAGGACATGCGGCCGACGCCAGAGGAAGATGATGAAGAACAGGAGTGCGCATGACACGTGCTGACGCGCTTGCGCTGCTCACGCGGCTCGATCAGGCCCGCAACGGCGAAATCGATTGCGACGACGTTGATGTCGTCATGGTCCCCATCCTGGATCAGCTTCCAACGATCATCGCGGTCTTGTCCGCCACAAACAACGGCGGCGGCATCAGCGATCTCGTCGACGATGCCCGTCAGGCGATGCAGGTCATCATCAGCGCAAGCGAGTACGTGTGCGATCCGCGAACACGCGAGCTTGACGTCTCAGGTAGCGTGTCATCGATCCAGCGCAACATCGAGCGGCTGGACAAGGCGCTGGTCGCACAGACCGCACAGGTGACCACGCTGCGGCGGCGCGCGGAATCCGCCGAGGCACTGAACGTCACTCTCGATGCCGTGGGCGAAGCTGCCGTGGGCGAAGCTGCCCAGTTTCGTGTCGTCGCCGCAGAAGCTCATCGCCATCTTGGCCTGGTGATCGGCGAGGCCTTCGCAAAGGTGCCGTCTGAAATGCTAAGCGAAGCAGCGGGCGCCCATCTCGCGCTGGAAATCGCACTGAAGAGCGCGGCCGAGAGAGAAACGCCATGATGCCCAAAGAGCTGCCTCCGTGTCTGGTCTGCACGTGCAACAACTACAAGCCCGGTGGCGGACGCTTCGGTGGAGAAGTGTCGCAGCAGGGCTTCAGCTGCGGCACCTGCGGCGTCGACGTGATGCTCCTCTCGATGGACATGTGCCATGTGCTCCTTTACGCGCCGACCGACGCTCACACGGAGTACGTGAACCGTTATCTGCTGTCGGCCTGGCGTGCCTGGAAAACCCAGGTCGAGCTACTGCGCTCCAAGATACGGATGGAGCACCTTCACGTCGTGAACGAAGCCATGGGCTTGCCGCAGGAGACGACTGGGTACACGGTCGGCGAAGAGCGGTACTCCGAATGGGCCCGGCGGCTCGATGAGATGGCGCGCGAGCACCGGCTCACGATTCTGTTTCCGCCGGACTGCGAGCCGTGCCCGCTGCCGCCGCAGATGCCTGGCGACATGCTCGCGATGCACCGACCTACCCTCGGCGGCGGCTGGGTGCGCATCATGCCCGAGGAGACGCGGCTGCTGCGGATTCCTCCAGATCCGATCCGCGTCCACCACGAGGCCGTGTTCACCGAGATTCGCCACCGAGTCGAAGCCGTCACGAGTCAAGCCATCATCTTCGACCAGATTCCGAACGAGTACTTCGACGACAAGTACGCGCGGGAGCCGTGGTACACCTTCAGGATGCCCCGCGGCACCATCGTCATCGGCCCTCGCAAGCGCGTGATCTCGATCCAGGCCCGCGACTGCGATCCGCCGATCAGCACCGAAGCGCTCTACGCGCTCGCAGAGCGAGACAACGTCACGTGGGAAGCTGATGGCGGCTGGAAGTCGAAGATCAGCCCAGCGAAGAGCTGCGAGATCCACGCGTACGGCAAGGACAAGGCGGTCGAGTACCTGACGGCTCTCGTCCTCACAATGGCCGGGCAGTGACGAGCGACGACGAGATCGCGCCGGACGTACAACGTGACGGTGTGCCCCTGTGCTCCGAGTCGTGTCCAAAACACGACGGGAAGCGGTGCCGTCTACTCGGGTTCCGGCCGGATCGGATCTGCGAGCCGGCCGTCGTGCGCCTTGTCAACCTCGCAGAGCGCCTGCGCAGTTCAATCGTACTGGTGAACGATGCCGCGTACCATGACCGCGACGACGGCCGGTACGGCGAGTTCAAGAGCAAACAGAACGCACTTCTTGATGAAGCGAAGAGGCTCCTCAAGCCATGAGCGAAGATTACGCGACTCTCATCGCGGGCGCGCGCAAGGCGATCGCGGAAGCAAGTCTCGGCGATGCGATGGAACACCTCGATGCCATGATCGAGGCGCTCGAAACGGCCATCAACCACAACGACTACCGTGACGGCCACTTCGCGCGCATGTACCTCGGCGCACGAGAGGGGGAGACGCTGGCGGAGGCCTGCGAGCGTGTGACGAGCGAGCGTGACAGCGCGCGTGCCCAACTCGCCGGGGTTCGGTCACGGACGGCGCTGGTCGAGCGCAACGCACAACGCGACGCGAACGAGCTGATCGAGCAGCGGGCACAAGCGGCCGAGTGGCACGACCTTTACAACGCTGCGCAGGACATCGCACAAGAAGCGGAGCGTGAGGTCGAGGCGCTGACCGTCGAGGCGTGCGCGTCGCGGCAGGTCGGCGGGAAGACGGCCGCGGAGTGGCGCGAGCGGTGCGACTCCGCAGAGGCCGGGCTGGCGGCGCTGAGGGACGTGGTGCTCCCGTGCTCGATTTGCATGGGACGCGGCGTGTACGTTCGGCGTTGCTCGCTCTGCGACGACTCGACAGGCGATCACCAGTGCGACGAGACGCTCCGCGACTGCCCATCTCCGGCATGCGGCGACCTACGGCGCGCCCTCACCTCCACCGCCACCCTCGCCGCCGAGCGCGACGCACGGGTGAGGCGGGAGGCGCTGCTGGAGGCTGCGGACAAGATCGACTGGAAAGCGGAGCCCGGTGAGCACCGCGATAACGTGTGGATGGAAGGTCGCGTGCAGCAAGCACAGGCAATCGCTGCACATCTCCGCGCGCTCGCGGACGAGGACGGGTCGGGAGGTGACAAGATCGGGCTGGCGTACTGGTGCTGCGCATGTGGTGACGAGATCCTCCCAGGAAGCCTGCACGCGTCCGAGATGTCACTCGACTCCAGCGGACTCCGCTGCGGGCTCTGCAACATCGGCCACACGCTGACCGAACAGCTCGATGCCGCGGTCACGCGCGCGGACACCGCAGAGGCTGCGGTCGTGGCGCTGCGAGAAGCGGCCGTGTCAGTCGATCGTGCCGATGCGGGGATGGGCTCATGGTGGATCGATCGCGCGGAAGCGACGACTGCCGAACAGCGATGGATGGATGCCATCAAGACACTCCGCGCCGCCCTCGCCTCCACCGTCGACCTCGCCGCGAAGGTACGAACACGGGCGCCATGAGCTTCAAGTCGGTCGAGTTCCGCAACGTGAGCGTGGCCGTCTGGTCTGGCGAGCCGACGCTACAAGACTGCGATCTCGCGCTTCACGCCGCGCAGCAGTGTTACGAGAACAACGGCAATCATCCGGTCATACTGGTCTGCGTTTTGAAGCCTGGCGTCAAGCTGCCGGCGGAAGAGGTCCGGCAGCGTATGGTGTCGCACTGGACGAAGATCGTGCCGTTGGCCTCGGCGGTCCAGTACATCAGCTTGCCCACCGGTCGACCCGCCGCGCGCCTCGTCTCGATGCTCGTGACGGTGTTCGCGCTGGCGCGGAACGGCAAACGGATCGTCGTGCACAGGTCGCTACGCACGGCGCTCGCCGAGGTGCAGAAGCTGGACCCTGGGCTCCCGATGGACGAGCTGGAGAAGGTTATCCGTACAGCCGCCGGGATGGAGGCGCCGTGAGCCGACGGCGTGTCAGCCCCACGCAGGGCATCACGGGCGCGGCTCGCGACTACCAGTGCGTCAGGGTCGAGGACGCGTGGCATGCGACGCAGGAACAGGCTTCGCCGCCGCCGATTCATGCTGGAGGCGCCTGGACCATCTGCTCGGCCTGGGCGCCATTCACGCGCGGCTACGAGCGTAGGCGCCCCGACTGCGCCTTCTGCCTGCGCGCGTGCGAGAAGGATGAGGGCATCTATGTCGAGCCCGTTGTGCCCCAGTCGCCGCCCGCGGTGACGGCCAAATACCTGAAGGCTCTACAACCCGCACCGGCCATCGTTGCCGCAGCTGCGGCCCCACGCACGACTGAGGCTCCGGCGGCGGCTGCCATCATCGAAAAGCGAGAGACGGTGGCAGCTGCGGAAGCCGACTTTGACGCACGCCTCCGTGCGCTCGTCGACACTACACGTCGAGGCCGCCGGTGACCGAGCCGAAGAAGCATAGGCCGAAGGACGGCGATCTCGCAGACATCGCGGAGTTCGGGTACCAGGACGAGGACCCGGGCTCCAGCATCGCGAAGCTGATCCGCGCGCTGCCGGAAGATGCCCGAGCCGCATACCGCGAACAGTGCCGTGCGTTCATCGCAGACATGTGTCAGAGACTTGATCTCGAACCCTGCACCTACGCCGAGTACATGAACGGCGAGACGCGCCGAAAGAACCGTGGCACGCCCGACAAAGCAGCCGACGAAGCGCGGGAACGGTCGATACCGTGAGTGGCGGGAGTGCGAGCGCAAGAAGCGGTTCGATGACGAGCACGGCGCCAGTCGTCGTGCGAGTGAGCTTGGAATCAACTTCTACGAGTGCCCGCATTGCAGCGGCTGGCACATCTCTCGATCGCCGTACATGACCTCGCGGCCCGCCCAGATGCCGAAGGCCAAGCCGGCGCAGCCAGCGGAACACGGAGCCCGCCTACGGCTGACCGAGGCCGAGCGGATTCTTGCCAAGCTCCACGAACGACGAAGGGCCGGCGTCGAGCTGCCGCCCGCCATGATCGACCAGGCCCGCGAGCGCGTGACGTCGGCGCGTGAAGCGGTCGAAGCGCTGAGAGGGAAAACGTGATCGACCATGAAGCTCTTGGGCTGCTGCTCGCCGTCGAACAACGGTACGCGCTCTATTCGAGTCCAGCGCACGCCTGGGGCGATCCGGACATGAAGGCTGTCATCGAGCGCGGCGCAGCCGTCATCCCCACGCTCATCTACGCGATCAGCGTGCGAGGTGAAGAAGGCTACGGTCTGGCGCCGTGGCTCTGCGCTCACGCGCTCCACCTGATCACCGGCGAGCAGCCGATACCCGACGAGCACTTCGGCTCGCTGTCAGCCGTGCTCCTCACGTGGCGTGAGTGGGCGTTCGAGCGCGGCATCACACCGGCAACGGACTGAACCAGCTGTCGGCGATCTGATCGAGCGTGTCTTCAGGCTCGCCCGTGTTCTTCTTCAGACCACTCATGCTGAACAGCTCGCCGAAGACCATCTCGGAGGCCTGCTCGTCGTTCAGGTTCACGCCCTCGATGACCGCGCTCGCGCTGCCGATCTTGTCCTTGAGCAGCATCGCGATCTTGCCGTCGATCGTACCCTCTGCATCCAGATACGTGATCATGCACTGGTTCTTCTGGCCCTTGCGGTAGATGCGCGCCTCGGCCTGCGACAGGTCGCCCGGACGCCACGCACGCTCGACGAAGAGCATGTCCTGTGCGCGCGTGAGCGTCGTGCCCGTCGCGAGCGAGATCGAATAGAACACCAAATCGATCTTGCCTGACTGGAAGTCGTCGATCGCAGCCTGTCGCGCCGTGTCCCCCATGCCGCCCACGACCTTGCTGTACCGAATCGGCGCCTGCATGTCCGGCGTCTCGCCATCCGCCAGCTGCTTCTCGTACGCAGCATTCAGCTCGTCGACGCCCTTCATCATGATGTCGAAGGCCGCGCGATGCGTTCCCATCACCACGAGCGGCCGTGCCGTGCTCGTCCAGTGGTTCTCGATCCACTCGACCGCTGCCGGCGCCTTTCCCTCGGCCGCGGTCTCACGCAGCTTGTTTAGCTGTACGAGCACTTCCGCGCGCATCGCGCGCATCACGGCCTCGGGGCCACCGTTGTCTTCGACCCACTTCAGGAACTCACGGACCTGCCGCTCGTACTTCGCGGCCGCCTTCGCATCGAGCGACACCGTCATGCTGCCGCGACGCTTCTCCGGGAGGTTCAGCACGTCGGCGGTACGACGCAGCATGTAGATGTTGTTCACCTTCTGGTGAAGCTCTTCGCTGTTCGTACGGCCCGTGCACATGAAGATTTGCTTGGGCCCGAAATTCTCGTAGTGGCCGCCGCAGTAGCGCACGCAGTACTTGTAGCCGCTGTCCCAGGTCTGCGGATCGATCATGTGCAGCAGCGGGAACAGCTCCTTCACACGGTTCAAGATCGGCGTACCAGTGAGCAAGATCAGCCGCGGCGCGTCACGCTGCACCTCGTAGAAGCTCGCCGTACGCTTCACCTTCGTCAGCGGCTCGAACAGTCGACTCTCCTTGTTGAACCTGACTTCGAGGTTCTTGAGGTAGTGCGCTTCGTCGGCCACGACCGTCACGCTGTTGCGCTTGACCAGCCAATCCTGATGCTTCGCGACGATGTCGTAGTTGATGATGACGACGTCGGCCTTCTTCTGCTCGGCTTCGGGCTCCTTGGTGCCGCTGATGATCGTCGTGGACAGGTCCGGACGCCAGCGCGCCAACTCGCGGAGCCAGTTCACCTTCAGCGACGCAGGGCACACGACGACGGCCGGAACGTCCATCGCGACGCACGCCACGAGCGTCTTTCCGAGGCCCATTTCGTCGGCGATCAAAGCCCTTCCGTGATGCTCGTCTACGAACTGCACGCCCGTGACCTGGTGCTCCATCATGCCTTCAGGGAGCGCGCGCTTCGTTGCAACCGCTGGCAGTGGCTTCGGAGTCGGCGCCTTCACTTGATCGGCAAGACGGACCTTCTCCTTGTACAGCTCCTTGTCGACCTCTCGACCAGACAGCTTCTTCACCTGTTCGAACGAGAAGAACTCGTAGCCGCCGCGGCCGCTCTTGCCGACGCCGACGAAGCCGCGCTGCGGATCGATGTATTGAATCGGAAGCTCGCGGCCATCCGGGAGCCGGAACGTGTCTCCGAGCTTGATCGTGTCCGGTACCGCGTACGTCTTGATCTCCTCGGTCGACGGCATCTCCTCGACTGTTGGCGTCGGCGCAGCTTTCGCCACCTTCTGTTCAGGCTCGACGTGCATCGAAGGGAGCGCGACGAAGCCGCCGTCCGGATCCAAGACCAGCGCGTCCCCGAAGATGCCAGCCAGCGCGTTCACGATGAAGCCGAGCTTCTCCTCGGCGAAGTATCGGAAGTAGAGGCGGGCCTTGCCCTCGTCCTTGTACTCCGCATGCTGAAACAGCGAGCGGTTCTCCGAGCACCACGCACGCCACTGCACACTGCCGATGAACGGCGTATGCACGCCTAGGATGCCGGGCCGCGACGATCGCCGGAAGACGATCATCTTCTCCAGCGCCTTGCCGCCTGACGATGCAGCCTCTTCGAGCTGAGCCATGTACTTATCGACCAGGCGCGTAGCACACTTCGCGTAGCCAGCAGCGAGCGCGAACTGCTGCACGGCAGCGACGCACTGCTTCGCGCTGTCGACCTTTCGCCTGACGACGGACTGCTCAGATGCGCCGAAGCTCACCGCGAGCGCGCCGTAGTGCAGGCCGAGCGACAGCATCTGACGGCGTGTCTCTGCGCTCTCGCGCCAAGCGGCATCCGGATCGTCGACCTTGCCGCCCGTACGCTCCCAGGCTTCCAGGAGCACTTTGGGCGCCATCCGCATGGCCTTCTCGGCGATGGCCACGTCGAGGTAGTCCGGCACGCTGTCGGGCATCCAGTGCTTCTCTGCACACTCCGGTCCGTAGCCACGCTCGACGCTGATCGGATCACGCAGAGGGTGGTGACAGAACACGCAGTGACTCGCGAGCAGCTGCGTGCTGATCGCCGTCTCCCACCCACCACCCGACGAGGGCTCGCTCTCGTATGACATGGCCGAAGCCTACATCAACACACGGCCACGCCACACTGTCAGACAGCCCACTTTCCGCCCGATTCCAGTAGTAGACTGTAGGACAGCGCGAAACCATTGGCTTTTTCTGCCATCGCCAGTATCCGTGCCAGCCGGACAGGCCGAGCCGGAGCTGCTTCGGTGCTACCTCGGGTCGTCTGAAAACGCCGCCCCGCAGACGGGCGCTGGCGGTCAGCAACGCCGGTGGTCACGTATGGTCACAGCGAGCGGCTGCGGATACCTCTCTCTATGCGCGGGTGTCCGACGGTGTTGCGCTTTGTTGTCCGCGTTGCTTGACAGTCTACGCGGCGGCGCTAAGCTCCATCCTGAGACCGGCCAACAAGCTGGTCCGAAGGAGACGGCATGGCGAGCGAAAACGTGGTGATCCGACAGGCGGAGCGGGTTGGCGAGCTTGATGCGGTGGAGCCCGCAAGCGCGCTCCGCTGCGGCCGCTGCGTTGGCGGTGTCACCGTGCACGACGACGACGACGATCGGCACGTGACGGACGTCTGCTACCACTGCGGTGGCACTGGCTTCGTCGACGAGGAGACCGCGTTCCACGACGAGCTGCGCCGCCTCGCTGGCTACTACGCCTTTCGCGCGGCTCACGAGTACCGGCGGGTCTGCGACGAGGACCCCGACGGCGAGGACTTCGCCTTCCACGCCGCCGAGAACATGATGACGGCACACGACGCCCTGACCGAGATCACACGGTCGTACGAGGACAAGTTCGTCGCACAGCTGCTCGCACTTCCGTACGAGATGCAGAAGGTACTCGTCGCGTGGGAGGCGGAGTTCACCGCGTGGGCGGCGGGCCAGCTTCGGGAGCAGCTGCACGCAAAGAAAGCCGCCGACAAGGCGACAGCGGTCGCGCTCGCCAACAAGGCGCCGCGAGAGGAGTGGTGAGCGCCATGGCACAGGCGAAGGTGTTCCACGCGCGTCTGACAGAGGGGGGGCGCGTGTACGACCCACGCACGGATGGCCCCTGGCCGCTCGACGACGAGCACTACACGCTTGTCGCCGAGGTCGAGATCCCGGACGACGCGACTGAAGCAGAAGCGTGCGAGTTCGCGTTCGATCGGACGAATACGGTCCACCAAGCCTGGTGGCACAACGAAGAGGTCCGGGCCGCGGAACACGACGCGTATGGGATCGCGCCGCGCTCCACGAGCGTCGGCGACATCGTCGTACTAGTCGGCGGCGGCTCGTTCCGAGTCGAAGGCACTGGCTGGACGGAGGTGCCACGGTGAAGTTCATCGTGCAGAGGAAGATCCTTCGTCGCGGCCGCAGGGGCGGCGGCTACGAGTGGGTCGCCGTGAGCGAGCACGCTTCACGGCAAGAGGCCATCGAGGCGCGAGCAGAGCAGCCAACCAACAGCGGTCTACGCATTGTTCCGTTCGGCCTCACGATCACGAAGCGTGTGGCGACCGTCGAAGGGCGCGGCATCTGGATCGATGCGAATGTGGCACTCGACGGGAAGCTCTACTCCGTGAAAGGCATCGTCTATCCGCCACACGGCGTGGTTGCGCATCACGTCACGTTGGTCACCAACGACCAAGACTCGTCGCGTCAGTCGTCGCAGACAACGAAGCGACAGATCGAAGCGCTGCTCGCCAAGGAGTTCGAGCTGAAGACGATGGCGGTTTCCGAGGACGACCTGTAACCATGAGGCCCGTCAAACGCCCGATGCCCAAGGTCAGGCGCCAAGCCAGCACGATGATCGATGGCCGCACCGATGCGCGCCACCTCGATGGCGCTCGCATGGAGTACACGCATCGGCAGTGCGGCCGCACGTACGTCATCGATCACAGCAAGAAGCAGCCCGGCCAGAAGCGCCCGTGGACCGAGGCAGCGGCCAAGTTCTACGCGAAATACTGGTCAGGTTCTCCGCAGTCCGGCGGCTGTATCGCGGTGTGCCCGCTGTGCGTGAAAGACGGGCGGCGACGATGACGGTGAGCAAGTTCCCGTCACCGAATGCCTGCCCGATTCGCGAGCGCACCGGCGACGGCCGCCCGGTCGGTCGCTGCTGGTACCACTGCCCAGGCGATGTCTGCCCGCGGCACGGCGACGTGAGCGGACCGCTGACCGAGTACCGGGCAACCGGGCGTCTCACCGACGAAAACGATCTCCCGCAGCGCATGAAGGGTGAAACGATGACGATGACGCCCCGCAAGCTGGAACCGGCCGATCCGCACACGAAGCGGAACGTGCTCCGCTGGTTCAAGACCATCCCAGACCTGGAGAGGGTCGAAATCCTACGCACCCTGACGAAGGAGCTGGGCGGCCGGCTGCTCGAACCGGACGTGCTGGAAGAGCTGGGCCACCTCGGCGACGACGTCGCAGACACGATCGAACGACGGCAGACGTGAGTCGGACACCGCCGCGACCGGTCGCTACGTTCGCCGCTTGACAGCACGCGCAGCATAGCTACTATCTACCCGTGAGCCGGCAAACACGCTGGCCCGAGGAGAGCTGACCATGTTCGAGAAGACCGCCCCCGTGACTGGAAGCTGGACCAACATCATCTCCGCCATCCAGGCGATGGTCGTCGCCGGCCTCTGTCGCGTCGAGACCTGCGACTACAGCGGCGAGCCGTCCGTGCAGATCGTACTCGGCGACGACTCCGAGGTCCGTGCGTACTACGCGCGGTGCCTGGTCGAGCGCGAGAAGTACCGCGCGCTCGGCGACTTCCGCGGCGCCGATCGCGTGCTCTGCGACTACCAGGTCCGCGGTGGCACCGTCGGCGAGCGCCCGTACACGCTCAGCACGAACATCTACGGCTGGGCCATGGGCAGTCACCTGCTCTCGAACCTCGGTGGCGGCAAGTTCGCGATCACCAACCGTGGCGCGACGCTGGAGCAGTGCATCGTCGAGGGCTGCGAGCTGGCGCGCGTCAAGGGCACGACGCTGACCTTCGGCGCGCTGGGCGACACGCTCGGTGACGCGGTGGCGCTCGTGCGGCTTGCTGGCGGAACCGAAGAGCAGGTCGCCATCGTACTCGCTGGCCCGGCTCGGAAGGCTGCGCGCGCCGCGGAGAACGCGGCACGCCAGGCCGAGTACGCCGCGCGCCAGAAGGAGCTGGAGGCGGCGCGCGTGACGTGCCTGACGGTCATGGAGGCCGTCCGCGCTCCGTACCTCACGGGATGGGCCAAGTCGTGTCGCGTGGAGAGCGCCATGATGGGTACCGCGGTGGGCTTCACGCTCCGGGGCAAGACCCACAACCCGAGCATCACGTGCCAGATTCACGCGGGCGGCTACGTCGTTCGCCGTACCGACTTCGACGGCGTCCGCAAGCACGTCACGATCGTCGGCGAGGGCACGGGGCTGACCGTCGAGGCCATCTCGAACGCGCTGCGCGAGGCGTGGCAGACGATGAGCGCGGAGCGGGCGTCGTGAGCGCGTTCATGGTGCCGTACTACACGCGCAAGGCGTTCCTCACGTGCGAGGACGAGCGCGGCGAAGGGCAGGCCATGCCGGCGGACGTCATGTCGCGCGAGGCGTTCGCCGCGGAGTGCGGCATCGTCGCAGACGACGTCGAGGTCATCGAGGGGAAGTGGTGGTCGCGCCTGAGCGCGCCGGGATACATGGACTGCACCAACTGGCATGGGCCGTTCGACACGGAGCAGAGCGCGAAGGATGCGCTCGCGAAGTGGTACGACGTCGATCCGGAGACAGGCGAAGACATCGAGGACGAGACGATCGACACCGCGCCGGAGGCAAACCGATGAAGTACGCAGAAAAGCAGATGCTCCACTCCGCGCTCCAGGCTCTGTATCGGCATGCAGAAATCGTTTCCGGAGCCTACAAACATCGCCGTACGCAGCGCGGCGTGGAACCGGAGAATTACGAGAAGTACGTGCAGCTCGGCCTGCTGACCGACGAGTCCGTCAGGGAAGCGCGTGAGCACGGCACCTTCCCGTTCCGCGATCTGAGCGACGACGAGAAGCTCGACGACGCCCTGGGCATCATGCAACGACACATCGCGACCGTCCGTGAGTGCATGGATCACGAGGACAAGCCGTGAGCATCGAGATCATCCGCAAGCGAGAGCGTCGCGAGGAGACGATCTACCAGCTGGTGTTCGACGGTGTTGCCGACCGGGGACGCGGCTTCGCCTTCCCGTGCGACGCAGAGGGCAACGTCGATCTCAGCGTACTCCAACCTGCCGCCCGCAAGGCGTACGACGAGCTGACGGCAACCGGCGCCGCGAACGTCTTCGACGACTCCAGGCGCTGCCTGGTGACCGTGCAGCACCACCCGCCGCGCGTGCACACGTTCACACGCGGATGGACGGAAGAGGCGATCGGTCGCTGCCAGTGCGGGCGCAAGATCGGCCTCGGGCGCTTCACGAACACGTGCGAGTGCGGTCGCGACTACAACGGCTCCGGCTCGCTGCTCGCCCCATGCGAATTCTGGGGGGAGGATACGAACGAGACTGTCGACGACATCCTGTCGGTCGACAGCGCGAGCGTCGAAGACCTACTGGGCGGTGACTAGCATGGCGTTCGGCGGCGATGGCATCGGCATCCTCGACGAAGGCCTCTGCGGACCCATCACGTCGCTCGGCGAGCGCTGCGCTACGCTGCTGCGCCTGCTTGACCAGGACGAGGCGCTGGAAGCAGGCGCCTACGGGTCGGACGACGAACGCGGCTACGTCGAGGCAGCCCTACACGAGATCGCGCACGTGGTCGTTCTGCGACGGGGCATCCGCGCTGCTCTCCGGCGACCGCCCGTCAACCAGTCCGTCGGCGAGATCGTGCCGCAGTTTCCAGGATGGCGAACCCTGGCGGACGAGCCGCTCGTCCGCCGCGTCACAGGCATCGCCAACGAGCACGAGATCGAGACCATCGCGGTAGAGGTGATCGCCGCAGCGCGCGCCGGTACGCCGCTGATGGCACACGACATCGCCGTGTTCGCCGTCGATGGCGAGAACGTCCGAGACCTGGGCAACGCGGACGCGGTCACCAAGCTCATCCACGCCGCCATGAAAGAACCGCGCGTCCGCCGCTGGGGCCGCGGCCTCGGCGACTACCTGACGCGCGGCGCTTGACAGTGCGCGGCCGATGGATACACTGCCAAGCAGAGCCTGCCGCACATGGCGGGCCGGGGAGATCGAGATGACCGAAACGCTCGCACAGCAGATCAGCCGTAAGCTCGCGGACAAGATCGTCGAAGAGAACGCCGCGCTCGGCGAGTTCTCGTTCCGCCTCGGGCCCGCGAAGCTGCCGGGTCAGGATGCGCACGTGATCGCGCAGGTCGCGTACATGCGTACCGGCAACCCGCTGCCGCACTTCTCGATCGTGGGCCGCGTCTATCGCACGAATGATGTTGTCGCGGTTCGCGGCGTGCTGTCGTCGGACGCGTCGCCGATCAAGGTCGACGGTCGCACGTTCTGGCTCAGCGAGTGTGGTCAGTGTACCGAGGCTATCGTCGCCGCGTTCCCTGTGCTCGCACCGTTCATGCAGTGGCACCTGTGTGCGGCCGATGGTCCGCTGCACTACGTGTCGAACGCCGTCTACTGGGCGCAGGCCATCTACGGCGTCTCCGAGTACCCGCAGCGCGGCGGTTCCGCCAACGCGAACGACTGCTTCAACGGAACGGTCGTTCTCGGCGCGGCGACCAGCAAGGACCATCCGGACAAGATGCCGCACGTCGGCCTCGACTACCTAGAGACTGACGCGGGCGTTCAGCGTGCGCACATCCGGCGCCACATCACTGCGTGGTGCGAGGAGCGCCGCGGACGGCTGCTCTTCGCCTTCCAGCGCGCCATGGCCGCGGTCATGGAGCTGGATCCGAACCGCGAGGGGCTGCCCGGCGATCTGGACTCCAACCCGCACGACGTCGCCGATGCGGCGACGCGACGCGCGATGCGGCTGGAGCGGAAGTCGTGATCGTCATCGAGAAGCGCAATGGCTGGCGCGTCGTGGTCGCAAAGCTCCGCAAAGATGCGCACGACGGCAGTGTAACCGGCGGCTATCTCGCAACCGTCGAGAAGGGCGCAAGCAATCTCGTTGCGACTTTCCGGCTGGAGCACGACTCCAGTCCGGCCACGTATCGTGGTCAGTGGAAGGGCCAGAATCGCTGGTACGCGACGCAGGTCCAGGGCGACAAGATCGATGAAGACCGGGCCAACGACTCCCGGAAAGACACGCTCCGCGCGCTCGCGGAAGCCGTACTCCGTGCCTGCATGCAGGTCGAGGTCGAGCGCGAGCACGAAGCGCAACGCGTCGCGAAGGAAGCCGCAGAACGCGCCGCCGAGGAGGCTGCTGCGCGCGCGGCGGTCGAGGCGCTGCGCACTCGCTTCGGTGTCGACGGTCGCGAGAACGCTTGGACTGAGCTGAAGCGGCTGACCGCCACGGCCAAGTCGTGGCAGAACGCGGCCGACCATCTGGCAGATCTCCTGTCGCTGGCAGACCCGAAGCGCTTCGAGCACTGGTCCATCGTGCAAGACTTCAGTCTGCCCACGCCACAGCAAGGGGAAGAGGGGACCGTCCGATGACACGCTGGAAGGAAGGAAACGCGGTTCCGATTCGCATCACCGGTATCGTGCGCTCGGTGAGCCACGACGGTACGCGCATCGGCATCGAGTGGCCTGAGCCGCTTATGGGTCAGACGGTCCACGCTGCACACGGAAAGAGCCCGGGAGGCGCCACGCACGCAAGCATCGACTCGGCCGTCGATGTCGCGGAGCCGTCCATGGAGCTGCTCAAGCACGTGGTGAACGTCGCGATCCGTGACCGAGAAGCGGTCGAGGCGGCCGCGCAAACGCGATCATCGGCGCCGCCGAGCACACAAGAGCGCGCGAAGGTCGCGCTCGATCGCCGGATCGTCATCGTCATCGGCGATGCGCTGGCCGAATGGAGCAGGCGATGAAGCTGCGCGCGAGGTCGGCGGACGAGACCACGGAGATCGTCCACTTCAGCATCACGGGCGACGCGTACACGACCATCGCGCGTGACTTCCTCCTGTCCGAGCGGCCCGCACAGGCGTACCGCCTGCTCGCTGACTATCTGAAGGGCGGCGCTCCAGGCGAGGCTCAGACGATCGCGCCTGAAGTTCTCGACGGCAAGCGCAAGCTCACCGGCGACTCTACGAAGGGCATCGGCCACGCCGTCGATCGCGGCTCGGCCGGATACCGCAAGACGCTGCGCTACATCTACGCGGGCCGCATTCGAATCGGCAACACGTGGTGGCGGCCGAGCGCACGCGTCGCCACGTTCGGGCCCGATGACGCGCGCTGGGCAAGTCGTGAATATGGCTGCAAGGGCTGCCCGGTAGACGCCGAAGGAAAGCGCGCGTGGGGCAAGCTCCGTGTCCAGTACTACGTGGAGGGTACGCCCAACAAGCTGGTCGCTGTGCGAGCCGACCGTACCAAGAACGAGTCGCCGTTCATCATCTTCGAGCCCTGCGGGGAACCGCCGTTCTGGTGGCAGGAGCACCGCGACTCCGATGCCGCGCTCGCTGACTTCCTGGCCGCCGGTCGTCGACTGGGCGAGATCCGCGCGGAGCAGGCCGACAGCGACGAGCGCGAGGGCATGCGCGGCCGAGAGGCGCCGTTCGCTTCCCTCCGTGCCCAGCGCATCGCGCGCGAGGAAGCAGAGGCTGAGCGAGAGTTCGAAGAAGAAGAGGATCGTGCCCGTGAGGCCGCGTACCGCGCGCGGCTCGTCGAGCTTCGCGAGCAGGTACTCGCCCAAGCCAACGGCGACATGGTTGAGCTGGAACTGACCGACGACGACCTCAGGTCATGGCGCGAGACGGAAGCGCTGTACGACGACGACGGCGACCCGAACGCCCCGAAGCGACCGAAGTTCAAGGCGGGCGACAAGTTCCAAGTGCCACGTGCGCCCTTCATGAACTGGGCACTTCGCCGAACCTCTCTCGCTCATCTGGCGCCGAAGTGGGAGATGGTGTCCGACCCGGACATGAAGATGTTCAACGACGACCGGTATCACACCGACTGGATGCTCGGAGCGGGCGTGGGCCTCACGTCGTCGTTCAGCTCTCCGATCATCCAAGCTGCACACCGCAAGGGCAGCGAGATTCAAGAGGAAGTCGGTGGCTTCCAGGCCCACGTGCTCGTCGGTGGCCCGAGCTTCGACGGCACAGTCGGCACGGTCGATACCGCGGGCGCGATCATGGTGCTGAAAGATCTCCGCAACTCGCCAGCCAACAACAAGGCGATGGCCAACGCTCGCGCCATCATCACCGAGAACGGTGGCGAGCTGGCCCACCTCGCGATCGTCGGCCGCGAGACCGGCATCCCCGTCCTGCGCGTCCCCGATGCGCTCACGCGCTTCCCGGTTGGCTGCCGGCTGCGCGTGCAACCCGACGTCGGCAAGATCGAAGTCGCCATCCGCTTGTGCTGACGCATCATGACTGAACACGAAGCGGTACCACTGTGGATGGCCACGGATGCCAGCCGTTACGGCGGCAAGGCCGCCGCGCTCGCGCGCGCCATCGAACGCGGGCTGCCGGTGCCAGGCGGCTTCGCGCTCGACTACGAAACCGTCCGTCACGTGCGAGTGTTTGCGGACCTGGCGCCGCGCAAGGCGCTCGCCGCCACCATTGCGGCGCGCATGCCAGCCGAACTCGCCGTACGATCCTCCGCCGTGGGCGAAGATGGACTCGATGCGAGCTTCGCCGGGCAGCACCACACGTGTCTGAACGTGAAGGGTGTTGAGCAGCTCCTTACGGCGTTCGCCGAGGTCGAGGCGTCCGGTCACATGCAGAGCGTTCAGGCGTATCGCAGACGGATGGGGCTGCCGAACGAGGTCCGCATGGGCATCGTCGTGCAACGCTTCGTGCCTGCCGACATCGCTGGCGTGATGTTCACCTGCAATCCCGCCACTGGCACAACGAACGGCACCTTCGTAATCGAAGCCGCTCGCGGCCTTGGGGATGCGATCGCTCAAGGACTGACGCTCGGGGACACAGCACACATCACGTCCGAAGGGCTCGCCATCTCGAACGAAGTCGGCAAGCAGACGACAGACGTGCGGCCAGACCCGCGTGGCGGCGTCACGGAGAGGACCGTGGTCGCACACGACGAGCCCCTGCTCAGCGCGATGAACCTCATCGACCTGGCTACCCTCGGTCGGAAGTGTCAGGCCCTCTTTGGAGAGGCGCTCGACATCGAATGGGCCATGCACGACTGCGCGCTACACCTGCTCCAGGTCCGATCCGCCAAACCCTTGTTTTCTCGCTGAATACGGCGATTTCACACTAAGCGCTTGACAATGGTCGCGCAATGGCTAGAGTGCCGACTGAGCCGGCAAACACGCTGGCCGAGGATGGGCAGGACGCGATGATCAAGAGCACCAAGAACGCCAAGGCCCCCTCGGAGAAGGGCGTGCGGCCCTCGCCGCTGTCCGCGGCGGAGGAAGAGGCATCCAGCCGCGCGATGCGCATCCGCAGCATCCAGAGCAGCCACCGTCGCGCGATCGAGGAGGTCACGAACCAGGTGCACTGGCTGCGTCAGCAGTGCGACGATGCCGAGCGGCACCTCGATACCGCCCACACTCCGGGCAACATCACCGCGACTGCGGGGCGGCTCGATGCTGCGCGCGAGAAGGCGCACGTCCTGCGTCAGACACTCGAAGTGCTCGGCGCGTACGTGGAGCCGGAGGGCAAGAGCCGATGACCGGCGCGGCCGTATCGCAGCCAGTGGCATGCGGAGCTTGCGTTCATCGCGTGCTGGTCACCAGCATGCGTGTGGACCCGAAGTATCCGCTGCACCAGTGTGCGAGATTCACGAGGCTGCGGCTCGTGGGCGCGGGCGACTTGCCCGTGGACTGTCCGGGCGGCAAGCAGAAGACGCACAAGAAGGCCGGACGCTGAGATGGGACGCCAGATCGACATCGTGGACCACGAGTTCATCGCCAAGGACGGAACGCGCGCGATCATCGACCTGATCGTGTACGTCGACGGTGTGTGGGACTACAGGGGCGCTGACTTCAATCCGTACTACACGGAGACCTACTGGGAGATCGAGCCATACGCCACCGAGGTGTTCCCGTGCGTCTGGAGCGCCTGGGGTCGGGCCTGTTACCCGGAGAAGCCGCTCGATGACGGGCCAGACAAGGTCGCGTGGCTCGCGCGGTACAACGACGAGCTGATCGAGATCGCCAGAGATCACGATCAGGCCGAGCACGAGCGCGCTGACGAGCGGAGGGCGGAGCGATGAACGGTCAGGAACACGCGCACGCATGGCAGCCCATCGACGGCGCGCGAGGACGCTACGCGTGCCTGTGCGGTGCCACGGGCTTCCGGAAGGGCGCTGACATCCAGCCACACAAGACGCGGCTGCGCGCGAAGGTGGACCCGAGTCACGTCGGCGCGAGCAACCTGTCCAATGGCAACGCGCGGCGCGGGCGGCGCAGCCCAGGATCTTGGTGAGACGATGAGCAGCTGGACCGATGAGACCGATGAGAGTGATCGCTGCCGATGCGACGTTCGCGGATGCGGCCGTGAAGCGGCCATGGACCATGATCACGATGGCAAGCTCGCTCCGCCCAGCGGCTGGACTCGGTACGAACGCAACCGCGCCGCCCGACCTGCGCTCCGTGGCTTCATCATCGTGTGCGACAGGTGTACGGCGCTTGGTGCCGAGCGCCAGGATGGCATGAAGCCCAGCCACTTCGTCTTCGAACTGGTTCTGCGAGAGGCTCCACGATGAGCACCCCTACGATCCAAATCGTGCTCGGCATCCTGCCTTCCTGGGGCTTCAAGCTCGTGGACTGGTCTACGGACAGCGGCGACGACTGCCAGGCCATCCAGGGCCGGCGCCATCTGCTGTTCTGCGACCACTACAGCGGCGGCTGCGACTGGATCGTTCAGGGATTCACCGAGTACGACGACGCATCCGTCGGCATCTTCGGCGCCGTGGAACCTGGCCCCATCCTCCATCAGTACGGGGTGAGCGTCTACGACGCCATGAGTGCCTTCCTTCGGCACGAGGGCGAGATCGCTGCGCAGGAAGCTGCCGAGCGCCTCAGCGAAGCGCTCAGAGAAGAGGAGCCCTAGATGCTCGTCGACATCACACCAAATCCATCCTGGCTCGCGCTCCTGAAGCAGCACGGCTACGATGGGCCAGAACGCGTCGCGCCGGGACTCTGGAACTGGCCCGGGTTCAACGGGCCGAACGAATCGAGCGAGAACGTGGTCTGGTTGCACGAGCTGTGTCTGAACAGCTTCACGGCAGCCGACCTGTACGAGAGCAAGCGCACCGTCGACGATCGCCTTCGTCTACTCTCATCCGCCATGCGTGATGGAGAGTGGGCGACGTCGTACGGCGTCTGCGACTCGCTCCCCGAGCTGGTCGCCAGCGCCCCATACGCACGCCTGCTTGCTCACCCGGAGCGCCGCTTCACCGTCCTCGGCCAGGAGATGCGCAAGGACCGTGAGCAAGACTGCGGATGGCGCTGGCACAAGCAAGGACCCTACGTGGGAGAGCACGAGCTGGAAGGACACGAGTACTTCCAGGATGAGCCCAAGATCGACGTCGTGTGGTTCTTCAAGATCTTCGAGCACGTCCGGAGCGCGCCGTGACAACGAAGCTCCCGAAGGAAGTTCATCTGGTGCTCAAGGGCGGCCATCCGCTTCACGCTCGCATGGACCGCGAAGAAGCGCTGGCAGACGCCTACGCGCTCATCAAGAAGGACTACGACTGGATGGTGCGACACGACTGCACCAACGGAGTCGTGCTGCCCACGGACCACGAGCGGGCGATCGTCAAATGGGGCGGTATCGCGCCCGCGACTTCGCGCATCACGGTCCTGGCGGTGCGCCTGAAGGTCACCCGAAAGCGAGCGGTCAAGACGTGAGCTACCGCGATCCACAGCCGCGCCTCATGCGCCTCTGGTACGTCACCACGGTCGCAGCATCGCAGAGCCTGTCGTCGCTGAACTGGCGCTGGGTAACCGCGGTAGAAGGGCACCAAGCCATCGAGATCGCCGAAGCCGCGCTGAAGGCTACGACGAGCGGATTCACTCTGCAATCGACCGCGATATGCGGCGACGATTTCGCCGACGCAGAAGCTCAGATGCTACCCGCCAACACGGAAGCAAAGGCACCGGCGTGACAATCAAGGCGCGTGAAGTGATCTCGTCCGCGATCGTGCTCATCGAGCGCGGATGGTCCCAGAAGGCCGTAGCGCGGCGCGCGGACGGTACGCCGTGCGGTCCTGCCGACACAGACGCTGCCGCCTGGTGTCTGACAGGGGCGCTCTACCGACGCGTCGACTACCGCGTTTTCCCTGCCGACGCATGCAATGCGGAAAGGCTCATACGCTCGGTCATCGGACTACGTTCAGGCGTGGATGAGCACGGCAAGCCGATCCACGAGGGCACCACCCAGTGGAACGACGATCCGAAGCGGACGGTCGTCGACGTGCTCGCCGCCCTACACTCCGCGGAGCAGTGGATATCCAGACTACAGGCGCCCTCGTGAGGCGAGCCCTCTTGAAGACCTGGACGGCTTTCTGCTAGAGGTCGGAGCGTCGGACACTCCAGCGGTGCCCGTCGCGAGAACAAAAACATGAACAGCTCGCTCACCAACCTGGTCGGACATCGCTTTGGACCGTTCAAGGTCATCCGGGACACGCGCAAGGCCTTCCTGGAGCCGGTAGCCGTCGTCGCGACGTGCTGCGGACGCATCACCGAGAAGAAGACAGTCACCGCCCTCAACGTGGCGCGTTGGCGAAATGTCAAGCGCTGCCTCGAATGCCTCCGCGACGACTGGAAGCTGTTCACCAAGAACGAACGCGTCGCGGTCGCAGGCGCCGCGCGCCACGGCTGCATCGCGAAGTGGACCGGTCCAGCCGGCGCTCGACTGATGCTCGATCACGTCGGACCGAGACCGTCCGACCGCCACCGTCTCAGCGTCCGAGACGTCAGCAAGCCGCATGGCCCGACGAACAGCGCCTGGATGCTCGACTGGGAGATCCGCGTCGCCCGCGGCACCCTCAGCGAAGCGCACACGGCGGACGGCACGAGCACGACGCAAGCCGGCGCATCGCGGGCGCTGGGAATCACGCGTGAAGGTGTCCGTCAGCGCAGACTGCGCGGCTGGACACTCGATGAAGCGACCCAGACACCCAAGGACCAGGTTCCACCGCGGATACAAGCCCTTCGCAGTGCTGCGGCCAAAGCCAAGGCTGCCGCGCGCGATGTCGCGGCATCGACTCCGCAGAAGAAGAGGAAGACATGCCGACGCTGAAGCTCGCTGTACCGCTCGAAGTCCACGTACGCGTAGATTCCGACGGGGTCGTGCAACACGTATCGCTGCCCCACGATCGCACCGACCTCTGCGCGCTCGTCCAGAAGCAGTTCCCGGCGCCCGACCTCGCAAAGCGGATTGCACGCGCCACGCGATCGCGTCTCGACGAAGGGCTGGTGCGTGTCGAGCAGGATCGCGGGGAGTTTTCATACTACCGGCTGCATCGCTGCACGAAGCTGCACATCATCCTGCGGTACAAGGACACGGAGGCCGACGTCAAGTTCAGGCGTACGGGCAGTCAGGTCAACGGGCCAGTCTGGGGCGGCAGACACATCGAAGAGAACGACCTCGGCGCCATCAACAAGAAGTTCCCGGCATGACCGCCGCGCGCGTCCTCTTCGTCTCCGGCCTCTTCTTTGGCATCGGCATCTGGGCCGTCGTCAGCCCGTTCGCAGATCTCAGTGCACGCGCCAGCGCCGGTCTCGGCACGCTAGCTCTCGTCGCGGGCCTCGGCCTCATCGGAGTCGCACGCTCATGAATCACGGTGACCCTGATCTCAGCCCGGAATCCGTCGCGGACGAGGCAGACGCGCACGAAGAGCTGGTGAACCGTGATTGGCCCGAAGACGACTGGGATGACTACGATCCGGTGAAGGAGCTTCACGAGCGCTGGGAAGCCGAAGAAGCTGCGCGGAGCGAAGGGCGGGATCGCGACCGACCGAGCTTCGGCGTCACGAATCCCCTCCAGGGCATCGTGCGCGTCCTCGGACGCGATGCGCTGCGCATCGGCATGACGCTCGACGTCGAGCACGGCACGCGTCGCCAGGTCGTCGAGATCGAGATCGTCGACATCCACCCGAAGGACAACCGGCTGGCGACCGTCGAGCGCACGGACGGCAAGAAGTGGGATCACGACAAGACCCACACGAGAATCGTCAGGCCATGAAGAAGCGCAAGACAGGCTCGGCACGCTCGCTCATCACGGCCGCCGATCGGCCGCTGTTCTCCTGGGCCGAGCCCGAGTTCCGGCCCACGCCGCCGCCCGAGCGCGAGCGGCGAGGCGCACGAAAGGTCTGCATCGAGTGCCCTGGCACGAAGATGGTCATCGAGAACGGTGAGTACGTCCAGACGGCGCCGTCGCACACCATCGCGTACGACAACGACGACGTCACGATCGTTCGCAGCAAGTTCGCGGTCGAGCGCTGCGTCTACTGCCCTACGTGTCGCCACGACGTGGTGATCTCGCACACGCCGACGCGGTGATCCTGGCAGACGATGCTGCGTTTTGTTGTTGCGCTTCGCCGTGACAGTGCTACAAGGGAACCCAGCGATGTCTACCACCAAGATCGTCTCCCAGAAACAGCCGTTTCTGCCCAGCACGAGGAGCGACGGGAACGTCTGCTTCTGCGCCGCATGCGGCTCCGTCAACGAGCCCCTCGGCAAGCCGCCGCGGGCCAGCGTCCAGCTTGCCGCGGGTAACGCGCCGTTCGGGTGGGTCGCGCGAATGGTCGTCGGCGAGAACCTTCCCGAGGGGCGGGCGCACGTCTTCACCTGCGACCGATGCCTCAAGGAGGGCGTCGACGGGCCCGCGGCTACTGCGTACTACGACAGGTACGATATGCAGTGGTCGTCGTCCTCGAAGAGGTGGGATCCGATCCCGGCCAAGCATGTGCCACCTGCCGCTCAAGTTCCGGTTTCAGCAACACAAGAGGAGAAGACAGCGATGACGACGAACGGTGCGGTGGAAAAGGTCGGCTTCAAGGCGAAGGCGATCGGGCAGGCCAAGGATCTGGGCGGAGCCGCTGCGCTCGGCGTCAAGCTCGCGATGACCGACGAGGTCGGCGAGATGTTCATCGATCTCCTCATGGAGTTCGGCAAGGACAACCCGATGATCGCGGCGTTCCTGTCGGACGAGAGCGGCCGCGAGATCGCGAAGCTGCTGATGGCCGCCAGCACGCACACCATGTGCGAGCACACGAACATGATCCCGCAGTCGGCCTTCGTGAAGAAGGCTGCTGAGCTTCAGGTCACCGCGAGCTTCGAGACGCTCGCGAAGCCGCAGATGAAGAACGTGCGGAAGGCCATGGGCAAGCTGGCGCTGATCGGCCAGAAGATGGCAGAGCTGGAAGGCGCCCCGGCGTCGGCATCCGCCGAAGACGAGGACGAGACTCCGGCGGCCTCGTCGAAGGCCTCCGCGCGCGCGCGGTGACCGCCATGACGAAGAAGTCGACGGCGAAGCGGGCTCGCAAGCCCACGGCGGCAGAGCGGGCGAAGCAGCAGGCCGGAGCACAGCTGGCGGATGCCGCGCGGTCCCTGACCGTGGTCGAGGCCGCGGCGAAAGGCGACGTGCACCCGGAGACCGTGAAGCGCTGGATCGCGAGCGGAAAGCTCCAGGCCTTCAAGTACGGCGGGCACTGGCGCATCCGTCCGCAGCAGATCGAAGAGTTCCTCAGGGCACAGGGAGCGGTCTGACTCGATCGAGTATGTCGAAAGCTCTTGTCGGACACTTGCCGCTCGGCTAGGGTCGCCTCCCTACTACGGAGGTTTCTACATGGGCACCGAGAACGAAGCGAGCGGAACGAACGGGGCAGCGGTGGCAGAAGCGCCGAAGAAGACGCGGAAGGCCAGGCCGCTCTGGCTCCTGGTGCCGGTGAAGGGAGCGAAGACCTACGAGGTCTTCATCTGTCACGGCGCAAAGGCGGCCCGCAAGCTGCTCCAGGATCAAGGCATCGATGCCACGGACGAGCGTCTTGCAGGCCTGAAGATGCTGCGCGGTGACGAGATCGTCCTGACGGTCAGCAAGCAAGTGGTGTTCAAGTTCGGGAAGCTGGACGACGACGCTGGCGACGACGCTGGCGACGAGTAACGAAACAGTGCGCGCGGACATGCGCGCCGGATGGAGGGTAGCGAAATGGGTGGACAGCTGTTCGAGGGTACGCGTCGTGATGTGTTCTATCTCCTGCCGGAGGAGGTCGTCATCATCGGCCTCGACACCAAGGACGGGCGAGAGCATCCGCTCTGGGATGCGCGCATCCATCTTCCGGTCACCGACGCGGACGTCGCGGACGTGCTGACTCACGGCATCCTGGAGCCGGGACTCATCCGCAAGGAGAACCTGGAGAAGGGCGTGTCGCGCGCGGTCGTCCTCAACGGCCGCCAGCGCGTGAAGTGGGCGCGCGCGGCGAACGCTCGTCTGCGCGAGCAGCTCGACGGTGCGGAACTGGAGAAGAAGCTGATTCGGGTGCCGTTCCTGCCGAAGCAGGCCGTCGGCGATGCCGCGGCGCAGATGCGAATGGGCGTCGTCGCGAACAGCTTCAAGCCCAGCGACTACATGATGAAGGCCGAGGAGGCCTCTCGCATGCACGAGCGCGGCATCTCGCTGAAGGACATCGCCGCCGACTTCCGTGTGTCCGAGCAGGCGGTGTCGCAGTGGCTTCAGGTGCTGAACCTCGGCACCAAGGCGCAGGAAGCCGTTCGCTCCGGTGTCTGGAAACCCAGCACCGCCATCCAGTACTCCGACCTGTCGGAGGAGAAGCAGAACGAGATCCTCGCCGAGATGGAGCGCCTCGGCGTCTCCATCTCGTCGACCGAGGCGAAGGCTCAGCGGGCGAAGCGCGCGCGCAACGGTGGAAACGGCAACGGCAACGGGCACGAGGTGCGCCGGCCGATGAGCGTCGGCATCGTCCGCAAGGTCGTCGCGCACGAGCGCTTCGACGAGCTGGAGCCCGAGGTCAAGGCGGTTCTGAAGTGCATCGCAGGTGAGCCGAACCAGGATCGGCGCGTGAAGCTGCTCCGCGGCATCCTGAAGGACGTCGGCTGGATCGAGAAAGACGCGGACTGATGGCCGTCGTGAGTGCCTGGTCGATCCGACGCCTTCAGAGCGCCATGCGGCTCAAGGGCTGGGATGTGGACCCGACGGGGTGGCCGGACATGGGCACGGTCAGCGCTATCAAGACATGGGCTTGTAAGGTTGCGCCGGGAGCACGCGTGCATGTCGTCGACGACGCGCGCGCTCTCGAAGTCGACGAGTCCCTTCTGCGACTGCTCTGCGGGCACCTCGGCGTCGACCCGCTTCACGTAGGGCTCGAACGGGCCGCCGAAGACGATCCGCCGAAGCCTAAAGCGGCCGGTCAGACGCCTGCTCAGCGCGAGGCGTTCACTGCGCTTTGGGACGGCTGGCTTCGACATGAAATGGCGCGGCTGAACCTGATCGGTACACGATCTCCAAACGCGGAGCAGGTGCGCGAGATTCTCGTGCCTACGTGGCTGCACGCTGTACTCGTTGCGGTGCTCAATAGGCCCGCGCTACTCGGACATTCGGTTCGAGCACACGCCGAGCCCGAGATCGTCGTGGTGTGGGCCCCAGATCCGTACGGGATGCGCGTCGCGCGCGCCGTGCTCGACGCGGCGGCCGGCGGCGAGCCGGACGTCGAAGCCGTCGTCCGCAGCGTTCCGAAGCTCCTATAACGCCGGAGGTTCGCATGCTGCTGCTCTGGTTTCCCAGCGTGCCGCCGCACCCGGTGGCCGCCCAGGTCTTCTTTGCCATTCTGCTGACAGGACTGCTTGTCTGGGCATGGCGACAGTGGAAGCTGATCGATCGTCAGCATCAGGAAAGAATGGCGACGATCGACCGGAATCACCAGGCGCGGCTCGCGGAACTTCAGCGGCATGGCGAGAAGCTGAACCAGCTCGACTACGAGCTTCAAGAGCATCTGGTGCGCGTTCGCCTTCACCAGTGGCATCGTCCAGCGACGCGAGAGCAGATTCAGGCGGCCGCAGATCTTGGCATCGGCGTGAACGCTACTAGCAAAGAGGTCCGCGCCGCCTTCCGCACGCTGGTCAAGACGTGCCATCCGGACCTCGTCGCGCCTGATGCTCAAGTGACGGCTACGGAAACATTCCGTCGCATCACGACAGCACAGCGCATCATGCTCGCTCGCGCCACGACCACGGGCACGCGGCTGAACTGACCATGGCTGCACCCAGGAAGAAGAAGGCTCCGAAGCCCGAGCCTCAGAAGCTCGTCGACATGCTCACGACCGCCCAGCGCGCGATCGTGCAGCATCGCGAAGGGCCGCTGCTCGCAGGCGCGGTCGCTGGGTCCGGCAAAAGTTCCTGCATGGTCGAGCGCGTCGCGCACCTCGTGCAACACGGAGTTCTACTCTCGCGCATCTGTATCGTCGCCTTCAACGTAAGCGCAGCAGAAGACCTCAACCGGAAGCTCAAGAAGCGGCTGAAGGGCGTTCCCGGCGTTGACCTCAGCGCCCATCCCGCTCGCACGCTGCACAGTCTTGCGCTCATGGTCTTCAAGAGCGACGACGAGAACGAGGCCACGCGCGTCGGCAACGTCGAACCGTTCTGGACAAAGGCGATCCGCGAAGCACACGCGGCGCTCGGCATCACCGACGCAGACGTCGATCTTGTGAAGGAGTTCTCGTCGAAGGTCCGCAACGACTACTTGCCGTCGCCGGACTTCGTCGGAGACTTCGACATCCGAAAGCTCCACTCCGACCTTGTCGCAGCAGCGGACGCCACCATCGAAAGCAAGAAGGCGCCGAAGCTCAGCCTCGCGCAGCTGCTCGAAGTGTTCTGCAAGGCTGATCGCGCGCGCCGCGCGGGCCGCGTCACCGGCACCGACGGATTCGCGTTCGCGACCTTCGACGACATCCTGTGGGAAGCCGCTCGCATCATGGAGCACAACGCTGGCCTCCGGGACGTCTGGCAGCGACGCTACGACCACGTCATCGTCGACGAGGCGCAGGACTTGTGCGAGGCGCAGTGGCAGCTGATCGAGCTGATCGCGGCCGGCCATCGCAACCTCGTAGTGGTCGGCGACGTGGCGCAGTGTGTAGCTGCCGGAACCCTCGTCAGCACGCCAACTGATGCACGACGTATCGAAGACCTAGCCTCTGGCGACGTCATTCTTGCTTTCCGCAACGGCCACAACCGGCCGCAACGCGTTGACAAGAGCTGGTCTACGGGCCTCCGCAGGTGCGTCACGATAAACACCAAAAGCGGCCACCGCCTGACCATGTCCGTCGATCATCGTCTCTGGACGACGACGCCAGATATCAGACGACCTGGCGAAATGCTCGTGTACATGATGTATCGCTCCGGATTTGGATTCCGTATAGGCATAACCAATCGTGCCATGAACTCGGCGCAAAACCAATGGGGCAACAGACTCAACAGCGAGGGAGCAGAGCGACTTTGGATCGTAGCGTACGGTCAGGATCGCGAAGACGCCCTGTTCCGCGAGACGTCTCTTAGTCTGACCTACGCCATACCGACCGCGCTCTTCAACGCCGCACACCGTGGTCTTAACCAAGAACGCGTAGACGCTATTTTTGCCGCCTTTGGCGAGAATGGCCGACGACTTTTGGCCGACCTAGACCTCTCGTTCGATTATCCGCACTGGATGTCTGGCTCAACAAGTGGTTTGCGTACTGCCAAGATTGTCAGTCGCTCCACGCGACGAGTCGTTCGCGTCACCTCTCATGGGCCCAAGGGCACTGGCGTTCGCCTGGAGTGGAGTGGCGGACGCGAGGTAGACATCAAAGGACTCGGCGTCAACATCCGCCCTGCAAAGAAGGGCGGCAACGTCATTCTGAAGCTATTCGCATCGCACCGTGCTGCCACTGCCTTTGCTGCCCAGCTAGCAGAGCGCGCCGGAGCTTCTGTTATCGATGTATTGTCGTGTTCCGATGCACTAACCAGTGCAGGGCTCCATGGCGGCAGCGCCAAAACACGGAACCTGCGCCTCTGTACGGCCGGTAGCTTGTACGTCGGCATGGCAGTGCCGGTCCAAACCAACGAAGGATACCGTATAGAGGAAATCGTCGATCTTGAACGTGTCACGGCTGAGTGTTTCGATCTTAGCGTAAACGATGCCGAAACCTTCTACGGTAACGGCATTTTGACGCACAACTGTCTGTACAGCTTCCGCGGAGCACGGCCCGAACACGTCATCTCGTTCGCAGACCGCTGGGGCTCCACGGCGATCTACATGGAGGAGAACTTCCGCTCTGGCGGCGACATCCTCGCGTGCGGAAACCGCGTGCTCGATGCGATGGATGGCGATTCCAAGCTGCCGATGCACTTGAAGCCCACGCGCGGCGTCCCTGGCTTCGTCGGTCGCATGGTGTCTGACACTCCGATAACTGAGGCCTCTGCGCTCGCACTCGCTTGCGCTGCACAGAAACAGCGCGGACGCGAGTGGCGCGACATGGCCATCCTGATCCGGCTCAACGCGCAGTCGAAGGACATCGAGCTGGAGTTCTTCAGGAAGAAGGTGCCGCTGCGGATGATCTCCGGCACGAGCTTCTTCAGCCTCAAGGAGGCCAAGACGATGCTCGGGTACTTCCGGCTCATCCTTGGCAAGGCGAACGAGGACGATCTCTACATCGCGATCACGAGCCCCGGCCGATACCTCGGCAAGGCCTTCGTCGAAAGCGTGGCTCGCGTCGACAACAGCGTCGGCGACTGGGTCGAGCGCATCCCTCGCTGCGATGCGTACGCCGGCCGCGCGGCAGACACGGCGCGACAGTTCGTCGAGCAGATCAAGGAGTGGCGCTCTTCGATGCTCCGCGGCGCCACGCCGTCGCAGCTGCTGACTCGCATCATCGAGCAGACGCAGTACACGCAGTGGCACGTCAAGGAGCAGGCCGAGGGCAACGAGTCCAGTACCTTCGTGGACACGATGGCTCGCATCCGCTCGTTTACTGAGGAGTTCGAGTCCGTCGAGTCCATGCTGACGATGGTCGACGAGATGCGAGCACAGCAGCGTGCGGCGGCGCAGAGCCGCAACGCCGTCGCGGTCATTACCGTACACGCATGCAAAGGGCTCGAATGGCCCGTCACGTTCATCCCGGGGCTCACGAGCCAGCACTGGCCGGTTCCGTGGGGCACTGAACGCGAAGAGCTTCGCTGCTTCTACGTCGCGGTGACGCGAGCGCGGGATGAGTGCTGGATCAGCACGTACGCCCGTAGCGGCAATGTCGACGACAAGCCGATCGGGCCGTCGTCCTATCTCGACTTCGTCCCCGCCAGCGAAGGTGTGCCGGCGCTGCCACCGCCGCCGCCGAGCGCTGACCCTGGCCAGCTGAGCCTGATCTAGTCAACCTCTATTTCACCTTCAGCGGTCGTTCGGTTTTGCCGCCCTTGAAGCTCAACCCGGCCTGGCCTGAGACCGGGGCCAAGACCCAAGAGAGGCCCACCCGTTCCACTTCTGCTTGATCGTATCGCTGCGCGCACTCTTTCGAGCAGGTGTGGATCCGGACCCCATTCTTGTCCTTGCCAGCAGGGACCAGCCCATCGCGCCAGCGCCAGCCGCTCGGCATCACGGTGAACTGCTGGAGACTTGTCGGTGACTCACCGGTCTTCTGGCATACGTCACATTTCCACATCAACATTTGCTTGCCTCCAGCTTCGCGATGTACTCGCGCGCCGACTCGACGGTGAAGTCCGGCGGCACCGACTCCGAACTGCGCTGCGGGATGCCCCAGCCGACGTCCGTGATGCGCAAGATACCCTTCTCGTCCCTCATCATGTTGTCGGAGTGGAAATCGTTCCAATCGATGCCGCGCTGACGTAGCTCCGCTCCGCCGATCGAGAGGTCGTTCAGAATCATGAGCGCTCGCGCCGCGTTCTGACCCTGGTACTGACCGTCGATGAAATCCTTCCACTTCGCACGCATCGCTCGTCCCGAAGCGCCGAGCTTGGGCATCCAGAGGTCTTGGTCGTCGTCGAGGTACAGCTCGTAGAGGAACTCCAGGATGCGCGCGTCGCGCTTGTTCACCGGGTTCAGCAATGCTCGGTGCACGACGAACCAGCCGAGGCCGTCCTCTGAACGCGGCTGCGATTTCGCGCACTGCCAGACGTGGTAGATCGGCACGACGCGCTGCGTCTTCTGTCCCTGTAGCGCGCAGCTGGAGATCGCCTCGTACGGGTCGCGCGTGACCTTCAACACCGAGCGCTTTCCGCCGATGTCGATGTCGTACGCGACGCCGAAGCGGCCGCGACCGAGCACCTGCGTGCGCAAGTTCGTCAGCCCCATCGCCCAGAAAGCGGCGCGGTACTTCAGCAGCACCTGTGCCAGCTTCTTGTGCGGCTTCGACAGCATCTCGACGAGATGCTCGTCCTCGCCGTCGTCGTCGAGAACTTCTTCTGGCCCAGCAGATGTGATCATTGCATTGTTCCCCGGCGCTATCGGCTCACGTGTCGGACAGTGTGGCAACTCCATCGCCAGGCGGCGACGGCTTCTCGGAGCTACGCCGCCAAGCGGCGCGCCTCCCGAAGGCTCTGCCCGAGCCGGAGGATGTTCTTCGCAGCGTTCACGTCCCGATCTGCGGTGTACCCGCAGTCAGGACACGCGTGCACACGGACGCTCAGGTCCTTCGGCACGATGACGCCACACGCAGAGCAGGCCTGCGACGTCCCACGCGGATTCACCTTCACCAGCTCGCGACCGGCGCTTTCAGCCTTGTACACGAGGATGTCGATGAACTGGCCCCAGCCAGCGTCGTAAACCTGCTTCGAAAGGAAGCCTTGCGCGAGACCCTTGATGTTCAGATCTTCTACGCAGATGAAATCGTTCTCCTTCACGAGCTGGAGTGCCGTTACATGCTGGAAGTGCCGCCGTTGCCTAGCCACCTTCAGATGCAACCTCGCGACGCTGCGCTGCGCCTTCCGACGGCGCTTGCTCTTCTTCTTGCGACCCGAGACCTTTTGCTGGGCAACAGCGAGGCGGGCCTGCGCGGCCTCATGGTATCGCGGGTTCCTAATCGGATAGTCGCCATCTATCGATGTGACCGCAAAGCTCTTGATGCCCACGTCGACGCCGACTTCGCGACCAGTCGTGGATAGCAGCTTCGCCGGCACGTCGGCGCAGACGAGCTGCGCATACCAGTGGCCATCTCCTCGACGCAGAATGCGAATCTGCTTGAGCTTGCCCTCGTGTTCGCGATGCAATTTGATCTTCACGTTGCCGATGCCGTGGATACGTAGGCGGCTGCCGCCTGCGCATAGGATGGCGCCCCTGCGGTTTGCGGCGTCAGTGAACGTGAAGCTCTCGTACTGCCCGCGACCCTTGAAGCGCGGGTACCCAGGCGTCTGGCCGGCTTTGCAACGACGGAAGAACCCTTTGAATGCCAGGTCGGCACGCGAGATGGCGTCCTTTAGTAGATGGAAGTGAACGGCTGCGTACTCTGGATCATGAGCGCGAATTGCCTTGACCTGCGCGTCTTGCACGCGCTTCGTGACGCTCACGCGCTGCTTGGTCCAAGCCTCGCGGCGCTCTTGAATGCAACCGTTGTACAGCTGCCGGAGCAGCCAGCACGTACGAGCGAGCGCAGCGTTTTGCGAACGCGTCGTGTACAATCGAAAGTCGTAGACCCTGACCACGCCCCCGACGCTACCACGGCGCTCGCCGCTGTTATACACTTCCGGCATGTCGTACCGCGCGCCGATTCGTCGTCCTGGTCTCGGCCAGGCCAAGTGGGTTCCAGGGCAGCTCAGCTTCCAGGCGTTGCCGCCTGGTGTGACGGCGCCGCCCGACTTCCAGCGGCTTCGAGAGGCGGGTCTGCCGATCGCGCCGTACATCGAGCACGGCAGCTGGGAGACCGGCGAGCCTGATGTAATGAGGTACGGGTTCGATCCGTACAGGGGCATCATGGGGCTCGGCATGCTGCCGCCCGGGAACATTCCCGGGCTTCGTCGACGACTTCGGCGAGCACACGCTGGCCCCAGGGGTCTGGGAGAGAGCGGAGACGGCCTCGGCTGCTTTCTGGCCACGCTCTTCCGCGGCGCTGCCGGCCCCACCCCGCAGGAAGCAGCTGCGGCGGCAGTGGCAGCGGCCAGACCCGACCTCGTCCCGTCCAGGCTGATGCCTGGCGCACCAGGGCATCCGCCCGTGCCCCCGCGCACCGCTCCGGTCACCACAGGCAGCCCCGCTGACCTCGGAACCGGCACGGTCACCTGCAACGGTCAGGTCGTCCTCAGCAACGCCGACTACTCGACCGCCATGGGCATCGCAGCGGTGACGGCACGACGGAACCAGTCCCCGTGCACCGTACGAGTCACCGGCGGCGTCATCGGCTCACGCACGATCACGGTCGGCCCGAGCGGTCCCGCGGCCGTCTCCGGGCTCAGCGGCTGGGCGGACGGCATTCCGGTCATGGGCGCGCTCGTCGGAGCAGCCATCGGTGCAGGAGTTGCCCATGCGGCGCAGCAGAACCCGGTCGCCGGTGGCGTGATCGGGGCTGTGATCGGTTCGCTCACGCGACAGACGTAAAGCTCATCGCCGTGACCTATGGTGCCTACCCGAGCCGCCGCGTCCGAATGTCCGTGCCGGCGTCGGCGACGCCGTCAGCCTCGGTACCGCTTCGTCGAGCAGCTTTACGTCATATCCGGCGTCTGACATTTGCTTTCTTACTCGCAAAGCAAGTGCCATGTCCCCCTCTCTAAGCATCCCAATCTTCACGAGAGGCATGCCGCGGCTCAAGAGTCGGTCCGGCGCCCAATATGTCACGTTCAATCCGGCCATATTCAAATCATGAACTGACACGACGCACCCCGCCTTGAACCCAGCCGCACACATATGTGCCGTCAAGCCATGTTCGTAACGCTGGATGATTTGCTGCTTGTCCTGGAGCGGTACCGCGTTTTCCCAAAACTCCGTGAACGCGGAAGAGGCGCAAACGCGCTGCTTGTAAACAAGGAAATATCCTTGGAGATTCCAGCCCATTTCCGTGCCATCTGTCATACCCCAGAAATCGCACGGATCTTCGCTCATCCGGTTCATCAAAGCACCAAGATCGCCCACTGGACCCAGGGTGCTGGAGTTCACGATGACTAGCTCATCGTAGTCCGATGCTGGCGTTTCCTTTAGCGTACTACGGTACATCTCCACGTCGAAACCGTCGTTTGGGATCTGACGCACCTGATCAACGAGAGGCCTCACGCCGTTGACTTGGGCCTCGCCCAGGCCAGCGGTTGAGACGAAAATCAGCCGTTCAGCAAGCGGACGCAGTGCCTTGAGCATGAACCTGACGTAGCCTTTGACCGTAGGTTCGCGGTCATAGTGCGCGTAGATGATAAGTCGCCTCACGACGCTATTACCTCCTGTAGACGACGATCATGCGACGTCGCACTTCGACGCGCAGCGCTGAGTCTGGCGGAAACTCGCCATCACAAAAGAACTCCCCGTCGTCTGGCCCGATTACTGTTTGCGAGAGCAGGCCACCGATCCTTCCCGGCTCGAACGCGGGGAGATGCCAGTCCTCGACCACATAGATGCCGCCCGCTCGAAGTAGTGGCCAGCATAGCGCGAAAGCCGCCTCGATCGACTCGTAACCGTGCGCGCCATCGTCAACGATCATGTCGAAGCTGCCAGGCGCAAAGTCGAGCTTCGTTGGCATTTTGCGATGAATGAACTCGATATCCAGTTCCGCCAATGCGGCCAGCGACCAGGCGCCTGGGGCGACGCAGTCAACGCCGACCACGCGCGCTTTCGGCCATAGCGAGCGCCACATTAGCAGGCTCCCGCCATCTGCAATGCCGATCTCAAGCACGGACTCTGGCGTTCGGCGGCCGAGCACCTCTTCGTAGGCCGCCAACGTCTGGCGGTCCTTCTGGTGCACAATGTCTTCGGCACATCGCTCTAGTGACCTAACGTACGACAACGAAGAGCCGCCGACGTTGATTCGCCCACGAAATACATCCATCACGGCTCGCGCCTCTCGTTCGAAGCTGCCTGGGTTGCCTGCAAGTTGAACGGATGAATCCGCTTGTACGTCACGAGTGCGTCGACAGGCCAGACAGGCCCGTATCCCGCAGAAATCAACTGCCGATAGAACACGCCATCAGCAGCGTACTCGATTTCTTTCGATGCTATTGGCCATTGCGGCACCTTCTCGAAGACGACGCGCCGGTGCGCCACCTGCGACTGATCGAGCTTGCCGTACACGTCTGTCACCGGGCCGCCCGGAAACAGCCCGCGTTCTGCGTCTTCGTCTTCGAGCATGTACCGGAGCCGCCCGTACCCCATCACCTTGTCTGGGTCCGCAAAGATCGTGTCGAAGTGTCGAAAGCGCTCGGAGGCAAAAAAGTCGTCATCCGGGATGTAGTGAATCACGTCTCCCTTCACGAAGGTCAACGCATCATTGATGCGCTGCACTCGCGCGCACCCGGCGGGGGCCTGTCGGCCGCGATCAGCAGACGGAACCGCGGATCGACATCTGTGAACGAACGAATGACGGACAACGTCTCCTCGTTCGACGCGTCGTCGCTCACGACGCACTCCCAGTTCGGCCGTGACTGCGTAACGATCGCTCGCAGCGTCTGCGCCACGTACTTCGGCCGGTTGTAGCTACCGACAACCACTGAATGCGTGATGGCACCTGGCGCCGCGGAGGCCATGTGCACGACGTCGGACCCTGGCAGCACACCCAGCGTCTGAAAACCGCTCCGCTCATAGAGCCGACGGGCCCGCTCGTTTGTGCCCTTCACGTCCAGCGTGACGCGCTCGAAGCCCATGGCGAACGCCTGGTCGACCACGGCCCGTAGCGCTCTGCGACCGTAGCCGCGGCCCGTCAGATCCGCGCGGCCTACATAGAACCGGCCGAACGTGACGGTTCCTGTGTCGCGGTCCGCCCCGTACAGCGACACGTGTCCGATGACGCCGCAGGCTTCATCTCCGAACACCCAGACCACCTGCCCGTCCACGTCCGGCTCGTACTTGGTCTCGTACCACGACATGTGCTCGTCGTACGACAGTTCCCTGTCGGTATGAAACTGCTGCCGGATTCGCGGATCGGCGCGCCATGCCCTCGTCAGATTCAGCCACTGTGGCCCGAGAAGATCGAACCAAAGCCCCTCAGCCGCGAACCGCTTACGCAGCGTCATACGGCTCTCGCGTAGAACTCGCCCACCGCGCCCATCACACGCACGACATCTGCACGCGTCACAGCAAGCGACATGGGCAGCGACACCGCACCCCTGCTCTTCTCCCAGGCTACCGGACAACGCTCCGCCTCGCCAGGCGCGTACATGGCGTATGCGCGGTTGTCCTTGTAGTGAACACCCGGATAGATGTCGTTTGCGTTCATGAACACCATCAACGCGTCGCGATCGTGCGCGACGATCTGATACAAGTGCCGCGACGAGCCGACCGAATGAGGCACCGCCTCAACGGCGCGCGTCCCATCTGGAAGCAGCGCGCGCCACGGCAGCAAATCGTCGTACCACTCCGCCAGCTGTCGCCGGTACGCATTGTCGTGGTCCAGGTACTTCAGCGACACGAGGCCGATGGCAGCCATAATGCTGTTGCCGTTGTACTTGTGTCCGACGTGCTCGACGTCGTAGTCCCACCTGTAACTGCCCTGCTGCCCAGTGCGCTGAAAGGTGTTCTTGTTGATGCCGAGCCACGACCACTTGCGTGCCCAGGTGTCCAGCGCGGCGTCCGCAAAGCACACCATGCCGCTGTCGGCCGTGGGCAGGTTCTTCACGGCCTGAAAACTGAAACAGGTCGCGTCCGCTTCATGTCCAACATGACGGCCCTGTACTCGCGTGCCGGCCATGTGTGCCGCATCGAGGATCAGGCGTAGCCCGCGCTCACGACAGAAGCTGCTCACTTCGCGAAGGTGAGCAGGGTTCCCGCCCATTCCGACAAACATCACGGCGCGCGTACGCTCCGACAGCACGGCCTCGATGCTGGCTACCGTGATGTTCAGCGTCTCGTCGACATCCGCGAACACGGGCTTCATGCCGGCATACAAGATCGCGTGATTGGTCGACACGAAGGTCAGCGGCGTCGTGATGATCTCATCGCCTTCCTTCCAGTCGCCGGCCATCTTCAAGCCTTCAACTGCCATGTGCAACGCGGCCGTCGCAGAGTTCACGAAGTGCGCGTACGGCAACTCCGTGTACTCGCGCCAGGCCGCCTCGAACGCATCGGTCTTGAATCCGAGGCCCGTCCAGCCGACCTCCAGGCACTCCCTGACCGCCGCCAATGTCTCCTCAATCCGATAACTTGGCGTGAAGAGCGCAATCCTTTTACCCGCCATCACTCACTCCCGATTCCGTTGTATGGCACGATGAACGTTTCGCAATGCGGTAGGCCGCCCCACTTCGCGACATACCGGTCGCGGTTCGAATCGAATCGTCTATGGTGCTCCATCCTCTCGTCACGAGAGAAAGAGGCCACCGTCTGGCTACCGTTGTTCACGTGAACATACCGGCCAGGCGCCCGCGCCTCCGACGTGATGCCCGACAGGGTCATCCGACGGTGGAAATCGTTGTCCTCGTAGTATGCCGGCCAGAACTGCTCGTCGAACCAGCCGACCTTCTCGAAGAGACGCTTGCGCACGAGAAAGCACGAAAAGCCTCCGGGCTCTGGCGTGACGAAGTCGAAGTCGCCGTCTTCCATCACGCGCAGCGCGCTCCCGATCGTGTCCGGCTCGAACAGCACGTCGTCGGCAGCGATGAGCAGCGCGTCATCGTCGGTGAGCAGTACATGTCGAGCCATCAGATTCCAAGATCTGGCACAGCCCAGATTCTCTCCGGGTACGTGAATGTCCAGCGCGAGACAGCGTAGGGCTTCGCCCGGCGCCAGCGAACCGCCGTTATCGACGACCATGAAGCGCTCCGGCGCGCGCGTACCTGTCTGCGCCGAGATGATCATCTTCTCCAGCAGGTCATAGCGACGCAGCGTCGGGCATCCGAGGGTCAGTCGCATCATTCGCGCTCGTCGATGCTGGAAGTGCCAGTGTTCTGAAGATTCTTCTCGTGACGGCGTTTGTAGCTCACGAGCGTGTCGATCGGATAGAACGAGTACCCGGCCGCAATCAGCTTCCGAAAGTACGCCGCGTCGAACGCGTAATCGCCTGCGGTCGCCGGCCACTCGGGGGCCTGCTGAAAGCACGAGAAGCGATGGCAGAACTGTCCGTGGTCCACGCGACAGACCGGATCTGTCAGCACGCGCCCGTGGTACAGCTCGCCGGCTGGCTCGTCGTTCTCGATGTACTTCAGGCGTCCATAGGCCACATCGCACAGGGGGTTGGCTTCAAAGAAGCGCTCGAACGCCGGGAAACGACCGGGCGCATACCAGTCGTCGTCCGGCAGATAGTGCACAAGATCGGCATCGATCAGTCGAATCGCGTCGTTGATGCACATCACGGCGCGGACGGCCGGGTCGGCAAGCTCACCCTCGCGCGGCCGATCCGAGTAGATGACACGGCAACGCGGATCTCCCGCAAACGCGAGGCTGATCGCCTGGCGCGTCTCCTCGTTCGAACCGTCGTCAGCGACGATTAGCTGGAACGAGCTGGCCTGCGTTCGCACCGACCGGATGGCCTTCGTGACCATGGTCGGACGGTTGTAGCTTGACAGTACGACCGCGTGACGCACGGATCACTCCGACTTCGACGGCTCGACCTCGACCGGCGTCGAAGCCGCTGGCGGCGTCATGACGCTGGCGGCGGCCTGCACGGCCTTCTCGATGAACACGTCCGCGTTGACTTCGGCCTGCTCACGCAGCTCGCGCATCTTGGCGCGCTTGGCGACCTGCTCGCCCGGGGTGAACTCGCCCGCGCCCATGTTGCGCTTCGGCAACAGCGTCAGCTGACCACAGGGTACGGGAATCCTGTTCCCCTGCGCATCGAGCACGAACTCACCCGTCTCGTCCTTCTCGTGCACGACCTGGCCCTTGTCGTCCTTCGCGACTCCGGAGCATGGGCCGGCGTAGTTCTCGACCTCGTCGCCCATCGCGGCAAGCTCTTCGGCATCGAAGCGGATCGTGCCCTCCCAGCCGCACATGATGCAGCAGAACAAGCACTCGTTCGGGACCTGATCGCCACGCAGGCGCACGAGCGCCGAGCGCGCCTCTTCCTTGCCGCGAACAACCATCGCGGTACGCGGCACATCGTCGTAGATCTTGACGGTCTGCGCCGAGTTGTCGACAGCCGGCTCCGGCTTGTTCTCTGTGTCGCTCATGACTTTTTCCTCTTCACGGCCTTCTTCTTCTTCTTCGGCCGCTCATCACGGTAGTGATCGACGACGTGATTGATCGCGGCGCCAACGCTGTAACGTGCGCCGACCTTCAGTTCGTGGACCTCGGCCACCCGCTTCAGCTTTTCGACGCGAGACTTGTGCGTTCTGAACGTGATACGCACGTCCGTCGCCTTGTCATCTTCGATCACGGCTTCACCGCCCGTTCAGTGCGCACCATTGCGATGTCAGAGCCCAGTAGCGCAAACCGAAGGCTGCGCATCCGAGACTTCCCCTTCTCGGTTACCTGTTCGTTCACGTCGAACTCCCAGATGTCGTCACCGTTGCCGACCTCGCGGAAGTCGACTGCGGCGAACGCAATCAGGTCCTGACCTGTCGCGATGCCCGCTCCGGCATCCGTGGTCACGAGCCGGTGCCCTGGCTCTGTCTGTCTCATCAAGATCTCGACCGGACCGCTGCCGATCTGTCGAAGATAGGGTCCCATGCTACTCATGTTGTCGTTCTCCGCCATCGTTCCAGGCCATCGAGCCAGTCGCCCATCGCGAACTCCCAGCACCACGTGGCCGCTACCTCTTGATTGCGCTCGGCCTTCTCGCGCATATAGTCGAGTACCGGTGAACACGCCGAAGCCAATAGCACCGGCGCCAACACGTCTGCCTCGACTACCGGAGAGCTTCCCTCTTCGCCAAGAAGCGGCCCAAGGCGGTCGCTGGTGGCGACCCCAAGCCAGCCGCCCATCTCCGACAGAAAGTCCGTCTGTCCAGTTGAGTACGTCGTGATGAGCGGCGTTTGCGACACGCACGCGGCTAGCATCATCATCCCAAAACCTTCACACCGTGACGGCTGCACGACCACGTCAGCCGCCTCGTAGAGCACCGCCAGATCGTCCTCGGTACTTCCGCGGTCCTCGCCGATCACGATGTCGACGTCACGGAGGTTCAGGTCAGCGACTGTGTAGTGCACGTTCTCGTAGACATCCATCGGCACGTGCACGAGAAGCTCCGCGCGGCCGGCAAGGGCATCCTGCACATGGCTCCAGGCCAGAAGCAGCTGTTCGGTCCCCTTCCGGCCAGGCCAGCAGAAGTCAGTCGCGAGATGCAGGAAACGCACGCGCTCGGACTTGCGGCGATTCTGCGGGACCGTCATGAATCGCGGCGAGACACCAAGCGGGACACGGCAGATCCAGGTTGGTTCGGCGCTCGCATACGACGCGACAGACCGACGTACCGTCTGCTCGCACCACGTCGATGGCACAAGCACGAGCCCCGCGCGGGCTGCGACGGCCGAACGCTCCCTGTCGAGCCGATCGGTGTTCGGCGAGGAGAAGATCGCGATGCACTTCGGATCGTACTGAGACGCGTAGGCGCTGAAGAGCCAGTCCTGCGCATCTGCAATCATCACGACGTGCTGACCGCGAGCCCGCGGACCCGTGGGCCTGAAGTCGGCGTAGTCGTCGAGCCAGCGCTCCTCGATGTTCGTCACCGAGCCGAGGCGGCCTGCTCGGGCAAGCGCTCGGCAAAGCTGCGCGCCGATGGTCGCGTAGCTGAGCCTGGACCCGAAATGCCCGACGACGTCGATCATGTGCCGCTCCAGCTGCGCAGCGTCTCCTCGTCAACGAACTCTCGAAGCGCTGCGACAAGCGTCGCGCGCGTCGCGTCGAACGAGAAGCGGCGCGTGACGTCCTGCGCCGTCTCGACGCTGCGGACGCGGCCGGCGTCGTATGCTGCCCGCATCTGCGCCGCGAGCGCGTCGACCTCGTAATCGCCCCAGCACGACTTCGTGCTGAGAAGCGTGCTGTGCTTCAACATGGCACGCGGCACAGGCGTCAGCTTGCTGGGGAACACGCGGAAGGCTGAAGAAGCGTCGGGCATCGAGCTGACCTCGCGCGCCAGATCGCCCACCGCGCCGAAGTCGCTTGTGACGACCGGCACACCCTGCGCCGCCGCCCAGATGAGCGGAATCCCGAGGCCCTCTCCGAAGCTCGGGTTCACGTAGCAGTCGAGACCGCCGAGCCACTCGATCAGCTCCGCGTCAGTCACGCCGGTGCCGCCGAGCAGCTTGAACCGTGGCGATTCCCAGCCCGGCTTCTGGTAGTCGAGCTTGATGGTGCCGATCTCGCCGAGCACCTGCCGCTCGAAGTCCATGAGCAAGGGCTGGTCACGTCCGCTGCCGAAGTAGCTCGTGCGGAGCGCCAAGATCACGTTGTCGCTTCGGCTGAACGCGGAGAGGTATGCACGCACGAGCTTGTGAAAGCCCTTGCGCTCATGCCAGCTGCCGTTCACGCCGAAGACGAAGGGCCCATCCGTGCGCGCTGGCCTCTGGTGCAGCATCGGGGTCCAGGGACCATCGCAGAGCGCAGGGCGGACGACGCAGATCTTGTTTGGATCGATACCAGACTCGATGTAGCAGCGGCGGGTGAACTCGCTGACGCACCAGATCCATGTCAGCTCCGGCGCTGCGCAGAGGCGTCGCGCGTACTCGCTCATCGGAGACGCCTCGAAAGCGACGTACGAGACGAACGCGGGTGCACCGCGGTCAAGTCCGCGCAAGTCTGGCGGAAAGCTCGCGATGAATGCCTTCGGAATTCCGACTGACGTCTTAAGCCATCTCATCAACATCGGCTCCCGATCTTCCGGGAATTTGCTGATGTCGATGTCCATCCCAGGGAACGGCGCGAGCATCGTCGGAGCGCCCAGGCGTTCCAGCATCGAGTGCAGCGCGACCGCGTGCGCGGCGTACCCAGAGCGCGTTCCGCATGGGAACGTGTGCCAGAGGCCGACGACGTCGTGACCCTCCGCTGGCTCCGCAACGTAGTGGTAGCCGAGGCGATCGCGGACGTCGCCCTCCATCTGCCTGTTGATCTGTTCGTGCTTCGACTTGAACTCCGCCGACGCGGGCGCGTAGCGGTTCTTTGCCTCAGCGATCTCTGCGGACGCTTCGTCCTCAGAGATCGGGAGCGATACAGGGGTAGTGTCAGACATTGGAGTGGGACCCTACAGCAGTTGTCAGACATGCACAAGAGGCTCGTGCGCCTGAGTGGGCCACAGCCGGCTGGAAGCCAGCGCGTGGCCCACTTCGCCACTCTGGCCTCCCCAGAGCACGATGCAGCCGGCGTCGTACGCGTCTGGCGCGAGGCCGTCCGGAAGCCCAGGGAAGCGAGACCGTGTGACGAGCTTTGCAGCTGCTTTCAGCTCGGCTGACGTCCGCGCTCCCAGCCCCTTCAACATCGCGCCCTGCCACGTCTTCACGTTCACGCGCAGCAGTCGCTTCCTCGGGACTCGGTAGTGCCGAAGCACGCGCTCCCAGTCCCGCCAGGCGGCCCCCAGGCCGAGCAATGTCGACGCGTGCATCTTGCCGTCGCGCACGGCGCCGCCCGCCGTCCACTTCTCGCCCAGTACGATCAGACCCAGGCCATGGGCGCGCGCTTCGGCAATCGCGGCCTCCACGACCTGGCACCGCTCGGCTTCGGCGCCGACGCGATCCCGAATCACGCCGACGCGCAACGAACCCGGTCGCCAGATGCCCCAGCCGCTTTGTGCGGCCGAGTCGATGCCGAGGATGACGACCTGGTGCGGCCTCCAGACGGGAGGAAGTGCCACTAGCAGTGCGACCAGAGAGCCCGCTCACCGCAGACGCAGACCTGGAGCGCACGACGGCGGTCTTCGTCGTCAGTCCAGTCGTAGGCGAGGATCACGTCGTCATCCCCAACGTTCACGCCAGTGAGCGTTGCGTTTTGCGCGATCCGAACGAAACCGCCGACCTTGGACGGGATGCCCTTGCGCACCAGCGCGTCTGCAGCGCGAGCCCGCTCAGCCGCGCCCGGCTCCAGATCATCGAGCGAGAACAGCGCCTGCGTGGAACCTGAAACGCCGTACAGAGCGTGTCCCTGCACTTCCAGAACGGGAACGATCCGTTCGTCGCCGATCGCCCACGGGCCATCTGCTGGATCGTCGTCGGGCAGGATGAACCCTGAAAAACCAGCAGCCTGTTCCATGGCGTCCAGTACATCGATCGGCGCAGACCGTTTGCTGCCCACGGAGACGCTGGAGCCGCTGGCTGCCGAAGTGGTTCGCGCAAACGCGGGCTTCGAGTCCCGGAAGCGCTGGCTAAAGGCGTTGATGCTCTGCTCACTCTTCGTTGCCGGACCAAGAGCCGGAGGCGCGTAGGGCTCAGGCACGTCCGTGTCAGCGATAGCGTTGAAATCAGCAAAAACCTTGGCTTGGCGCTTTGCGCGCATCAAGCTCTCGCGGGGACGGGTCTCGCTGCCGTCTCGACGGATTTCGCCACGGAGCAGCCGGCGTCCATACTGGTACACCTCCGTACGCAAGAGCGCGACATCGCCGTCTGCCCGACCGAGACCCGACTCATACCCACAAAGAGCGAGCCGAAAACGCTCTGGATATTCGTTGATCGCAATCTCAAGCCGGCGATCTGCGCGCTGACCTTCCGGCAGTTCGCGAAAGTCTGACAGCCGTAGACCCGCGGCCACGTCAACGTTCCGTTCATCGCTTGAACGCGTGTCCGGTTCGTACTCGCCCATCAAACGTACCGCGATTCCCAGCGCCAACTCGGCATACGGGACTGGAAGTGCCTGTCGAAACGTCAACGCCTCTTGCGATTCACTGACCGCTTCCCACGCTTCCGTTGCTGCGGTCCTAACCGAAATCGCCTTGCAGAGTGCCAAATACAAGGCGAACGACATGGCACGAGCGCGCTCGCTGTTGATGAACGCATATCTGGCGGCCTGATCGCGACGGAGATCGTCAATCTCCGCATGGCCATTGCGCTCCGGCGTCACTTCGCGCGCCAACGCGTCAGTCAGCATGAGCATGGTTTCGTTGCACGATCGATGGTGCAAAAACGCCGCCCACGTTCGCGGATCTCTCGCTACAAGCACACCAGCAACGTCAGCTGGCGTTGCTGTGCCAGCTAGAAAGTCGAGAAGAGTCGTGCGCAGCACGGCGCGCCACTGGTGCTCCTCGGTTCTGAAGAATTCAACACACACCCACGGGCCCGGGTCTCCGTCTTCGGCCGCGTCCAGTCGTGCCTGGAGCATCGCGCCATCCATTGCCTGAATGTCCATCAGTCCTCCAGCGTCTGCTCACGCGTCCGACGCGTGAACTCGGCGAGCACTGCACTCGCTTCGCTCAGGTCCTTCGCCACGCCTTCGTAGCCGTCGGACTCCATCAGCTTCGCGTGCTGCTCCAGTCGCTTCCGAGTCCGGTCGATTCCACGAAGAGGCCCATCGGTCGTGAAGAAGAGCCGCTCGTTCGGCGCGACCCGCTTCTTCTTGCCGAAGAACTTCTGCCAGAGCCAGAAGCCAACGGCCGCCGCCGCCAGAAGCAGGAGCAGCGTCCGAAGATCGAAGCCGCCTTCGCGCGCCAGTGGAACCGGCGCCTGCGCGAGCGACAGCGGATAGAGCTGTTGCTGCGCGCGGCCCGGCGGCAAGACCGGCGCGTGATAGCTCACCGGGACGTGGCCTTCATGTCGATGGTCATCATCGTCGCGCCAGACATGTCCGTCATCGCGATCGAATCCGTGACCTTCACGCACCACGAGTGGCAGTAGTCGCAGATCCATCGCTCAGGGCTCGACACGATCGCGATCTTGTCGTCCGACGCGGGCGCTCGACCGAGCTTGTTCTTGCAGTGCCAAGCCCAGTTAATCGCGAGGTGATTGCTGGGCGGCAGCTTGCCGTACTTCACCCAGTCGAGAGACATCGCCTTGTTGCCCTCCTGGACGTGGAAGAAATTCTGCTGACCGTGCTCGGTCCAGCAGACGGGGCACTGTCCGACCAGCATGCACTCGGCACGACCGTCGCTGCCCTGGGTCATCTGAATCTCACACTCGATCGTGCAGATCTCCTCGCCCTTGTTGGTGGCCTTCCACAAGATCCACGTCTTCGGCGCGAGGTCTTCCGAGTCCACCGATGTGCCGGCGAAGCGGCCATCGCCGGGGCGACCCGCGCGATCCATCAGCGCGCGGCCCGCTGCCCACTCGCGCTCGCCCATCTTGCCGCCGAAAATGCCGCCGTCCTTCGAGATCTTTCTCATGCCCAGCTACCTCTTTCGCCGCCGCCGACGGCCATTCGCTTTGAGCTTCCCAGCTCGGAACTCCTGCAACACGCGATACGAAGCCCACATGCTCATCCCACTGAGCACGTAGAGCACGATCATCGGCGGCCCGAAGTAGGGGACGACGTACCGGCGGATCGTGGTGCGGATCGCCGGACCGACGATGTGCGTGTCGAGCGCCGCAACAATCCGCGGTCCCGCAGCAGCCAACGTTCTATCCGGATTCGAGATCAGGCCGGCGGCAAGCGACGCGATGTTCGCCACGTCCTGGCCAGTGACCTGGCCCATGCCGTCGCCGCTGTCGTAGTTGCCGAGAGCGCGCGGACGACGACGCGGGCGCATCGCGAGCATGGTTGCCGCGCTCATCGGTGGCTCCACCACCAGTAGCCACCAGCCGCGAGCGCCACTGCGCCGACAGCCCAGAGAGCGGTCGACGACGAGCCTGCGCTGCCGACCTGACTCGGCACGGTACTCTGCGTGGTCGTGATCGCGACCTCACTTCCCGTCGGCACGCACTCGGGGGTCATGCCCACGCGGGCCGAGATCGACATGCCAGGAGGGCACATGTAGCAGCTCGAATCGGGAGGAATGTTACGACACTCCATCCGCGCGAGGTTGAGCCCAGGACGCACGGGAGTCGCCGTTCCGAGGCCAGACAGCGAATAGCTCATCGCCGCCTCCGGCGCGCACCGTTCGAGGTCACGCGCTTCTTCTTGCCTGCGAAGTAGCCGGCCGCCAGGGCGAGCGGGATCCCGACGAACGTGCCGACCGCGGTGATCTTCGCGTACTCCACGAGCTGGGCGTACGCGACAGGCGCTGCCGCTGGACCGCCCCAGATGCTCGCAGCGGTCTGCGCGAATCGCGAGAGCACGGTGCCCTCCACGGCCTGCCCGAGCCCGAGAAGCGGCACGCCGCCGTTCCTGACGTAGTTCCCGTACACGTAGCGCGACCCGGGTCGAGCGCCGTCCAGGTTGATCTCCTGCTCCCCCCAGCGAAGCCGCGCCGGACTGTAGCCGGCGCCAGGAATCGGCGTGGTCGTGTCGTACGGATACGACCGGTACCGGCCGTAGTGACCCGGCAGGTACAACGCAGGCGTGTACGCCGGGAGCTGGAGCTTCGCCATGCCGAAAGTCTCGCGCACTCGGAGCCCAAGGGCAAGACCGAGGCGAACGACGACTAGACCAGCTCGCCGACGATGTCCGACTCGTGCACGACCAGGTGCTCGACCCCGTCGAGAACGATCTCGATGCCCGAGTACTGGCCGATCACCACACGGTCGCCGGCCTTGACGCTCGGCTCGATGCGCTTGCCCTCGACGAGCGCGCCTGGGCCACACGCGATGACCGTCGCCTCCAGCGGCTTCGCCTTCGCGGTGTCGGGGAAGATGATGCCACCTGCGCTCTTCTCTGGCGGCTTCTCTCGGCGTACGACGATGCGGTCGCCCAGCGGACGGATTTCGGTCTTCTTTTCCATGCTCACTCCTTCTTACGGGTTCCAGATGCCTGACGAGACAGCCGGCGCCGACGCCGGCTTCGGCTTCTTCCTGCGACTCCCGCGCTTGCTCGTGCGCTTCGCTGGCTTTCCGGGCTCGACCGCAGCTGCCGGTCCGCGCTTCTTTCGTGACGTCCGCTTGGGCCCTGGAGCCTTCGGCTTCCGGCTCGTGCGCTTCGGCGACGCCTCAGCCGCCTGCTCTTCGGCCTCGCGTCCGCCGTCGGCGGCGAGCTTCGCGATCACGAGCTTCTTCAGGTCGGCGCTGGCGAACCGTCCGGTCTTTCCTGCGAGCAGGTAGACGAGCTTGCCCTCCTCGTCGATGACGCCAACCGCCTGCGAGTCGAGCAGTTTCTTCGCCTCAGCAGAAAGGAAGCGGAACGTCGTCGACCGGTCGTAGACCGCGCGGCTCAGGTACTCCCTGAGCTGGATCCGGAAAGCACCGCCAGCGTCGAGATGACATTCGATGGTTCGGTACCATCGTCCGGTACTGGGCGGGCCGGCTGTGCCGGAGGTTGGGGCGGCGGCGAGAGCTGCTGGGGCACTGCGCTTGGCGCCGAACGCGCGACTGCCGTTGGAGCTGTTGTCGGACATCGGCCGGGAGCATACGCACGACTGTCGGACACTGGCAAGACCGCAATGCGAGATCTGCGAGCCCAGATCGGCCACGCTCGGCTCAGGTCCGGCTCGACGTACCAACGCGCCGTCAGCTTGTCGGGACGCCAGAGCGCTGGGACGACGACGACGACGTAGTCCGCGACGCGCTGCCACTCGGCGAGGGCAACGTCTGGATGTTCCAGATGTTCGAGCACGTCGCACGCGAACAGCGCGCCAAAGTAGCGGTCTGACCACGGCATCGTGTAGTAGTTGCTGTAGCTGACGACGTTCGGCCCCGGCACGCACACGGGCGCGCACTCGTCGAGGTTCACGTCGCCGTAGAGACGCGAGCCTAGGATCGATGCGCGTACGCTACGACCGCTCACGCCAGCGCCAAGGTTCACGAGCGGCTTCTGGCGCATCCGGGCGATCTTTCGCGCGATGCCTGCCATCTCGTACGGACGGGTGACGGCATCCCGCAGGTACGCCGCGCTGGCGATGCCGAGCCCCACCTTGATCAGTGCGTCGCGCACGCTTTAGGCTACCAGTTGCAGCACGTGGCGGCCATGAGCTACCATTTCCCCATGAGCTACCAGCGGATCGCCGGGATGAGATCGAACCGTTTCCCTCTCATGGGCCTCGGCTGCGCGGGCTGCAACGGGCGCTGCGCGGGCACGGCCCCTGGCACGTCCGGCCTCGGCTGCGGAGGTGGCTGTGCGCCGCCGATCATGTCCGTCGCTGGCCTCGGGCACGCGCTCGGGCTCGACGTCGAAAGCGCTGCCTTCGGGCTCGGCATCGCGGCCGCAGGCTTCATCGGCCTCGGCGCCGGCTGGTTCGCACACGGCGCGCTCGCACCACGTCGTAACCGTGGGCGTCGTCGGCGCACGAACTGAACGCCCTCATGAGCTACAAGCACGGCTTCGGACAGGCGGTCGCCGAGGGCACCGTCTTCAGCCTCACCGATCCGGATGTTGCTGCTCAGCAGCCGCCGACGCCCGTGCCCTCCAGCAAGCCGAGCGGTGGCTCTCCAGCTCCGTACTACGGACCGCCCGCCACCGTCGGCAAGACCTCGGGCACGCCGATCACGAGCGCGAGCTTGCCGACGTACGCGGCTGGCGCGCCGAACTGGATGCCGTGGGCGATCGGTGGAACGATCACCGTGGTCGGCATCGGGCTCGTACTGGCAGCGCTACGTCGCTGATCAGGTAGGCGCCGCGGGCGTTCGACGCTCTGCACACAGCAGGCAGCAGGCGAAGCCCACCACGCGTAGCGCCGTCCCCGTCTCGTACAGCCACGTCCAGCGTGTAGCGAGGCCACACCGTGCGCACTGGCCGACGTCGACGACTGCGACGCGGTACAGCGTCGATCCGTCAGCGTAGGTCGCCATAGGCTCGGGCGTCGTCACGCACGCCTCCGCCGTCGCGACGAGCGCACGGGCACCGCGACGACGAGCGTCACCATCAGACCGCTGATCTCGACACGCGCTTCACCGTGGACATGCAGACGGCAGCCGAGGATGCCGCCAGCCCCGAAGTACGTCGGCTGGCATCTGCGCATGTGCAGCCATCTGGGCCCGATAGTCGTACCGACGTAGGGCACGAACCTCTTCCTCGATCTGCGCAGCTGGCCAGCGATGACGCAGGCCTCGCTCTCGTACGAGCTTCTCCATCTCAGCCTTTGCCTGCTCGACCGCCGACGCGGGCGACAGCGCATCGAGAACGAGTACCGAGATCTCGTCGTACCACGTGATACAAACGGAGTACTCGACCGATGCGCCGTCTGCTTGCATCAGACCGTCTCGTACACGTACGTGCCGCGCTCGCCGGTACGCGTCAGCTTGCCGGCCTTCACCAGGTTGTAGACCGTCTGCATGACGACGTCCTGATCGATGTGCGAGAGCTTCGCGATGAGAGCGCCCATCTTCATCGGCGATCGGCACGCGTCGAGCACGGCGCCGACGCGAGAGCCAGGCGGCGCGATCTTCTTGGCCTTCTTGGTACCGGACTTCAGCGACACACCCTCGCGGGACGCTTCGGACTCGATCGCGCGATCCAGCTGCGCGCGCGCTGCCACGGCCGCCGCCTTCGCCTTGACCGGCTTGGCCGACGCCTTCGGAAGCGTGTAGAGGTACTGGTAGCGCGCACCCGTGCGCACCAGCCTGCCCGTGCGCACCAGTTCGCTGACCGCTGCGTTCACCGTGCTCTCCGTCGCCGCCGCGCCGACGCGTGCGCGAACGGCACCCATGTTCATCGGAACGTCGCCACACGCAGCCAGTATGGCGTCGCGCGCGGTCATCGGCGCCGGCAGCACGTTCACGACGGCTGACGCCGTCGACTCGCTCGGCAGCGCGTAGAGGTACTTGCCAGACGAGCCGGTGCGCACCAGCAGCTTGGCCTTCACGAGCGCCAAGATCGCCGGTCGCACCGAGTTGTCGTCAGCGTCGATGCGCATGCGCTGACGAAGCTCGGTCGTCCCGATACCGACTGCGCGCCCGGCTGCGCGCACCGCCAGCAACACCTTCTCGCGCATGGTGCCCGGCGCAGCGATCACGCGCTCACGCACAGCGTTCGGCGCCTTCGTGGTCTCGGCCCCCTTGACGCTCTTCGTTACCAGCATCTTCGCGGCCGTGGCCGTGAGCTGAGCCTCGGGCGTGCCGATCTGCATCGAGCCGAAGTGGCTGGTCAGCACACTGATCGCGTCGTCGAGGATCGCGATGCCATCCACGAGCCGCTGCCGCTCCTCTTCCGTCGACACCACCGACGCTCGCAGCTCGTACAGACGCGCATCGCGTTCGCCGAGTAGCGCAGCTCGCTTCGAGCGCTCGCCCTGCATCTCGCCCAGAGCCTTCCGCGCCTGCGCGATGTGCTCGCCCATGGTGTGAGCGAGCTGTTGCGCCATCTTCGTCACGTCCACCGTCTTCGCTGTCGTCATCTTCCCAGTCTTTCTTTTCTTCTGCCCAGATCTGCCCAGAAGCGCGCCGTTCGGACGCGCCTCGCTTACCTGCCGTCCATCACACGGCGCCACTTGTCGAGTACGCGCTCGATCGCGTCTGGATCAGGCGTTGCCTGCTGGTCTGCCCAGGCCTCCAGCGCCTCCTGGAACACGTCCTGAAGCGCGAGCAGCGTATCGATACGCTCGCCGTTGACCTTAGAGATCACGCGATCGATCGCTTCCAGCGCCCACTCTGCGTTGGCCGAACGATCCGCCTTACGAACGGTTTCCGCCGCCTCATCGTCGAGAAGAGCCGCACGCACACGCGCCCTGTACTGCCCCCGAGTCGCTGCGCTCACGAAAGCCCCCACGTCGCCTCACGCGCCGAGACCGCCGAGTCGTGGATCACCTGCTGCGAGAGGCCATCGAGACCCGCCTCGAACATCGCGCGCAGCTCCGGATGATCACGCAACGCATCGGCCCGCGCGTGGCTCGGCCCTTCGAACAAAAGGGCGCAGATCTCACGCGCGACCTCCGCACGACGCTGATCGTCGCTGAGTCGGCGAAAACCGACGCCCCATCGCGTCGCCGCGCGAATCGCGCACTTGCGGCCAACCGTTCGAAGCAGGTCGTGCGTATGTTCGGTGAGCATCTGAACGTTCCTTCCGGCCGGCATGGTCGCCAGCTCAACGAGCGTGATTCTAGTCAGCCATCGGTCGCTGTCAAGCGCCTAGCGCAACAAAGCGCAGCAACGTCCGACCTAGCGCCAGAAATAGATCGTCGAGTAGTTGCCCCCGGTCTTGCTCGCGAAGTTCGCCGCCGCCAGGATCTCCGCCGCGTCGCAGCACTTTCCGACGTCGCGCGTGGCGATGATGTCAAGCAGCACGCGCTTGGCCGAGTCGTGCAGCCAGCCCCCGTCGTCGAAGAGCAGGCTGGCAGCGGGTGACCGCGGAACATCGCGGTACGGGTCGCCGAGCGTTGGGCAGTTGCCTCGCGCGTCGAACAGCTCCGCCAACCTCTTCGCGTCGTCCACGGCCTTCTCCTCAGCTTCGTGCTCGGCCCACTCGCGATGATGCCGCTTCTCTCGGCGGCTCACGACTTCGCCGCCCGCTCGCCCATCAGCGGCATCACCGCCGCAGCGAAGCCCGCGTCCGTGTGCGTCTCGCGCTTCCGGATGCAGTCGGCTTCCGCTTGCTCCAGCGTGTCGCCGCCGCCGAACGTCTCGTCGCGGCGTCCGTGGGGACCGCGCGCCTTCGGCCTCAGCGTACGAACGCTGACCGTCCACGACGAACCGTCGCGCATGACGCCGAAGCGAACCTCTACGTCCTCCGCGTTGCAGCCGAACGCAGCGGCCACGCGCTTGACGGTGGCGATGAACTTCTGATCCTTCATGACGCTCTCCCGAGCCAGCTTGTTGGCCGGCTTCCCAGCTCACACTAGCCATCGCCAGAACGGTGTCAAGCTACTTACGCTCTTCTGGTTTTCCGCAGAACAGGCAGTAGTCGTGACACGTGTCTTCGTCATCGTCGTAGACGCACTTCGGAAGGGGGTTCTCCGCAGCCGGGCACTCGTGATAGCCCACGAAAGGGTTCTCGATCGATGCAGTCAGCTTCTCGACCGCCCGTGCGCCCAGGAGTGCGTACTGCTTGCTGCGCGCCTCACGGAGCCTCTCGATCTGAGCATCGAGCTTCGCGATGCGCGCGAGAAGCGCCGCAGCCTCTGCCGACGGGACACGACGAACAGCCGGCTCGCCGCGTCGCACACGCCGACCCGACAGCATCTTGCCGATCTTCTTGGCCAGCTCAGCGTGCAGATCCCGATCGAGCACATCGCCAAGGCTGAGGCCGCCCCGCCCAAACGTGCCACTCGTGCGCGTCGTCCACCGACCGTCCGACCTCACCTGCACCTTGACGAGCGCGGCGTCGTCATCGCAGCGCGACACGAGAGCCCGGTACTTCACACCATCGTGCTGAACCTGCGAAATCATGGTTTCCGCTCTCCTCTGAGCCAGCTTGTTGGCCGGCTTCAGCCAAGACAATAACACCTCCTCTCCGCGCGTCAAGCGTCAGACCACAACAGATCGCAGCACAGCCAAGACAGTATCCATGCCAGCGGCCGTCCACCTCATCGCCAATTTCATTACTAGCGGACGAGGCCGGCGCCTGGAGGGAGATTCCAGTAGTAGCCTGTAGGACAACGCGAAACCATTGGTTTTTTCTGCCATCGCCAGTTTCCGTGCCAGCCGGACAGGCCGAGCCCCAGCCCCTTCGGTGCTACCCGTGGTCGTCTGAAAACGGCGGGGCGTAGACGGGCGCTGGCGGGCGGCAATCCACGTGGTCACGTATGGTTATTCCAGAAGGCTCGATATACCTCTCTCTATGCACGAAACAGCATCTTGTTGGACCCCGCGCTTGACACCGGTCTAACCATCGCTAGAGTCGTGGGGTGAGCCAGCAAACACGCTGGCCGGACGGAAAGAGATAGATGGCACAGTTCACCACGATCCAGTTCCGCAACCGCTTGGGCGGCATCGAGTATCCGGGCTCGCGCGAGGAAGCGACCTTCCGCGGACCGGACCAGCACCGTGATGCCAGCGACGTGCTCGACCGGCTCGTTGCGTCTGACCCCGAGACGTGGGCAGATGCTGGTCTGACGCTCGTGACGCACGAGATCGACGATGCGGCGATCGCGACCGGCGCCGACGCACCGCTGCATCCCGGGCACGCGGTCCTTCGCGTTCTGATCCCCGACACCGCCGCGAGACGCGCCTTCGTACAGAAGGCGTGTTCGGTTGCCGAGTGGTACCCGCCGCACCTCATCGCTGCCGTGGCCGAAGCGAACGGCCGCAAGCCGGTGAACGTGAGCCCCGAAGACGCGCGATCGGTGCGCGCCTTCATCGAAAGCATCTGAGGAGAGTCTCATGCACAACAACACGGACGAAGACAAGATCGCGTACCTCATCGTGAGCGAACCCGGCGGTGTGGACGGCCGCGATTCCGCGGACAAGGGCGGGCACATCCACACGGCGACGTTCGACAAGACCACGGCCGAAGCGCTGCACAAGAAGCTCGGACCGGGCTGGTACCGCATCGACACGAAGATCGTCGTCGGCGTGGCCAAGTCGCGCGAGACCGCGATCAAGAAGCTCAGCGCGCTCGACCGGCTGCTCATCCTCGGCGAGAAGATCACCACGACCCGTCGCGCGGTTCGGGAGCGGGACCATTCGGAAGGGAACCGCGGCTGACGCCCATGGCACACAACGAAGCGGACGACTACCGTCGAGCCGCCGCGCACTACCGGGCGTGGACGCGTGTCGACGGTCTGCACAGCGACGAGCACTACAGCCTGGTCATGACCATCGAGGAGATGGTGAAGATGGCCAAGCAGTGCGAGCGTCGCGATACTGCAACGGAACGGTTTCTTGCCGGCGAAGACGAAAGCGAGGCTCCATGAACAAGACCGCAGAAACGACCGTCCCCGACTCCGACGACCTTGCGTGCTGGGCACGCCCTGGCGTTGGCGCGTCGCCGTTCATCATGCTCATCAAGCGTCTGCGAGAGACGCGTGGACTCGGACTGCTCGACGCGAAAGTCCTGGTCGAAGCCTGGCAGCAGTCGGGGGCATTGCCGTTCCGAACGGACGTGCCCGCCGTACCGACGCACGTCCAGCTTCTGACCGGTCACCAAGTGCTCTGCAAGCTGGTGTCAAACACGGCCAAGCGCCGAGACGTCATCCGCATCGGCTGCGACGACCTGCTCTCCGGCGTGTGGAGCGCTTACCATCTGAAGTGTGCGTCGAAAGCGTGCATCGGCCGAGAGCCGACCGTCGGTGAGATCGCCGCCGTACGCGCGTTCTTCGAATCGCTCTGACGGGAACCGCTTGACAGCGCTTCGGTCGTAGCTAGAGTGTTCTTCGTGAGTCGCCCAACACGGCGGCCGGAGGGTGAGCGGATGGCGAAGACGACGCACGAACAGGACATCGCGTGGCTCTGCGTCCAGGATGCCATGAAAGTGCTCGGAACGGGCTGGAACCACGTCAGCGACGACGTTCGCTGGGGTCTGGTCGCGTCGGAGATTCTCAGCGTCGTCGTCGGACAGTCGGCGCTGACCGACGACGAGTACGCCACTGACAAGCGCCTCGGCGGCGTCGCGCTCTACACGCGAGAGCTGTGGCGCGTCGGCATGGCCATCAAGGACAACGGCTGGAAGCGTCCGTGGGCGGTCAAGGCGGTGAAGTCGTGACGCTGCGTGGAACGTGCCCGGCGTGCTTCCGGGACATGCCGGTCGGTCAGGTCGTCGCAGGCCCCGTGATGACGCGCCACGGCTGGCAGGAACAGGGCGGTCGCCAGGTCGGCGTGTACGGCCAGGCGTGGCATGCGGGTCAGTGCTTCGGCGTCGGCTGGACGCCGTTCGAACTCAGCACAGCGGGCACCGTCGCGTTCATCACGCAGGTTCTCTTCCCGCGTGCTCTCACACAGGAGAACGCACTCGCGCATCTCGCGACGCGGCCCCCGCTCATCATCGACTTCGAGAACGAGGGCTATCTCCCGGGCTCGTCGCTGGTCGGAAAGTCGCGGGAGAAGTACAAGGCGCCGTACCAGGCCCGACTCGTGGACGGCTTCCCGGGCGCACCGCGCACGACCCTCTACGTCGGCAACGAGAGCATCTACCTCGTCGGCCTTTCGTCGTACCAGGATGCGCTTCAGAGCGAGATCGACCAGCATCGGGCTCTGCTCGGCTCGTTACGGCGCGAAGCGCTCGACTGCTTCGCCGCCATCTCCACGTGGAAGCTCGGGGAGCTTCGCGACGAAGAGCGCGTTCCGACGCGGCACTACAAGAACGAGGGCGCGCGGGTGCCGTTCTGCGGCTCACGGAGCCACGGCATCTTCTCGACCGACGACGAGTCCATCGTGACGTGTTCACGGTGCAAGAAGGCGCTCGATGCGGACAAGGCCCTAGCCGCCAAGAACGCGCAGGTGCGAGCGGACAGCGCCGCGCTCACCGAGTGGCTCACGAAGCTCGGCAAGCACGCCAAGATCGCCGAGATCAAGAAGGGACTCGGATGGGACACCAAGCGCATCAACGCGGCGTTCGACGTGGCGCGGCGCGCGAAGAAGGCGGATCACACCTTCTGGCTCGGCAACGCAACGGGGACGTGGTACTTCGCGCCGCCGCTGGTGCGAACGTGAGGAGCGCGCGATGAAGATCACGTCCGCAGACGAGAAGTACGTGCACATCATGCTCACCCAGTCGCCTGGGAAGCGGCGCGATCGCGCGATCGCAGAGCTGCTACGTCAGTCGGCCATCGCCATCGGCGAGGCGTGCGAATGCGGCTCGACGGACGTCGAGGAAGGCGCGCCGGGCCAGTACCGGTGCTGCGACTGCGACACGCGATGGGGACGGCACGAATGACCCAGAGCGCGAACAAGGCGCACCCCAAGCGCGTCGTCCTGACCGCGGCCGCGCTCGGCGCGATGAACTCCGCAGTCTCCGCTGCGCTTTCCGGCGAAGAGGGCGAAGGCGACTGCGCCGACGTCACGTTTGCCGACCTCGAACGTGCGCAGGACTGGATTCACGCCGAATACGCCAGGCGCGCGAAGAGGCGGCGCGTCTGACAGCGCTGCGCTTTGTTGCGTCCGCTGCTTGACAGCGTACTGGCACATCGCTAGGATGGATCGAGTGAGCCGGCAAACACGCTGGCCGAGGAGACGGATGATGAGCAAGAACCGACGCGTGGTGGTCTACGACTTCTCCTGGGACGACCAGGGTGATCTGGGCCTGTGGGTCTTCGACGGGCGCGAGGAAGTGCTCGTGGAGGCCATGGAGCGCATCTCGACGGAGGTCGAAACGCGCTACAACCGTCTCGGAGAGCCCAGCGGCGAGTACACGCTCGTCTCGGGCAAGCTACCGGAGGGCGCTGGCGTGCTGCTCCCGGGCGCGGCGAAGCCCGTCTTCGGCGTGGCCGCGGAGAGCGCGTGGGATCGCCTCGTGCGCGCTTCGCATGAGGGCGCGATGGTCGATAACGGTCGCGGCGTCGGCGGCATCGAGAGGGCGTCGTGAGCAGCAACCTGGAAGACGTCGCCTGCTTCGTCGCCGTGCTCGCGCGCTACGCGCCGGCCGCGAAGCCTGCACAACTGATCGCGCGTGAGGCGCTCGCGATTCGCGATGATGCGGCTCGCCTGCACGCGCTCGCGGAGCACGAGTGCAACCGTGGGCTCACGGCGCAAGAGACCGCGCGCGAGCAGCGCATCCAGCAGCGTGTCGTCGCGGTGCTCGCCGAGTACGGGGTCACGCCCGACAACATCCGCTTCAACGGCGACCCGCGTGGGGCGGCGCTCAAGATTCGCTTCAAGAACGGCGAGACCCACGGCGACTTCGGCGGCGAAGGGCTCTGGTGCGTCTGATGAGCGACACAACCCCCATCGCGCTCATCGAGCGCCTCGCGGCTCGCATGGGCGTCTCCAAGCACCGCATCAACCTGGACTTCCGCATCTACTCGGAAGAGGACGGCGGCCCCTCCTGGAGCATCTACGCGTCGATCCCGCAGAAGGACAAGCGCAAGGTCGACAGGACGCTGCACGCGGGCGGGCCGACGCTCGACGAAGCCGAGATCGAGATGCTGGAGACGTTCAGGCGCATGCAAGAGCGCGGAGAAGCCTGATGGACAAGACGCCGAAGCCGATCGCGGCCGATCCGTATCTCAGCACCGATCGGACCGTACGCCGCGCGCTCATCCTCGACCAGGCGCGCGGCACGACGCTGGATCTGATCTCGGGGACCGCGAAGTGGGTCCGCAGCAGATTTCGAGATCTGGAACAGGATCTCCGCGAGATAGCCACCAGCGGCGCCGTCGATGCGAGCGATCTCATCCGCCAGCTGGCCTGCCTGCAAGGGCTGACGCATCAGCTCCACGCACAGAACACGGCGATGCTCGTGCTCTACGATCTGGCCACCGAGTGGCCGGCGGACGTCGAAGTCACGGTGCCTGCGTACACGGACTTCGTCCCCACGGAGAAGTCCACTTGAGCGACTTCTACGAGAAGCGGGCCGCCGAGTACGAGAAGCGGTGGCAGGACGAGATCGCCGCCGGCAAGATCGTGCGCGCGGAGCGCGACGAGGCTCGACGCCTGCTGCGGCTCGCCGAGGCGACGCGCATGGAGGTCGACCGTGTTCACGCCGAGGCCGGCGCGCCGTACGGAACGCCAGCCGACACGCGCGAGCTGGTGAAGCGTGTCATCGCATCGTGCGACGGCGACGGGCACACTTCGGTTCCGCAGACGTTCTGGGTGCTCAAGCACCAGAGCGGCCTGTACATGAGGGACGGGCAAGGAGGCCCCGTCAGCAAGCCGCTCGATGCTGCGGCGTTTCACGTCAAGCCCGTCGCTCCCAGCGACTACAAGGTCATGCGCGTCTGCGTCTACGAAGAGGAGGACTGACGTGCACTTCTGCACCGACGAAGCGCTCGCGCTCGCTGCGGCCGTGCCGATCATCGGCTTCGCGCTCCGTATGGGGCTCACGAGCCTGATCGGGCTCTACCGCCAGGCACGCACGCGGGTCACGCAGTTCCTAAACGGGAGAGACTGATGAGCTACACCATCAATCACTGGATCCTCATCAACGGCGGCATCGAGGAGGTTGCCTGGGCACACACCCTGGCCACGCAGATCTTCCCGCCCGAGCAGGTCTCGGCCGTCCTACGCGCGGCCATCAACTACGGAGGCTACCTCAGCGTCGCACCAGACGGCAGCAAGGAGGGCTGGGACGTCTCGGACGATTTCGATCGGCGCCGAGCCGAGTTCATGGCCTCACTGCTCGTCGGCCGGCTGCTACATGACCATGTCATGTCGTGGACCGTCTTCGGGCTCGGTGAAGACGGCGAGGGGCCATCGATCATGGAGTACCACGACCCCCTGTTCTACGCGCTGCTCGAAGGCGAGCCCGTTCACGAGTACCACAACCTGACGCTCGCCCACGCGCTCACGCCTCTCGACATCCTCGTACCCGGACGGGAAAACGAGCGATGGCGCGGGTGCGTCAAGGCGCGGGTGGCCGCGATGTCAGACGCGGCCACAGGTCTAGTCGAGATCGTCTCGGCCGAAACAATGGTGCTAGCCAAGCTGCTCGATGCTCCCGACAAGTACGGAGCCATCGGCACGCCCGACAAGCTCAGCACGGGTGCGCGCGCGTTCTACGACGAACTCCTCGCCGATGCGCATCACGCCTTTCCCGGCGCTCACGCGAGCGTCCGATTCCGATGACCGCACGCTCCACCACCGTCGTCCACGCCGGCCGGACGTGGCTCGTAGAGCTTCCGCCGGTCACGAGCCGGCACGAGTGCCCCCGCGTCGACGGGACGCCGGCTGACGACCCCGAGGACGTCCGGATGTTCGCGTACAAGCTCGGCGACCGCTGGCACTCGCCGGGCTACACGCACCCGGGGCTCGCTGCGGCGTTCAACACCGCGATCGGCGCGCTCGAAAGCAGCTGACTGTCAGACAATCTTGCGCCCTGCCACTTGCACTCGGTCGGTGGCGTGCTACATTGATTTCCGTTGAGCCCGCCGACAAGCGGGACGAGGAGCGAGAGACCATGGAGCGGACAAGCGACGACCTGGAGGCGGATGCGATCTTCGAGGAAGAAGATCGCGAAGACGAAGAGCGCCAGATGGAGCGGTACCTGCCGTTCGAGCGGCTCGTCGAAGAAGAGAAGTCCATGCGGGCGGAGATCATCGCGCTCCGGCGCCATGTGAGGCGGCTGGAGCGCGAGAAGGCCGCGCTCATGGGCAGCTGGCTCGCGGCTACCGAGCGCGCCAGTAGTAATATGCTGCTGGCAGCGCTCGCCGGTGCCTTCGACCAGAAGCCAGAAGCCGGAAAGGAGGGCGCATGACGACGTACGCCGCGCGCGACCTGTTCCTCTACGTGAAGGGCAGGCTCATCACCGCCCAGTCGTTCTCGCTCGTCCTCTCAGACAACGGCATCACCATCAAGCTGCCGAGCGGTACCGAGGTCACCGACTACGACCTGGACACTGCCATCAAGGTGGCCAACCACGTCCTCACGGAAGCCGGAAAGGTGGAAGCGCCATGAGCACGTCGAAGACCCTCGGTAACGCCGAGCCAACCGATGCCGAGCGCCAGCGGATGATCGTCGTTCTCGACGGTCTCCGGGAGCGGTTGTTCAACGCTCGTGGCAGCAGGTTCCATCCCGCAGCCTTCAACGAGGACGACGGCACGGTCGAGCTTCGCCATGTCGATGGTGGCCGAGCCTTGATCTCGGCCTGGATCCACGGCGAGGGCAGCAGCCGTGCGCTGCTCGTGTGGCGTCATCCGACGTACCGCTACGAACAGGATGACGCGTACCTGCACGCGGCGAAGGTGACGAAGTGACCGCCCCGCACTTCGAGGTCGACCGCGTCGGCCTCCGCAAGCTGCTCGCCCGGCGCGGCATCGAGTTCGCGGCGCTGGAGCTGCTTCAGAACGCGCTCGACGAGAAGTCGACGTGCGTGCACGTGAAGCTCGAACCGCACGCGACGCGCGGCTCGTACGTGCTCACGGTCGCGGACGACAACCCCGATGGCTTCGCCGACCTGCGTCACGCCTACACGCTCTTCGCGGAGTCGGCCAAGAAGGGCAACCCCGAGCAGCGCGGCCGCTTCAACCTCGGCGAGAAGCTGGTCATCGCGGCGGCCACGCATGCGGAGATCGTGACCACGACGGGTCACATCGTCTTCGATGAAGACGGCCGTCGCAGCCAGCGCAGTCGCACGGAGTCCGGCAGCGTCGTCACCGCGCGCCTGCGCATGACGAAGGATGACGTCGAACGCACCGAGCGCGCGCTTCGCACCGTGCTCGTGCCGCCGGATGTCGTCGTGACGCTGAACGGGGGGCGCCTGCCGTCGCGCATCATGCAGGCCTCGTTCGAAGCGCGACTGGCCACTGAGATCGCCGACGACGATGGCTACCTCAGGCCGACCGAGCGCCTCACGCGCGTGAACCTCTACCCCGTCGAAGGTGGCGAGACGCCCACGCTCTACGAGATGGGCATCCCGGTCGTCACGCTCGACGGTGCATGGCACGTCGACGTCTGCCAGAAGGTTCCGCTCAACACCGACCGCGACAACGTCACGCCCGCATACGCGCGGCGCATCCGGGCGCTGGTCGTCAACGAGATGCACGGTCAGCTCGGCGAGCACGCGAAGGCTGCGTGGGTCGACGACGCCATCGAGAGCAAGCTCGTAAGCGACGAGGCGGTCACGGCCGTGCTCACCGAACGCTACGGCGAGCGGCGCGTCATCCGCGACCTGAACGACCCCGAGGGCACCAAGCTCGCGATGAGCAAGGGGTACTCGATCATCGAGCCCGGCAGCTTCTCGGGGCCAGCCTGGGAATCCATCCGCCGAGCAGGAGCTGCGCTACCCGCCGGCAAGGTCACCCCGAGCCCGAAGGTCGTGTTCTCCGCTGGTGGCGAGGACGTCAGCGTGGATCCGAGCACGTGGAGCGCGGGCATGCGCCGCGTCGTCGACTTCACCGATGCACTCGGCCCGAAGCTGCTCAACGGCGTGCGAATCCGCGTCGACATCGTCAACGACCCGAGGGGCTACGCCGCGTGCTTCGGTGACGGCACGCTGCTCTTCAACCTGCGCCGTCTCGGTCGCGTGTGGTTCGAGAAGGGGCCCCTCGACGAGGAAGTGCTCCAGCTCATCATTCATGAGGTCGGACATTTCTACGTTTCAGATCACCTCAGCGAGGGCTACCACGACGCGCTGTGCAAGCTCGGAGCGCGCCTCAGCCGCCTTGCACTCGACGAGCCCGCGTTCTTCTCGCGCTGGCGGTGGGCGTCGTGACCCGGGGACGTCTATACGTCGACCGAGTCGATGACCTGCCGGATGATAACGCGCCGAAGGCCCGCTCGCCGATGAGCGACAAGACCGCCCTCGCGACGGAAGAGCGGATGACCGCGGAGTGCATCGCCCTGAAGAAGCAGATCGAGAAGCTCCAAAGGAAGTACTCGCTGCTCTCCAGCAAGCGCCTGAAGTTCATCTACAAACACGACATGTTCAACGTCCGTGCACGGGCGCTCGGACTCCCGGAGAAGCCGTGAGCCACTACCACTACAACGCGATCGCGGCGCTGGTCGGCGTCTATCCGGCGGAGGACCTTCGCGCGCTCGAAGTCTTCTTCGAGGAGCAAGAAGAGACCGGCGACTACGACAACATGGACAACGTCCGCGTCGCGCGCAGCGCCGACGTCGTGCAATGCGGAGTGTACTGGGCTGCCGAAAACGACGGCTGCTGCGGCAGCTTCGACGACGTGTTCACGGCTCCATCGGGTGCCAAGTACCTCGTCGGCTTCAACTACGGACACTGACCATGCGCATTCATCACAAGCATCCGGACGTCCGATGGCTTCCGAACGGGCGCTGGATACTCAGCGTCCGTGAAGCCGGTCGCATCACACACTGGGGCGGCTACACGTCCGCGAGCGGCGAGCACCTGGCAGACGGCGTCTGCGCGTCCTGGCCCGTCGCGCACCGCAAGCAGGGCCGAGGTCTCGGCGCGCGCAAGCGCCGCATGCGCGAGGCTCGCGCACAGCGCGCGGCATGCACGCGCCAGCAACAGGGATGGCGCTAGCAGCGCAAGGCGTGCGGTCTGACACCGCTGTGCTTTGTTGCGCGCGCGCTTGACAGCGCGCTCGTGTGAACTCAGAATCCGGCAACTCGTTGATCCTTCTGCGAATGGATGAGGCCACAGTGAAGAAGAAGGCAGCGCACGTTCGGCGCCCGGTGACCAAGGCGGCTTCGAAGAAGCTGCCCGCCATGATCTCCGGCAAGGGCTGGAAGATCGCCAACATCCACGCGCACGCAGAGTGCGTGCTGGTGATCACGAGCGAGGCGTTCTTCAACAAGATCAACTCGTGGGACAGCGACGTGCTCCCGTACCAGCAGCGCTGGCAGCTCAAGGAGTGCGGACAGGCCGCGATTTCGCTGAGCGCCGTCCTGGGAAGTCACCGCTACGCGGACCTGAAAGAGGCCGAGCCCGCGTTCGCGGTCGCCATCGGCCGCGTTGCCGGGCTGCGTCGCGCGGTGATCGACAAGCTGGTCGCGACTGACGCGCCGGTCCCGTTCGCACTCCTCGCCGAAACACTCGCGCGTTACAAGGGGCAACCGATTGTCCTGCACGTCCACGGCGCAGAGCTTGCCGTGACGATGGTCCATGCGACGGACGTCTACGAGTTCGGCAGCAGAAGCGTCGTCGTCGAGTACAATGTGCTGCATTGGATGCCGGGCTGCAATCAGCTCGCATGGGGCATCGGCCGTCGCAGCTTCCACGAATACACTGAGCCGCAGACGATCTCCCGACTGGGCATCGACACGTCGCTGTCGACCGCAACGCGAGAACGGCTGATCGCACGCGGGCGACGTGCATGCGACCTCAACGCCACCACGGCGTACGTCCACCTGGACTCGACCATGCAGCAGAAGCTCTCCTGGGCGTGGCACGACGTGGCAATGGCCCGTGGCCGCGTCGTCGTCGATCCGACGGGTCACGCGATGATCGATGCACACGACAGCATGAGCGACCTGGAGGGCCTGCCAGAACGGGACCGCACGGACGCCATGCTCGACCACACGACGCTCACGGCCGCTCAGGCGCTGTGCGTGGAGCCCTGGCTGACGGTGTTCTCGTTCTCCGCGAAGAAGTGGGGTCGCACCTCGGTCGACAGGGTCTCGCTGATCAAGTTCCGGGACGATGCATTCGAGAAGCTCGTGCTGCCCGCGGCCGACAAGCGGCTGGTCATGGCCCTCGTGCAGCACACGCAGGCTGCGGACGTGTCGGACATCATCGACGGCAAGGGCGGCGGATGCTCGCTGCTGTTTCACGGTGAGCCGGGCAGGGGCAAGACGCTCACCGCTGAGGCGGTCGCAGAAGACCTGCGCAGGCCGCTCTACGCCTTCGGCGTCGGCGAGCTGGGGACCGACCCGCAGGGCCTCGAACGGAAGCTGCACTCCGTGCTCCAGATCGCCGAACGCTGGAACGCGGTGCTGCTCCTCGATGAGGCCGACGTCTTCCTCGAAGCGCGTGCGGATGGCGACGTCGATCGCAACGCGATGGTCACGACGTTCCTGCGCCTCATCGAGTACTACAACGGCGTACTGGTCTTGACGACGAACCGCGTTCGCAACATCGACAAGGCGTTCTACTCGCGCCTGAGCCTCGCCATCCAGTTCGAGGACTTCACGCTGGAGTCGCGGCAGCAGGTCATCCGGAACCTGCTGAGCGCGAACGGCGTGACGCTCAGCGACGACGAGATCTACGCGCTCGGCGAGATGGGCGTGAACGGGCGGCAGATCAAGAAGGCCATCATCGGCGCGCGCAGCCTCGCCCGGTCCGAAGGGCGTCCCGGCGTCATCAGTAACGCGGACGTCACCGAGCTGCTGAATCGGCTTCGCGACTTCGGGGCCGACAAGGACGGCGCAGAGCGCGGCGGGCCGAGCTGCAACTGGCGCGGGCACGTCACCGACGCGAACGGCGTCCAGTAGTCATGGGCGCTACGCCGCTCCACTGGAAGTGCGGTAAGTGCAAACGCCGCACGATCAACACCACGGGTCCAAACGGGCCTGACTTCTACCACGCGTCAGGGCGACCCGTGCCGACCGGGCGCGTATGGCACCCAGAGGCCTACCGGCCAGTCATCGAGTACCGCTGCGAGGAGTGCGGGCACGTCGGGCGCACACGGCATCCGCACGCCGTCTCCCGGGCGCGCGGCGCAGGGTTCTGCCCCGCGTACAGCCCGCGCAGCGGGAAGGCCAAAACGTCATGAGCAAGCTCGACACGCGCGCACTGAGACTTCGTGCGGTTGCGCGCGATCTTGTCAGCGCCGCAGGCCGCGGCCAATCGGTGGGCGCGTCCCTCCGTAGGCTCACCCCAGGCGAGATCCTTGCCTACCGCCGCGCCGCTCGCGTACTACACGCCGAAGCGCGTCGAGTTATGCGAGACCTATGACTACTCACGTCATCAAGAGTCCGGTGAAGACCCGCGTCTCGATGCCCGGCTACGCCAAGCTCGTGGGCATCCCGCTCGACAGGTGGGAGGGCAACTGCTTCGCGGTCGCCAGCAAGCTCGCGCCGCACTTCGGCGGCACCGCAGTGTACGGCCACTGGCTCGGCGAGATCAGCCCAGACGCGAAGTTCTGGGCTAGCAAACGTGGAACGGGCTTCGCGCAGCACGGATGGATCGTGCTCCCGGACAAGCACGGCAAGTACTCGCTCGACGGAGAGATCGTCGACCCCACGCGCTGGTCGTTCGAGGCCAAGAAGCCGTATCTCTGGAAGGGCAAGAACGACGGCGCGTACGACGAAGGTGGAAACGGGTTTCGCATGGCGATGCGCGGCTCTAGGCCGCCGGACGTCGATGATGGCCGTGAGCCCGTCACGATCGAGCTGGGCTGCGAAGAGCTATACGAGAAGGTCCGCCACATCTGTCGCATGGGACCGCTCACGGAGTTCTCCGATGAGTACCCGTTCCTCTACCACGCAGACGTCGCGTGGCTTGCGAACACGTCGCCAGAGAAGATCGGATGGTTCGTGGTCGCCGAAGTCTATGAGGCCATCGCGAAAGCCGGATGCCGTGGGTACATACCGATCGACAACTGGAAGATGGTCGACCGGCTCTGCGGTCTGAAGGATATCTGATGCTGTCAGCTTCCGATACCGTGACCCGCGTCGCCGAAATCGACGAGACCGTCGCTCAGATTGACGATCACCTCGTCGCCGCCGAGCGCAGGCTCTACGAGATGAGGAGCTGCATCGAGACGATGGAGGTGCTCCTCGCACAGTCGCGCCACAAGATGGCCGAGGCAGAACAGAGACGAGAAGACATTCACGCGCAACGGCTCAAGCTCGTAGAGCTGCGCCGACGCACCATCGGAGGAAGCTCATGACGAACACGCCGCAGTGGATGCTCGACGAGAAACTCTTGCCGGCCCACCTCTGGGAGAAGCGCGCGCGCGAGCAGACCGCGCGTGCCGAGGCTGCCGAAAATCGCGCTGCCAAGGCAGAAACCGCCCTCGGCGACGCCGAGTGGGCGGCGCCCAAGGCGGTCGGCAAGACGCCAGAAGACGCCATCAAGGCACTCTCGAAGGCCAAGGGCTGGGGCCAGGTCAAGATGGGCGAGCCGCTAGAGAATGGTCCAGACGCCAAGTACTCATGGGGCTTTCGTTTCCACGCTGGCGGCACGAGCTTCAAGGCCGCCGGCCATGAACTGCCTGGCGGTGTAACCCTCACATGGTGGAAGTGATGAAGAACGACGAGAAGACCACGATCGAATGGGACGGCGTATCCATCCCGCCTGCACGCTGGGGCCAAGATCACTGGTCGACGCTACTGTACATCGAGACGCTCATCGTCGATGGCAGAGGTGACGGGTACGCGCGGCCCGCCGTCGCGCGCATGCGACAGGACTCCAATCGCCCACGGCGCGGCCACGGGAAGGACGACCCAGGGCTCGACAGCTCGAAAGAGCGGTATCCGACCATACTGCTCGGTGGCCACGAGGTACTCGGGCACGACGACTTCGACTGTCTCGATGACATGGAGGTCGAGGGCGTCCTCATCGTCGATGGCACCGGCGCGCAGCCGCTCATCAGGCTCACCGACTACGGATACACCCTGGTCGCGGCCCTGCGCAGGCACCGTGGACAGACCGGCGGAAGCGCGGGCTTCGCTCCGACATCTCGGCCACCCGAAGCACCCGTGCCCGCCAAGCGGCGGCCTCCCGCCGTCGGCGACGTGCTCGACGTCGACCATACCCGCAAGGGCTCGCTCGTACTGCGCGTCACGAAGCTCGACAAGACGTGGATGACCGGAACGATCGTCGAAGGCGTCGCCCGAGCCATGAACCCGGACAACGTCCGCGAGGCCGGCGAAGAGGTCACGCTTCGGCGCTCGATGATCACGCGGCAGAAGCGCGTACTCGACAAGCCGGCGAGCGCCCCGTAGTATGTCGCAAGCGAGGACACGATGACCGAACGCAGACTGCGCAGTCGCGCGCACATTCACGTCAACAAGTACATCAGCCTCAGCCTACCGCTCGACGAGATCTTCGACGCGGCGCGCGAGATCGGCCGACGAGCCCTTGCCGCGGTCGCGCATCCCGGTCGAAGTCGCGACCGGCTGACGAAGGCGCGCGTGGACGATGAGATCGTCGAGCACGCAGCAGCTTCCGAGAGGAAGCGGAAGTTCGCCGACGCAGAGAAGGCGCTCGTCGGCCTCGGGTTCAAGAAGGCCGAAGCGCGCGCTGCACTCGACAGCATGGGTCCGCTCTCTGATGAACAGCCGCACACCATCATGGCGGCGGCGCTCAGAGCGTCGAAGGCGCCGGTGCCGACATGATCACGCCAGACACGTCCGATCCGGATCACTTCCACCAGGTCTGCAAAGATGCTGCGGACCAGTTCGGCGTCGAGCTTGGCAACTCCAGCTTCTCGGCTCGGGTTCAGGAGATCGAGATCGTGGTGATGACCGACGAGAAGTTCCTCTCGGAGCGGGGTGTCGCACGCGTCGGAGGCGAGCAGAAGGCGCTGCACCGGTTCCGTGATGCCGTGCGCTTCTGGTGGCCCAAGTGCGCGATCACGGTGACCGCGTGAGCACGTTCCTGTCCGACTCGCAGCGTGAGCATCTGAAGCGCTTCCTGCGCTTTCAACGGTGGCGCGCTCGTACGGTTGAGCCGCGCGACGTCAAGCACCTCATCTACCTCGATCCAGACTTCGTCATCGCCAAGTACGTCGCATGGCTGGAGGCCGGCGAGCCGGACGGGCTCAGCGCTTCGGAGGGATCGCGCGAGAGTTCCACGGATGGCTGGCGTCCGGACGGCGAGAGCTAGGACGCTTCTGGGTTGCTGCCGGCACGATCTCCACGTCCTCCGTGGGGCGCTGGCGTAGAGCTTCGTAGCGAGCTTGAAGGCTCGCAAGCTGGCTTTTGGCGCCGTCAAGATCCCGTCGCACGCCGATGGCAGCACGAGCCAGGGACAAGATCGCGTCATCGCTGACGGTCGACAGAAGCTGCTCGACGGCGAAGTCCAGTTCTGCGCGGAGACGCGTCAAGCGCTTCTTCACGGCAGCGCTTTGCTCGAAGATCTGCTCCTCTTCACTCGTCCGACGTCGACGCGCTGCGACCATTGGGCGACGGTAGTGGTCTAGTGCAAGCAGGTCAAGAACGGCGTACGGGGACACGCCGGGCAGCTAGTTCGCGCCTGAATCAGGTCCAGGGCTCGCCTGCGTTGTCCAGTACCCGGGCATCCCGAACGGCGACCACTTCGACTGCGGCACCGTGAGAAACGAGAAGACCTGATCGCCGGTGACCGGTCGACCGTCCGCCGTCTTCACCGACAGCGTCCAGCCAGTCATGGGCCCGTTCGAGTGCGTGAGCACGAGATTCAGGCCGGCGACCGAGAGCGATGCGCCGCTTGTGGCCTGCATGGTTTCCAAGAATGCTGGCGGAAACCCGGTGAGCGAGCCGCGAAGCTCTGGCGCGAACATCGCCGCTGCCTCTGGCTGCACGCTCGCCGGAGCTGACGAGCGTCTTGAGCGTTCGGCGGCGCCGGCATCAGCATGGCGGTCACCGTTCCAGCACCACTCTGGCCAGTAGAACATCGCCTGTCCGGTCGGAGTCTCGTTGGCAGTCGGGAAGCCGTGGGCCTCCGTGAGACCGGCGGTCGCCATGCGCGCACCAACGGCCGTTGCCCGCTCGCCGGCTGCGAGCTGTGGATCGAAGCCTACGCAGCCCAAGAACTCGACTGGAAAATAGCCAGCGCGTCGCACAATGGCCTTCAGGCCCTCTGACGTCGGCGCCTTGCGCTCAGCAGCGTCTGCCGCGAGGTGGCACTTCTTGTACTTCCTGCCGGACCCGCAGTGGCACTCGTCGTTTCTGCCTAGGCTCATCACCGCACCGTTGCTGCGATCCAGACCACGCCGACCACCGCCGCTCCGATCACTGCCCAAAGCAGCGGAGCGTCGTACCACTGCCGTTCAGCTGCGCGACGCGCTTGCTCCTGCGTCGCCTGAACCTGCGTCACGAGTTCCGTCTGCCGCGCGGTCCAGAGGTCGTCGCGCAGCGTCAGGCGCTCCTCAGCGGCGAGAACGTGTGCGTGCTCGATCTGCACCCGCACGTCGCACCGCTCGGAATCGCGCTCGGCCGTGCGCGTCAGCAGGTAGCGCATGCGTTCGTACTCGTTGCGAATCTGAAGCAGATCAGCCGCTTCGATCAGAAGCCCATCGTGCGGCGCGGCCGCCCCGCGGCGAAGCGGCAGCACCTCTCCTGTCTCCGGCAGCTGGAACTGCTCGGGGGTGCCGGGGGCGATCGCGTCCTGTCCGGAAGCCACGGCGGGCACTAGGGCCATCGCGGCAAACGCGAGCGCGTGGAAGTACTTCATCGAACACCCGCTGCGACTTTCCAGGCGGACGGCTGATCTCGCCACGCGATTCGCTGTACTGCATCGCATTTGCCACAGCGGTAGATGTGTTCGTGCGATTCGTGCTTCAACGTCTCGTCCCACACATGACGCCGACCAACCGTGGGCCCGTCGAAGCACTCATCTGGGTTCGCGAACTGCGTCATCATCGTCGAGATGACGATGTCCTTCGCGGGCCCTCTGTACGGCTGCTCGCCTGCCGTTAGTACGGCACGAGCCGTGCGGCTGAACCAGCCCTCACGCTCGTTCGTGTCGAAGATGTTCCAGCCGAGCGCGGTACGGCCGATCAGACGGCCAGCCCTGGACGGTAATTCGCGCTCCCAGGCGCGGCGCATCCCTTCCTCATTCGTCGTCATCCGCAATGCCCCTGCTCCGCTTCCAGTCCGCGATGTCCATAACCTGTTTCAGATCGCGCGCCGCCACGAGACCGAGGTATCTCTTGGCCACTTCCAGCGTCTTCTTGCGATCAATATCCCAGCCAAGAATCGTCGCCACGTCGCTGTCGTCCTTGGGCCTCCCGGCCCAGATCTTCAAGACCAAAATGTACTCCGGCGGCACTACGCGCAGCGCGAAGCCTGAGACCTTGATCGCGGCAAGTCGCGCCTCCTCGTACAGGTCGGCCACCTCATCATCGCGCGCGATGAAGTCGGTGGGTACGCCGCCCACGACGGCACGGATGCCGCCGAAGGAAAGGCGCTTAAGCGCCTTAACGTCATCCGGAACCTCAGCAACCAGCACGTCCAGATCGCCGGTCAAACGGCGCGAACCGAATGCCTGGAGAGCGTAGCCGCCTACCAGGACTGCCTTCGAGTCGATCTTTGCGACCGCCTTGCAGGCGCGATGAAGCACTTCTGGCGATAGGAACTTCGCCTTCGGCTTGCTACCTCGCTTGCTACCGCGACGCTCCGTCATGATGCGCGCTGTAGCACGATCACGTGCCGCCGTCTCTTCGCCGCGTCCGCGACCAGCTGCTGAGTAGCTCCGCGGCGGCCTCAAGATCGTCGCCGCCGCGAAGGGCTTCGTACTCAGCATGCTGTCTGGCGTCGAACGCCGCAAGATCATCCGCGAACTTCTCCTCGATCGCTTCCATGCGTGCCTCGCCGGCCTGCACGGCGGCATCAAGACGCTCTGCGATCACAGCCTCGCCAGGACCAGCGTCGATGCCGGTCGTGATCGGCTCTCCGCCACCATCGTGCATGGGGCCGCAGCCACGGCCGGCGACGAACACGACAAGCAGCAGAAGAACGGCCGCTACGGCGACAAGAATCAGCTGCGTGCGTGTGAGCGTCACGTGAACACGTCCGACAGGAACGAGACCATCCAGACGAGAAGGAGATGGAAGAACCACAGGATGCTCATGGCGCGTTCTCCATCTTTCGCTTCACTTCGGCCTCCATGGCCTCGCGTTCCGCGTCGGCGTCGACGAGCGTTTCGGTCGACGAACTTGGATCCGAGGCAGGCTTGGGCGTGGCCGGAACTGCCGGAGGTGTCAAGGCGGGCGGTGGCTGGCTCTGCGACGGCAGTCCGAGCTTCGAGCGCACCCATGGAACAATGAGCGCGGCAACGCGCGGCACCTGCGCGGTGATCGACTCGACAAGCAGTCCCACTTGGCCGTTCAGCATCCCAGCAAATCCACCGAACCATAGGACAGCGCTCGGCTGGCTACTGATGAACTCCGGACGTGGCAGGCCTGGGATGAACGCGACGGCGACGCCGACAAGCGCAGGATGCGCCGCACGTGTGATTGCCCAAGCGCGAAACAGGACCGGCCACTTCGGATCGCTTTCTTCGGTCTTTCCACGCAGGAAGCCCTTCGCCGACGGTACAAACGCCAGCGCGATTCGATTCGCGGTAACGCCGCCGCCATAGATGCCCAGCGCGATGACGAACGTCGGCCAGAGCTGCTCGAAGAACCACCAAAAATCCTTGGTCGCCTCGGTGTCCATGCCGACAGGGTACACCGGACGCGCTACGGTAGCCAAGGTCGTGGCAAAGCGCTGCGAGCCTAGAGCCAGCGGAGAATCCTCTCCGAGTGCTCCGGAAGTGTCGCCCGGACGTGCGTCGCGAAACGGCTGACCGCCGCGGCGCGGCTCGGCAGACGGTCACGCGCCGGCTTCGCCGTCATCAGCAGCGCCACCGCCAGATCGACGTCCAGCTTCTCGAAGTCGAGCGCGCGCAACGTACTGTCGACTTCCGCGAACTCGCCATCGCCCAGAGCATCGTCGAGCGCGCCCATCGCAACATCGAGACCGCGGTGGACCTCCCCGTCCGCTGCCAGGTGCTGCGCATACGCGATGTGGTCGACGAGCTTCATCCTTCCGACGCGCGCCGCCTAACGTCCGCGAATGTCTGGCGCCGCAGCACCTCGCCGTTGCGGAAGACCGGCTCCAGCAGCGTCTGGCTCTGCGCTGTCTGACCGCGGAGTATGACGTCCTGCGGCACGGTCATGAACTCGCCTGCGTCGTTCCGCACGAGCGCCAGACGGCCGGCTTTCGACTTCTTACCCGGATCGGTGATCGGGTCCTTCAGCACGTCGCGCCACTCGCCATTCACCTGAATCGCGGAGCACTTGATCGCGCACTTCTGCGTGTCGCGGTTCACCTTCTGAAGAAGACCGCCGCCGGAACCGAACGCGACGTTGTCCGCGGACCACCCGTTCGCGGTCATCGCGCTGAGGATCTTGCAGATCATCTCGAAGTCGATGCCGTCGCCCTGGATCACGCGCACGTGCGGATCCAGCACCTTGAAGCCCTTCGCGTTCGTCGAGAAGCCGAAGCGCTCGCCCAGGATGTTCAGCACCTCGCACACGACTGCGACCGGGGGACCGCTGTCGGGGCGGATGACCAGGCAGCCGTCGCGGGCGAGGACGCGGTCACGCAGCTGCGTGCCCCACAGGTCGCGGCACGCTGCGTAGATGTCGTAGCTGTCTGACACGCACGCGACGAGACCGGTCGGGAACTGATCGAGCAGGTTCCGATACGCGTCGACCTCGTGCTCGCGACCCCAGGACGTGATCGTGCTGTGCTCGCTCGCCGGAATCGAGTGGCCACCCATGGGCTCCTCGTAGTAGTCAGCGAGCAGATCCAGCGCAGGCGTCGTATCGGTGCCCCTGAAGCTGGTCATGTGAGCCGCGCCTCCGATAGCGGCCGACTCCACCGACGTGCTCCCACGGAAGCCGAAGTCATGGACCTTGTAGTCGATCAGCCCAGGGTCTCCCGTACGTTCTAGCGCGCCCAGCACGAGCTTGTGCATCGCGCGGCTCTGCGATGCGACCGTCATCGGGTACCACACCATGCTCTTGAGTGTTTCGAGCCAGTTCGACAGCCACGGCACATGCGGATCTGTGTTGCAGATGGTCATCATCACGTTGCGCGTCGGAACGACCGTACCTTCAGGCACGGCGCAGATCTCGACCGGCAGTCGACCACCGTGCTTCTCGATGATGTACCTCCAACCGTCCACATTGAAGATCCTGTCAGTTCCGAGATGCGCTGCCCAGAACCGCTCCGCCCTTTGCAGGTCAGCTGGCGTAACAACGACGCCCTCAAAGTACTCCATCAGGTAGTACTGAAGTCCGAAGAAGACGGTCTCCGGGAACACGCCGCCACGGCTCTCGAAGAACGAGTAGACATGCTCCGCACCAGGCGGGAGCTGACGATGATGGCTCGCCTTGTACGAGTCGGTGGCCGTCAGGAGATTCAACCGTTTCATGCTCATCCTCCATTCAACCATTCAACCATCTAGCTGTCGTAGGCCGACTGACCTGAGGGCACTGCCGAAGTCCGTCGCAACGACGAAGTGTCGACGTGAACACCTCGTCGTCCGCCAGCCTCCACTGTCGCCAGCAGCTCTTCCAGCTCAGCTCGTGCAGCAATGCTCACGGTAGAATCAACCCGTCTAGCAGCGCCTGCGGCAGATCGTTCTTCCAGCGTTCCGGCGCGAGCGCACCGAGGCCGAGCGCCAGAGCTGCTAGCGTGTCGACGTCTCCGCCGAGCGCCACACAGCCGATCAAGAGCTTGTGCAGCGAGTCGTGACGCAAGAGCATTCCGAGCGCAGCCTGCACAATGTCCTTGCCGCGCGTAGTGCCACGGGCCCACTGGGACGGAGACCACGCGTCCGGCGCTGGCCAGTCGACTATCCTGGTCGCGGTCGCCATGCACTCATCCGTCTTACCTGCGCCGTCGTTCAGGTCCCACGAAAGTCCTGCCACAACGATCGCGGCATCAATCGAATCCGGATGGTGATGCGTTACCCGCGCCTGTTCTGTCGCGAGGGCCTCGACCAGTCCGGGGCCATACCCGCGGGCTTTTGCGAGCGTTCCACAGGGGAGAGCCCTCATGGCGGCGCCACACGTGTCGACCAGCCGCTCGCCGGCAACGACCACATCACGGCCAGCCGCGATCAGTGCTCGGCCGGGCTCAGGCTGCCGCAGCGACCACTCCAGCCGTTCCCTCATTCGGCTTCCATAACCGGGCGCCGGATTCGCCCGATACGCCTCGCAGAACTCATCGGCAAACCCGATGCGAAAACTGGCATGCTTCACGATGCTCGACGCGACGGCCAGCGTCATCTGCGTGTCGTCGGTGGTCATGCCCGGACAGTGGGCCTTGTCGAGCCCGTGCTGCCGGTACGTCAGGCCGTCGTTGAACTCCTCGACGTACTCAGGCGGCTTCATCTCGAAGCCACTTCCATAAGCATCCCCAACCATGAAACACTCCAACCACGGCTCGCTCACGGTTCCTCCACTGTCCACGCACACGAAGGCTTCGTCGATGAAAACGTTCGATCCTCAAGACATTGTCGGCTCTCAGTGCAACGCTCTCAGGATCCTCGCGTTGTCCAAGAAAGTGCCTAGGGCCAACCATCCTGGCGACTACATCTACTTCTATTCATGCCTCTGCGAATGCGGCGTAACCGTCGAAAAGCGCCGAGGCAACTTGGTTACGCACCACGTTTACTCCTGTGGCTGTAGACGTCGCCGTAGCGGCAACAAAAGTCCGTGTTGGACCGGCCACGGCGAGATCAGTCGACGCTTGTGGACACACATCGAACGCCACGCAAAGGATCGTGGCCTCGCGTTCTCGGTATCTATTGAAGACGCCTGGGCCAAGTTCGAGCAGCAAGGCAGAAGGTGTGCGCTTAGCGGCGTCGCTCTGAGCATGACACTCCACAAGGCCGCGTATGCCATGCGAACCGCGTCCCTTGATCGCATTGACAACGCCAAGGGATACACGACCGGTAACATTCAATGGCTGCATAAGGATGTGAACCGGATGAAGGGCGCGTTTTCTACGGACCGATTTATCGAACTCTGTGTATCCGTTGCGATTCACCCTCCTCAGGCGTTCACGGTGCCCGACGCAAACGTCGCCGCCGATGAGAGCGTAACCGGTCGCATCACCACCACCGCTCGCGCGCGGCATGCACGCTGAGCATCTTCACGAGCGGTCGGTGCTCCTCGACCAACTTTCCCTCGATGTCCGGGATCGAATGCCATGTCAGCGCGCCGTCCATGTCGTCCGACGCCTTTGGCGCGCCGAAGACGTGGGTCGCAGCGAACAGCGTCGTCATGATCGTGTCGCGCGTGTTCCGGTACCGCCAGTCGTCGACCTTCGTGGATCCGACGTACCGAAAGTCCGCCAGCTCCAGGCCGCCGGTCTCTTCGAATGCCTCGCGCTTCGCGGCCATTTCGAGGCTCGCGTCCGACGGGTCGACGAAGCCGCCCACGAAGCGGAGAAGACCCTCGTCCTCCAGCTTCGCGCCGAGCAGCACCTGCGAGCGGTCACCGTTCACGATGGCGATGTCCACGGTCTGGAAGACGAGCGGCGGACGGGTCGTCGCCGTGTACACGACGCCTGCACGGAACTCGCGCGAGAGCGCAGGATGGTCGACGGCATCCTGACGCAGCGCCGTTCCGGAGAGGTCGTGCGTCTCCGGCAGCTCGATGCACGGGTACTTGCCGCAGTAGCTTGGGATGAAGCTGGCGCGCGATCCGTAGAGCGAGAACTCCGTCTGCTTCGGGTACGCCGCTGCGATCGTCGCGTCGAGCAGCTGGCTCCAGCGCGCGTTCGAACGGCAATCCCGATGCGTCACGATCTTCGCGGCGGGGTAGTGATGAAGCACCATCTGCTCGCGGCGAGCGACGTCCAGCGGATTGTGGAACGTCGGCACGTAGGTCCGGGCCACGCCGAGCACGACGAGCACGTGCCGGTGGCGTGCGCTCACTTCATCGAGTAGCGCGCGATGACCCGCATGCAGCTCCGTGGTCTGGAACCGCGCGATGACGACGCCGACGCCGGGCTGCTGGGTCACTGACGGCCCGATCTCGCATCATCCACCGCATGGATGATGTCGCGCACGAACTCGATGGGGTGCACGGTTCCGCAGACGGCAGGGGCATCGCCGAAGCCGAACAGGCTGAAGCCTCCGCGCGCCACGGCCGCGTACAGAGCCCGATAGACGAGAGCTTCGTCTCGCGACAGGCCCTCGAACCACCTGCGGCCCGCATCGGAGGATTCGGGCCAAATTCCCTTCGGATACTTCCGCGGGTCGAGATCGTTCATCAGCCGGCCAGCCTGACGCACGTCTGCTCGTAGAAGGCCCGGAACAGGTCGGACGCGGCTCCCAGCTCGGCGAGATCGGCCGGCGGCTCGTTGAGCCGGTAGATGCCGGTGCCATCGTTCGCGCGGCGACAGAAGCGCTGCTGGAGCATCACGGCCTGGTCGTGCGTGTCCGTGCTGAACGTCGGCAGGGCTCCACGCGAAAGCGGCTGGTCACGCTCCCGGATGAAGACGGCGCCATCTGCGGTCACGCCGAGAAAGAAGCGGCGATCCAGATCTGCGCGTTGCATCGGCATGAGCACCTCCCACGAGTACATAGCGCTTCATTCGCTGCGCGCAACAACAAATCGCAGCATCGTCAGACGCGTGTCTTCTTCAGATACGCCGTCGTCTCTTCCAGGCGCATGCGCGCGGCCGCTACGCGGATCGCGCAGAAGGCCTCTGCGTCGACGTCGCCGGAGTCGCGCGCGTGATCCTCGTCTAGTGCCTCCAGCAGTTCCGTGACAGCGTCGAGCAGCTTCTGGAGACGGCGCGACTCGCTGCGTGCGTCATCCTGGGCATCGCGCAACGCCTCGTCCCGGCTGTCGCCGTTCACGTTCGCGGAGCCACCCGGACCTCGAACGTTCGCTCGCCGGTCTCAGAGTCGGCAACACGCTCGTCGCAGGTCCACGGATAGCCGATCGGCAGCGCATCGAAGCGCTCGTGGTAACGCTGCGGCGCCGCCGCAATCTGCGAGAACGGCGCGTAGCCCGCGCGCAAGTCTACCGTCGACTGCGCCAGCCACACGCCCGAGAAACCATTCAGCGCATCCGCCTCATCGGTGCCCTGGGCAACGACGTCAACGTCGAGACAGGTGGCAACCCATGCACACGTGTCGTACATCATCAGAATCCGCAGTGACTTCACGGGGCCTCCTGTTACTTCACGTCGATGCGGCGAACGTGTGTCCTGAACAACTCGCCTGCGCGCTTGCCGATCGCCTGGCGAGCCTCCTTGGTGTCGACGAACTCGCCCGCACCTTCGCGTAGGACATCCTCGGTCATCGCACGAATCACGTCGCCGGTCTTCTCGATGCCGATGCCCTGCGGCAGCTTGTCGAGTACGTGCTGGAGCCTCGTCGAGGTGCACCACTCGGTCGCGATCGCCGACGCATTCGTCAGCACTTCGAGCTGGCTGGGATCGACGACCTTGCGCGGCGTCGCCGTCTCGCGTTCGTCGTCACGCTTGTGCTTGGCCACGATGCGATCGGTGCCGTATCGAAGCTCTACGAGCGGCCGCAGTACCACGCCCTCTCGTGGCTTGTCCCCCTCGACGCCGTTGCGCTTCGCTTGTTCAGACGGTGCGTCGCGCTCTGCATCAAGCACGGCGAGGTCGGTCGAACACCGAACGTAGTGCACGAACTCCAGGCCGAGCTTGCCAGCCACGTCCGCCGCCTCGGGAACAGAAAGCCAGACGTCGCCGATCTGCACCTCGAACGCCGCGAACTTCAGCGTCGGTCCGTAGCGCCACGCCTGCTTCTGGCAGCTACCACCGTACGCCTCGCCGTAGACGACCAGGGCCTGATGACCGAACCTCTCGAACACGGCCGTGAGCGCCGGCTCGTCGAAGAGCGCCGCGAATCTGACCTGCGACTCTCCGCCCGGCGAGAACCACACCTTGCCCTGACGCCACGACACGTGAGTTGACGTGCCGTGGAGCTTCTCCATGGCGTAGCACTCCCGGAACAGCAGGATCGTCTGCCCCTCCGGGCGGTACAGGTTTGCGATCGACGCGTATGACATGAGCTACGCCTTTCCCGGCTTGTTGGCTGAATGATTCGGCTGGCCATGTGGCGCCACGACGTCGAGCTTCAGACGCGCGAGCGTCTCTTCGAGAGAAGCGATCATGTCTTCGCGCGTCGCTGTCGACATGTACGTCATGAAGCCCTTGTCGCCGTAGTCGAACAAGAACAGCGTGTAGCCCATGCTCGGCGGCAACATGCCCTTGAGCGCACGACCCAGCTCGCGCAACTTTGCTTCCAGGTCCAGCAGCGCCATTTCAGACCCCCGCTCGTGACAGCCAGGACCGTAGCGTCGCGGCAATCTCGTCCCGATCTCCGTACCACGCCTGACGCGAGACTTCCGTGTACCCGCGCTCGCCCAGCAGCCGCTCCATGCGCGGCGACTCGACGTCGTTCGACGACCAGATCAACACGGGCGCGGTCAACACGAGCATCTGCTCGACCGCGTCGATCCCGTCGAGTCCGTCCGGATCCTGAAGGCTCACGGGCATCGAGTAGCCGCCCAAGTCGTGGTCGAGCACGATGGCCTTCACGTCCGACGACACATGCCTCTGGCAGAGCAAGAGAAACTCACACACCAGCGGCGTCGAGTGCAACGTGCAGCCGTACGAGTCGCAGATCCCTCGCAGCCACCGGATACGAGACTCGGTGTCCTCCAGGCAGAGCACCACCTTCTTGTTCAGCTCGGTCTTCATGGTCGCAACTCCTGAGTCAGTTCACGTACCGCGGAAACACAAAGCCCTTGCTCAACAACCCGGTTGCAAGCCCAGCCGCGCTCGTGCGCTTCAGAAAGCGCGCCTCGTACATGCGCTGCGCTTCCGAGTCCAAGAACTCACGAGTGTTCCACTTCTCGCAGAACACGTGCCAGGTCCGCAATGCCTCTTCAGGACTGAGCTTTCCGAGCGGCCCGATGTCTATCGAAAACTCCTTGCCCTGCGTCTTCAGCACAACGAATAGCCATGGGCCGCTCGTCGGAGCCTCGCCGTTCCCGGCGACGTGCACGAAGATGTCTTCGCTGGCGAACCCAAGCCGTCGCAGCGCCTCGTGCACAGCCCATGTATCTACGAGCACCTGCGGGTAGTCTTGCATTCGCTTCATCCGCAGCACTCCTGGCACATGCACGTCGGCGCGTGCGTCTCCCACAGAACACGCCGCTTCATGCGGTGAAGTTGCGCTCGACACCGCTCGTTGCAGAACAACAGACCGTCTTTCTCCGTGTATGCTTCCGCAAACAACAAGTCACCGCAGACCTCGCACGGATCCGCCAGAAACGCGAACGCGTTCGCGCGGCGACGGACCCGGTCGCCCACTAGCGCTTCCTCAGCAGCCAGTCGACGAACGTCTGGTTGCCCAAGGAGTTGGCGCGGCGCTCTCGAATCCTTTCGATGACGGCGTGGGCCGGAAGGCCTGACTGGATGAGGTACTCGGCGACGACGGTTGCCGACCGATTCCTGCCGGCCGCACACGTCACGAGGACGCTGTGCCCGCACTGCCGCGCTTGCGCGACGAGCTTTACCGCACGCAAGATCTCTGGCACCTGCGGCTCGATGTCGCCATTGTCGTTGTCATCCAGTCGGGCGTGCTCCACGCGGCGCCCTTGCACGACATCGCCCGCCGACACCAGCTCCCAAGCCACGTTCATCACGAACCCGAATTCCTGAAGCGGCTCGCCATACGCGAGCAAGCCGCCGACGGCGATCTCGTCGCTCACGAACGAGTACGGGGCAAATGGCATGAGCAGGCGCTTCACGGGGCACCCCATCGCCGCGGCTTGTACCCTGTATCATCCAGAAGCGGCTCATCCGCTTCCAACGTCTCCGCAATCTCCAGCGCCAGCTCCGACGTGTCGAGCGCCGCCTGATGTGCGCGCTTGATGTCGCCGACCGTCAACGCGGACGTCACGTCGTACGCGGCGCGCACGAGCGCCCAGGCCGTCCCAGCCACGGTACGCGCCGGTGCGACCGGCACGACTACCTTGGCAGGCGCCGTCGGCAAAACGATGCTTGCGAGCTGCGACGCCAGCGTCACCTTCAACGGCGGGTGACGACGGCTCGGCGGCACACGACGCTCGCGAATCTGCTCCAGAGTGAGATCTTCATTCGCGCGCGCGCCGTTACACGGCGCACACATCGTTCGCATGTTTTCGAGCGTGCCCGGACCGCTCAAGCTCTTCGGACGGATGTGGTCTTTCGTCATCAAGACCAGAACACCGTCTTCCTCCGCGTAGAGATTGAAGTGTGCCGCATGCGCTGCCTTCTCGTCCGCTGGCGCGTCCAAGATCAGCCTGGTTCCTTCCAGGCCGCAGGCGACGCAGGCCCGGTTCTGCTTGAAGAGCCGATACCTCACGCTGCCCAGCTTCACCGAGTACACCCGACCGGCCACCGTGTAGTCCCGGCGCGGCTCGACGCGTCGTAGCTCGGGGGACTCCCGCCACTCGACCTCGTCAACGACAAACGGTAAGACGGCGTCAAGCGCGAACTCCGCCAGATGCGTCACGCCCGAAACGTGAACGCGGCCAGTCAGAGCGCTAGACGCGTCTGTGGCGGCGGCGCGACATTCGACAGCGCTGTCAGACATTGCACCCCGGGATACCCCGAAAGACGGGCATGTGCAAGCTCAAGCGACTTCAGCGACAGATCGTTGCCCCAAAAGCTACGGCCGGCCTTGAGCGCCGCCTCGCCTGCCGATGCGCTCCCCATGAACGGATCGATGACGATCTCACCGGGCTGCGTGCTCTGCTCGATCAGGATGCGGTTCAGCTCGACCGGCTTCTCGGTCGGGTACCGTCCCCGCACCTTCGGCACTGGAAGGACGTCGCAGATCGAGAGACTATTCAGCTTTCGCTTCCCCTTCTCGAAGAAGAGGATGAACTCCCTGCTGGAGCGCCAGTGGTAACCGAGCCCAGGATCGAGCTTGCAGCGATTCTTCGAGCCTACCTTGACCCAGACGAGCGACTTCCAGAACGTGAACCCGGCGGCGCGGCCTAGTGGCTTCACGACGTCCGCTGTTTCTTCATCGCAGAAGAAGTAGAGATGGCGGTCCTTCTTTAGGACCCGGTAGCACTCGCGGAGAAAGCCTGGGAAGTAGCTGTTCTGCACCACGTCAAACCAGGCGTTGCTGCTTCCGTCGCTGACCTTCAGGCGCGTGGTCGTGCCAACCTTTCGGTGTTTTTCGAGCGAGGCGTATGCCGGATCTGTGTCAATCAGGTCAACGCTGGCGTCCGGCAGCGTTCTCAGCCACTCCGTCGCATCGCCTTGATGCAGCCACAGATCGCTCATGGCGCCTGTCTCTGTTTCTCCGCAAAGATCTCGGCAGCACGGTTCACGCACGGCTCGCAGATGTACACGGCCTCTCCGCATACGAGCCGGGCTCGCTCTCCGCAGAACGAGCAGTGCCCGTCGACCAGGCGTACGCTGTCGTCCGCCGCAAACGCCTTTCGTTTCGCCCGCCACTGCTCTAGCGTCTGCGCATCGAACGGCGGACTTTCGCGGAGGTTGGTCTCCACGCCGCATGCCGCACACGTGAACGACCACATCTGGTCCAGGTCTCGACCCATGAAAGACCGCTCCCACGTGTACACGTCAGCCTGCTCGACAAGCAGAGTGGCGCCACAGCCGCCGCCGTCGCGGCCCTTGCCTGTGCACTCGAACTCCTTGGCCCAGCCCTTCTGCGCCCTACCAGGCTTCAGGACCTTCATTCGTTGGCCCTACCGTTCCCTGCATCCAGACGACGCTGCACGATCGCGCCCATACGTCTGAACTCCTCTTTCCTCTCTTCGAGGGCTGCGACCATGCCATTGCAGAGCTGGACCAGGCGCTCTTTCGTGACGAAATCGTCTCCTTCGCGCGGTGGATACGATATGACCTGGCAGAAGTCCTTTGAAGTGCCAGTCGTGGCCGGATGGTCTGTCAGCCTGACCTTCAGACAGAAGACGAGATCGTACGACCTCACGTCCGACGCGAACTCGGCAACCAGATCTCTGCCATATCCATGCGTGTAATGATGGTGCGTGTTGCCCAGCTTCATGCTGATGTCGTACGGACCTGTGGTCGGCAGGTCTTTCAGTACCGTATCGGCATCGGCGATGGTCTTGATGTCCTCGCCGTCAACCTTGATCTTCGTCACGAGCCGTCTCCCTTGTCGCCGCCGAGCAGCCCCACCTGGTTCAGGTTCGCATCCGGCGAGATCGCCTCCGCCAGCTCACGAATCGGCCGCTTCATCTTCAGGATGCGCTTGCCGGCCTCGGCGAGAACATGCACCGCGACCTTGTCGAGCCCTGATAGCTCCATCCTGGCCGCATGCTTCACTGCGTCGTCGAGGGTCACTCTCCACTCCCCAGCATCGGCATCCAGGGCGCCGTTCCTGTCCGGTACGACTCCGCCAGTGCCGGCAGCGCCTGGGAGCCCACGGTCTTGCCGTTCGGCATCAGCATGTCCGCGAGGAACTCGCGCTCGACCGTCGAGTCGCCGGTCGCGATCATCTCCAGCTTCGCCTTCACGAGCAGCAGCTGTGCACGCCAGCGGCGGCGCTCTTCAGCCGCAATCCAGTGCGCTGCGCGATCGCCCTCGCTCTTCTCGTGCTTCGCCAGCTCGCGCGCGTACTCCGCAGCGAGCTTCCTGTCACGCTCTTCGCGCAGCGTTTTCTCCCGAGCGCTTTCCCACTTCTTCGGCTTCGTCAGCGCGGGCTCAACCGGCGCCTGCTTCTTTTTCGGCGCCTGCTCGCGGCGCGGCGTCCGCACTTCAAGACGGAACATTCGCTCCGCGAGCTTGAAGCCCACCATCGACGAGCCCGTCTTCTCATCCGAGGCGGAGAAGAATGCGGTCGCGCCGTTCTTCTTGAGCAACAGCTCGATCTCGGCGCGCGACTTCTCGACCGTCACCGATGTGCCGTCGGCGTAGCGCCTGGGTCCAGTCACGACCGCTCCTTGAACGCGAGCTTTTCGCCGCATCCCAAGCGCAGGGCGTGCGGCAGGCACACCTGGTGCTCACCCGTGCGCGGCGGATAGTCCTCGTATTGAGACCAGGTGCAGCCCTCGACCTCGCACTTCGGGATCCGAGCGTTTTCTTCTGGCGTCCTACGCCAGTACCCCTGGTCGCCGCGGAACGTAATCGCTGGCGGCGGCGCGTTGCCTTCTGTACTCACCGGCGGCCTTTCATGAGGGACTGGATGACTTGCATGGTCAGCTCGCTATCGTGACGTCGCCGCTCCAGCGCCGCCGGCAGATCTGGTTCATTCGCCAGCGCAATCAGCTTCGACGCCTGAGCGTGCTCGTACGCAGCGCGTTCTTTCTTATCGCGTGCCCACAGCTCGTCTGCAAGCCTACGAAGCTCTGCCGCCTCAGCGCGTAGCTCTGCCCGCTTGACGGCGTGCGGATCGCTAGTCATCAAGGACGACGACCCGCAGCTCGTCTCGAAGCCGCTTCAGGTACCCAGTGTCCGACAGTGCAACGCGGCCGACCTTCGGATCGTGGTACATCATCTTCGTTCGATACGGCATGTTGTCGCCTGGAAAATCATCGTGGCCGTACCAGCGGGCTTGCTCCTCCTGATCTGGGCGCTCCGCGGTGGGCTCGTACGGCTCTGCCCACATTTTGAAACCGCGAGCGAATGCCTGGCACTGCCGGATCGCCTCCTCGTCTGTATAGGCCGTAATCCGGTACGCGTCCGGCGTCTGCTCGTTGTACTCGTCGGTCACGACGACGACGTAGTCTCTTGCCCGCTGCTCGTCCGTCATGCGCACTCCAGCTTCGGATCGTCGTAGTCCGACTCGGAACCGTGGTTCGCGTCGACCAGTGGGCCCGCCTTCGCCTCCAGCGCGCCGTGCTCGATCAGCCACGTCGTGAGGTCGTCCTGATCGGCCACGGTCACGGGTCCCACGTTCCTGTTCGTGCCGTATCGACGGTTGCACTGCGTGCACCGGCGACGGGTGCAGAGGCGATGGACGAACGCACCCGTATCAGGGCCGCCGCCGATACCAAGCTGACGACTTTCCACGAAGTCGATCATGTCCATCAGCAGCGTATCGTGATGGTCCGGCGTCCACTCGATCGGGAACCGCGCGATGAGCATGAACCCGAACTCAGCGTACTCGCCGACCTTCCGCTTCTTTCGCAGCCGACGCCTCATGTCCGCCTCGCAATGCGCCTGAACAGCGCCTCCAGCGGATCGCACTCCAGAAAAAGCGCGAGCGTCTTGTTCCGTACATCACTAGCGCTCGTGAGCTGCGCAAGCGCCTCGCGTACCTCGGGCGACATGCGCTCCACGATCTCGCCCGGCACGCCGGTCGGCGGCCTCATCTTTGACTGGCGCGTCCGCCACCAGAGACCACGATCGATCGTCAGGCGAAGTGCGTCGTCAGGCCTCACGTACTTGCCCCATACTTCTTCTGGAGCGCCGCGAGCGTGTCGCGTTCATCCTGCTCTTTTTTCGTCGCCCGTGCGGCTCTACGCGCAGCAGCGACCTCTTCGCGCCAGACGTCCAGCGGCACGAGAACGCTCGCGCCTATCTCGTAGATCTCTACAGACTCGCGCTCCGACTCGCCAGACGTCCACTCGCTGACCTGATCTTTATCAGCGCGTAGCCGCTCCAGGCAGTCATCCATCGATTCGGCCCTCATCATGTCCACTCGGACGCCACAGCCGATCGTGTAGTCGCAGCCGTTCGCCTGTCTCTCGACGATCAGAAAGTTCTTCATCCGCACGCCCTCCGCACAATGCCCGGGCTTGGAGCGTCGAGGCCATCGCCCGTGAGCACCAGGCCCTTCGCGATCCACGGTCGCGCCAGCCGGCGCGACAGTAGCGCAACGTCTTGGTGCGCTAGCAGCTTCGCCAGCTGGCCCTTGGACACCACTTCGGCGAGCGCCTGTACGCGAGCCGGATCGTAGACCTCGTCGAGCGTGTTGAAGTCGCGCAGCAGCTTCGCTGCCGTCTTCGCGCCAAAGCCAGGCACGCCGGGAATCCCGTCCGCCGTATCACCCACCAGGCCGAGATAGTCGTACAGCTGTCGCGGCTGGATGCCGAAGCGCTCCACGAATGTCTCGCGCGTGACGTCCGCGCCCTTCATCGGATCGTGGTAGCCCACGTTCTCGAACGCGAGACAGCCGAGCAGGTCCTTGTCCGACGACACGACGACATAGCGCGCGCCGGCCTCCTGGCCCAGAAGCGTGACGATCAGATCGTCAGCTTCGTACGCATCACGTTCGATGACAGCAACGCTCACGTCCTTGAGCGCCTCGAAGAACCGCGGCGCCTGCGCCGCGAACACCGGATAGTGCGCCTTCCGCTCGGCCTTGTAGGCCGGATACTCAGCGCAGCGCAGCGATGGGACAATCGAATCCCGGACAACTGCCATGCGTTTCACGTCGAGCTTCTCCATCGTATTCGCGAGCATGCCGCACGCGTGAGCGATGAACTTGTCGTCAGTCGTCGGTGTCGTCGCAGCAGTGTCGCCGTAGACGACGTACATCGCGCGATGCAGGTAGGCTGCGATGTCGAAGAGGAAGATGGGGTCGGACATCCCTACGGCACCCAGTCGGGAGTCCGGCCGACGTAGCCATCGACCGCGCTGGCGCTGACCGCGGACGATGGCTTCCAGATGACGATCGCGTCCTTCGGGCCGGTCTTGGCCTTTCGGATCACGGCGAGCGCCTCGTCGACGCTGACCGGATCGCGCTCGTCGAAGAACGCGTAGGAGCCGCCGCATCGGAAGTAGTTGTTCGTCGCCATCAGCCGTCTTTCTTCTGTCGTCGAGCGTCGTCGAGCCCGTATGCCGCGATGAGTCGCACGTCGAACTCGCGCGCGGCGATTAGCAATGCTTGCGTGCCCTTGCGATCGCCCTTCGCCCACGCCTCATCGGCCTGCTTACGTCGGTCGGCAGCCTCCGTGCGCAGGCTCTCCAGATGATAGGAGTCGATCATCTGATTTAGCGCGCGGATGATCGTGTCCGAGTGACGCACGCATGGAAGCTCGCCTATCTCCCCTAGAGCTGCCATGCGCTCGGCGCGACGCTCGTCAGCGCTCAATGCGGCGGCCGTCTGTCCGTCCCGCATCTCCTCGTAACGCTGAAGAAGCACGATGAGCTTCTCGTCGATCCTGTATGTAGCCTGGCCCACCCGGTCGATGTCCTGCCGAAGCACATGGGTGTCTCCGCTCACAAGCGCGGCCCGGAGCGACGACACCCATGCGTCCATTTCGGCAGAGGTCACGCGTTCACTTCTTCGGAGCAGACGGGAAGTACTTCGTCGCGCGCTTCTGGCCCTTGCGGGAGATGAGCTTCGCCGCGAGCAGCTTCTTGATCGGGAGAGCAAGGGCCGCGGTGCCGATCTTCAGGCCGGGGCCGATCTGCTCCACGCCCTGACCCGGGTTGGCCTTGATGTACTCGCCGGTCGCGTTCACCAGCGAAGCGAGCGCCTCTGGATCGCGCTTCTGGCCCGTCTTCCCGGTCACCGCACGCTTTCCGTGACCGTTGCTGCCGTTCGTACGGTGAACCTTGCCAGTCGTCGGGCCGCCGATGGCCGAGAGCGCCTTCATCGCATCCTGGAGGCCCTCCTGCCTAGCGATGACGCTGAGCCTGGTAGCAAAGGACTCGATCTCGGCACGAATCTGAGAGGAAACGGTCATGGTCTGGAACTCCAGTCTTGTATGGTGTGCAACGCTTGCACGCTCGCGGCCATCATAACCGCCATGATGGAACATGCAAGTTCCGTCTCGACTAACGGCCTCCCGCGCGCTTCAGAAGGGTATGGCAGCGCCGAGAATCTCCTTCATCTGGAGATCGCCGAGCGCCGCACGAATGGTCGCCAGCTGACCTTCGGCACACCTTAGCTTCACGCTACTCTCCTTCAGTGCAGCACGGTGCTCCACGAGCGCGGCGTTAAGAGCGCGAAGGTTCGTGTCCGCGCGAGAGCGCTCGCGCTCCACCTGCTTCTCGGACTCCGCGAGCGCGTCGGCTACCTTCTCGCTGTCCTTGACGAGGGTTTCGATCTGCGCGTTCAGGCTGCGCGTGCAGTCTTCCAGGTCTTGAATCTTCAGACGAAACTCTGCCGCCTCGGTCTCGCGGCTCTTCACAAGAAGGAAGCGAAGCACCGTGCCGATTTGCTCGCCGCGCACCTCAGGCGTGGTCGTCCAGCCATTCGACTGCGAGCTGTACTCCGCAGCCTTCACCACGTACGAAATAGGCGCAGAACACGGCAACGGCCGCACAAGCCGCCAGCCGTCGCGCGTAAAACGCTCCAGGTTCCCCTCGTCCGTCACCGTGTGCGTGCCGTCCTCGTACACGATGCCGGCCCCGTTGCAGTCGTTCATGGCCTCGACCCTTGCACAGGTGTCCGACACGCGTCAAGAGCTTCCGACACACTTTTCTGGGACCCGTGCTACGGTTGCCCGCATGTCGAAGTACGCGATCATCCATCGCGAGCGCGGGCTGCTGGAAGTCGTCGACGGATCCCGCGCCGACGCCTTGCGAGCGGCCTCAGACCTAACGGACGGTCCGGTCTGGTTCGACTGCGAGAACGGCCAACAGCTGTTGGCCGACTACGTGAGCGGTGGGATCCCCTTCACCGCGTACGACATCGTCGTCATCCCCTGCGAAGACCGTAGCGGGCTTCTCGTGACGACCAGCCGCGGCTAAGATGCGTTAGGCCTCGCTCTCGTTGTCCGCTTCGCGAGTCAGCTCGTCAGCGTACGATTCGTCGTGCTGATCGGCGGTATCGTCCGGCTCGCCTGCGTCAGCGTCATCGTCAGCGTCGTCCATTCCCGTCAGGCACGCAAGACGCTTCAGGTCCACGGTAGAACTGGCGCTTGTAGCGACGACCTGAGCAAGGATCTGAGCGCAATAGTCGCCCGCTTTGTACGTGGGGTCCGGTATGCCGAGGCTCTTCTCCCACGACCGCATGTACGACTCGATGTTCTCCCGGCCGACGGGATTCGCCGAGTGCACGTACCACCTGGGCACGCCATAGCCATTCTCGAACAGCCAGCGCAGAAACCGTACCGCGTCGTAGCGTTCGTCCGGGCGCTTGGCGTCACATCCGAGATCGTGATCCAGCGCCATCGTGTTCGGCAGCCCGTACTCCTCGACCATGCGGATGGCGTGGTCGACCGACTTCGCCCAGCGCCAGTCGACGTCTAGCAGGCCGTTCTCGACATACTGCGCGTACCGGGTGCCGAGGCATGCCTCGCCATTGTCCGGAGCGAGTACGACGCGCGGGTCGCGCTCGTCATCGAGCCACAGGTACCACGTGCCCTGCTCGCGCTTCACGCGCTCGGCATTCCGCGTCGACTCCTTCTCGCAGAGAACGCGTGCGGCGGAAATGCCCGCCATGATGCCGTCCCGCGTCATGGCGCGGTCGGCGATCGTGCCGTCATTCACGAACGCGCGAAAGATCTCAGAGTCGGTCATGAGCTGGAACGCAGGCAGACGCGTGCGCCAGCCGGCAGGCGCCGACCAATGACGGTCCTGAGCGTGCTGCCATCGCCACCGCTGCGTCGAGAGACGCTCCTCCGGCGACATCAACCGCCCATAGTCCGAGAGCACTTCGGCCGCAAACGCGTCCAATCCAGGAACGCCGGGGCCATCGAGACGCGAGTCCACGAGAGAGACATTCGAGAGCCAGCCGTCCACAACCGCTCGCACCGTATCAGGCGGCGGCGGCTTACCGCTCACCTGGTCGCACGCGCTCAACAGCATCGCCGACAGCTCTCGCAACGGCAGACTGAACACGGCCGACGGCACTGCCTGGCGCCAAGGGTTCTCAGTGGCCAGAGGTTCGCCGTCGACATGAACGCGAATCCGACCGCGCGGCCGCTTGTCCGATCCCTCCACCACCACCAGGTACTCACCGCCGCCGAACCTCTTGGCGATTTCCTTCTCTGTGGTCAGCCGATCTCGATAGCCCTCGCGATGAACCGGCCCATGGTCGAGCCAGTCCCTCTCGACGAAGCCGGGACGAGCGCTCGGCAGCGACCGCTTGTAGCCTGGCACGCGATACAAGGTCCATTCGAGGCCAGGCCCCTCGTAGCCATCCAGGAAATCGGCGAGTGTCTTAGGCCCGAAAGCCTCGGCCTCCATCTCGCACGTCTTCTCCGGCCACAGAGCGCCGAGACGCCTGGCAGTCCTGTCCCAGCCCAGCTCATGGTCTCCGCTGTCTTCGAGCGCCGAGATCGCCTCCGTACTGTCCCAGGCCGGCAAGAACTTGTCTCGCCCGCCGAAGATGCTGGACGAGAAGATCCCGCCGTAGTCGTCATCCCAGTCGGTCATCGCGATCCTCCGGCGAGCGCCCAGCTCGCGCCCGAGACTACTCGCCCAGAATCTTGCCTACTAGCACGCCGAGTCGGTCGAGCTTTTCGTGCGCCAGCAGGTGTTCGAGAGCGAGCCGGTGCCATTCTTCGGCGACACACCAGGCACGACCCACCGCGAGGGCCTCGGCGCACTCCTCGAAGATCGGCATGCTCCAGAGCGACGGCTTGGCCTCGGTGCCCGTAACGCCTGGAGCCACATCAACAAACCGCCAGACCTCAACCCGCCACCGCCGCGCGCCGCCGTATCGGTTCAACGTCAGCTGGGCTTGCACCAGCCACTCGCCTCGCGTCTGACTGCGATCGCTGACCCACGTCCAGTCGTCACGGCATGGCACAACACTGTCTGACACGGCCATGGCTACGCCGCAACCTCGACTGCGTCCTGTGGCCGCACCTCGACGAGCTTTCGGCCGATCTTCAGCACAAGGAGAACCTTCCGGCCGTCCGCCCGAAAGCGACGGAACTCGCCGATGACGTCGTCGCCACCCTTGCTGCGTACCTTCACCCTGAGCCCAACGCGAGGCGACCCATCAGCCATGAACTCCGCGATCTTCATGATGGGGCAGGATGTCGGACACTGGCCAGAGAGTCAACAGGCGTGGCACACTCGGGCCCGATGGCACAGCCGCTGGCGCACATCGTCCCCACTCCCACCGACCGCGGTCTCGTGCTCAGTCTCGGCGGCGATGACCCGCGGCGTACGCGCGAGATCATCATGGCGATGTACGCGTACCTGATCGACAAGCCGATCAACACGCGACGCACGTACCGACAGGGCATCCGACAGTTTCTCGATCTGACGCGGTGGAGGGACGTCCGGCAGATCTCGCTCGCCGACGCGGCGCACTACAAGCAGTGGCTCATCAACCAGAACTACAGCAAGAGCACCATCTGCACGCGGCTCGCTGCCGTCGACGGCTTCTTCGGCTACCTCGCTCGGAAGCAGATCCTCACGCAGAACCCGTTCGACCTCGTCACCCGAAAAGACGTCCTGCCGACGCCGGTCCCCTGCGTACCGGTCGAGGATGACGACTTCCAGAAGATGCTCGATGCACTGCCCACAGATCCGATCGGCATGCGCGACCGCGCCGTCCTCATCTTCCTGGCCTACACCGGACGCCGCCGCTCCGAGGCCGCGGCTCTGCGCATCGCTGACCTGAACATCAACACGAGCCCCCGCACCTACCGCGTAACCATGAGGGACGGTCAAGAGAAGACGTTCGAACTGCCGGACGAGGTCTACCAGGCGATGCGCTCGCACTGGCTCAGCTCGCAGCGCCTGAAAGACCTAGGACCCGACAGCGCCGTCTTCGGCGAAGCGAAGCCCTGCCCGATGGCAGCCGGCATGAATCCGGAACGAGTCCTACACCACGACCTCATCTGGCAGATCGTGAACCGCGCAGCCGTACGCGCCGGCCTAGAACCGTCGAAGATCAAGATTCACGGCCTGCGACACATGGCGGCGCGCGATCTTGGCAAGAGCGGCGCACGTCTTCGAGACGTCCAGGCGTTCCTTGGCCATGCGTGGCCCAGCGCTGCGCAGCGCTATCTTGGACAGCTCCGTGAACCGCCCGCCGTTCTCCGTGATGCGCTACGGAGCGTACGACGCGCGGCCGCACAGAGCGCCGAGCCGATCGTAGACGTCGCCTGACTGACCCGTCTGCGCCCTTGCGCCACCTTCAGTCGACGGGACCGGTCTCACGTCTTCAGCTTCGGCTGCCGCGCTGCCCAGATCGCCAGGCCACCCATCAGAAGTGCGCCACCGCCACCCGCCACAACCCACGGAACCCAGCTAGGTACGCCAGCAAAAACGCTCCGCTGAGCCGTGTGCCCCTCATGTTCAATCGTCACGTAGTTCTCGGGCCAACCGATTGAACCCCCGCGGGGCGCACTGTCACCCCCCTCCGAGAGGTACCAGTTTCCGTCTCGCATCACGATGCGTGACTGCGGGTTCCGGCGCATGAAGCTGGCCGACACAGTCGCGTCGGCGAAGTCCGTCGCACGTGGCACAGCGTTCGGCGTGCGCGCCTGCGCCCAGCGAAGCACCGTCGGCGCAGACGGCAGACTGTCCCACGAACGGCTTGCTGCTTCCTGGCGGCGCGCCAGCTGCGACGGCGTACACCGATCTGGATGTGCCACACAGCCCGATCCGGACATCGAAGCCCAGATCGGATTCACCGGCTGACTGTGCGCGCGCACGAGTGAGGCGAGGTTCGAGCCCTGACGGTTCGCCAGCCGCTGCGCGTACGTCCAGAGCGTCGCGTTCTTATTGCCGCCCTCGTACTGGATCGAGCGTGCAAGCCAGAGCGCGTCCTCCGGTGTGATCTGGTACGACCAGCCGTCTGCCGTTCTGATGCGACCCAGCTGGGAAGCAACAGGCGCCGCACCCAGGCCCATCGCCTCGCGCGAGATGCGCCAAGACGGAATTGGCACAGCTTTCACCGTGCGAAAAGACGAGCCCCGATGCAGATCGAGGTCATACAGCGGTACTCCGGCGCGGTAGCTCATGTGCAAAGCGTAGCGCATCACGAGCAAAACTTGCCAGTGTCCGACACTTGTGGCAGTGTGTCGTATGCTCCATCAGCACGAGGAATGTTCATGACCGGTCGCGAGGTAAGCGAGAGGGCCGCCTACGTCACCGAGAAGGCCCGAGCCGACGCCGCCGAGGCCGAGCTGGCGGCGCTGCGTGAGACGGCACGCGAAGTTCTCGACTCGGACGTGGCGCTCTCGTGCGCCCGCTCGTCCAACATGGACGTCGGCGGCGCGACCGACGAACAGGTCCGGGAGACGCAGCACAGGGCTGACCGCGCGCTCGGCTCGCTCCGCGCCGCCCTCACCGCCCCCGCCGCGCCCGAGCACAAGGCGAGCGAGCGAGAGGTGGTCGCCGACGCGCAGCCGTTCGACCGCGAACTGCGCGCGCTGATCAACAAGCACTCGCGCGAGAACGGCAGCGACACGCCCGACTTCATCCTCACGGCGTTCCTCATGCAGTCGCTCGCGGCGTTCGACCACGCGACGAAGAGCCGCAGCGAGTGGTACGCGCCGCCGGTCGAGGCGAGCGAGATGGACATGGACGCCGCTGGGCCCGCCACCCCACCCACGACCTCGGCGCAGCGCGTACCACACGCCGCGACGACCGACGCCGTGCTCGCGAAGCTCCGCGCGATGACGCCGGACGAGGCGCTCGCGACGTTCGTGGCTGCGGGCACCCACAACGCCGACGGCTCGCTGACGGCGACGTACGGGGGCGACGCGCAGCGCGGAGGGGATGCGCTGGGGGAGTGGCTGTTGAAACTGTGCAGCGTCGAACACGCCCACGGGCACAGCGTCGGCCAGCGCGCCGACGCCATCCTCGCCCGCGTCGGCCCGCCTCCCTCGCCCGCGCGAGACGACGGGGCGCCGCTGCACTGCGATGCGCTGGCGACGTGCATGCGCTCGCGCGGACACGATGGCCCGTGCATCTCCCCTGACGACGTTCGCGGGTCCCCTGCCGATCGGAACTACCTTCGCGGCGTCGTGACGCTGGCGCGCGCGGAGCCATCGCTACCCGTCGAGTCGGTCATGTACCAAGCGGGCGTGCCGGGCCGTGTCGGCGATGCGGAGCACGAAGCCGCGTACGCCCTCGGCCATCCTTCCGGCCCGCCCCCCTCGCCCGCGTTCACCGAGGCGGACCTGGACGCACACGTGGAGAGCGCGGCTGTTGCGTTTCTCGCAGCATGGGACAACGACGGCGACGTTCTCGGCGCGCGATGCGATCTGCGGTCTGCGATCGACCGCGCACAGTTTGCCCGCCGGCTTCCCGATCGTGCAGGCCACGTGTTCTTCGCCGAGGCCGATCTGATCAAGGTGGCAACGAAGGCGCGAGAGACGACGCTGGACGCCGTGGAGTGGATCGCCAAGGAGGCCGCACGCACGGTTCGCCACAACGCCGACGAGGACCCGTACATCACGGCCCGGTCGAACATGGGCCTTCTCGTCGCCGCGTACGTGGCGGAGCGGGGTGCGAGGTGAGCACTAAGACCAACGCGTGCGATGCGTGTGGCCGGTCGCCCTCTATGCCGGTCGTCGAAGGCGCCCCGTGCATCGCGTTCGGCGGCGACTGCGGCGGGCGATTCGCGCGCATGTTCCCGGTGCACGAGGGATCGCGTCGTCGTGTCCCCAGCTGCCCGAGGTCGGTCCCGTGGGGAGTGCTCGCGTCGCACGAGCGGCAGGCCGTCCAGAACCACAGCCAGTCGCTAGAGCGCCTCGCCGAGCGCGGCGGGCTCGACCTCGTGGAGATGGTCTGCGTGCTGACCGACGTTCCGTGGCGCGCCGTGGAGATGACCGAGCGCGAGGCGTTGCCCGTCGTGCTGGCCGCCGTCGCTGAGTACGTCGCCCGGAGCCGCTCATGACCCGCCCCACGACTCGCCGCGCGAAGCCCGCGCTGGTGAAGCACAAGGCCGGATGTGAGCGCCGCCGCTGCGACGGCTGCGAGTGCGTCTGCACATGCGGCGCGACGGTTCCGCCGTGGGCCGCCGACCGCGTCGCGAAGCCCGTGAACCTGAGCCACCCGCCTGTGACGCGGAGAGGGCCTCGGGGCGTCGAGTTCAACGACGCGATCGCGAAACTGAACGCTGAGAAGGCGGGGCTGGTGAAAGCACCTAGTAGAGGCGGCATGAAGAAGCGCGCGAAGCTCGTGAAAACATATCCCCTCCGCTCCGTCCTCGCCGCGCCTCGTCGGGGTGCGCGGTGACGGCCAGGTGCGCGGTGTGCGGGTGGAAGCGGTTCTACCCCATGCCGCAGAAGAGCACGATCCGCGAGGGCCACCTCCGGACGATCTACTGCTTCAACGCCGAGGCGCGCGACCGGCACACGCTCTGCGCTTGGTGCCTTGAACGGCGCGGCTTCTCTCCCCTCAGTCGATCGACGGTGACGCCATGACCCGCGTCACGCTGACATCGGACCGCGGGTGGAAGCCCGGCGAGCCGCACGACTGGAAGCCGCAGGAGCGCGTGCTCGTCTTGCTCGAAACGCCCGGCCGCGCTGGCACCGTCGTGTTCGCGGGGGCCGCGCCGCACGACATCGCCGCCGCGCAGGGCATCCACGCCGCCGTTTCCGCCGTTCTCGACAAAGCAGACCGCGCATGAGCATGCGGCGCATGTATTCCAACGGTCAGCGCTTCGGAAAGTGGACGATCACCGAAGCGTACCTGCCCGACCAGCCGAACTACGCGCGCTGTCAATGCGACTGCGGAACCGTTCGCGTGCTGTCGCGGTCCGCGCTCCAGGCCGGCCGGACCACGCAGTGCCGCCGCTGCTGGATTCCGCAGTCTCGTGAGTACTTCAACGGTCAGCGCTTCGGGAGCTGGACCATCATCGAGGCGTACGCGCCTGCTCCGCCAGAAGGGCAGGCCGTCTGTCAGTGCGACTGCGGTACGGTGAAGCGCATCCAGCGCGGCCAGTTGCGGCACGGTTTAACGAAGCGATGCATGCGCTGTAAGCTAGCGTGGTCGGAACGGCTGATCGGCAAGAAGTTCCGGTCGCTCGTGATCACCGAGGTCGACGTTGCCGGTAGAATGGCGACGCTGAAATGCGAACGGTGCGAGCGATGTATCGTGCGCGACCTGCAATACGCCCGCGGCCGTAGTGACAGGAACAGGGTCGGTCGCTGCCCGTACTGCGACGTGGTCGGGAACCCCACCGCGCTTCTTCGCACCGGTGTTACGCGGCAAGCCGTCTTCGCTCGCATCGAGCGCGGCTGGACACGGGAAGAGGCGACGACGTATCCAAAGGGACAGGCTCCTGAGCGGATCAAGGCGCTGTGGAGCAAGCGGGGGCCGAAGCCAGGGAGCCCGGTGTGAACAGGCCGATCCATCTCAAGCCGTTCGTCTCCAGCGGTGAGGTCTTCCTCGTGCCAGGCGAAGCCACGCCCATTATCGTACCGATGCAGCTGTTCCAGACATCGGGCGGCGCGGTCGTGCTCCGCATCGGCGATACAACCTACTGGTTCGACGCGAACGGGAAGTACGACGGCCCGGAGATGAACGTGCGTGCGGTTCCGACGCCTGAGAAGATCGCCGAGATCGCACAGCTACTCGATGACTGCGTGCCCAACAAGGGCCAGGCGCCTGCTACGTCGTACTTCGGACCAGGTTGCCCAGGCTACGACGCGGAAGTCGCAGGCTGGCCACGAAAGCTGGACTCGTGAAGAAGAAGATCAAGAAGACGCCCGCGGTTGTGAAGGGCAAACGCGCCGGCAAAGTGCGCGACTCGTCGCACAAGGGCAAGAAGCGCAGCGGTAGGCTCGTTGCCAGCTCGCCCAAGGCCAAGGAAGTCTCGAAAGAAAAACTGCGGGGCCAGGACTTCCTGAAGAAGCTGCGGGCGCAGGGTAGCGCATGGTGGACAGATCGCGCCGCAGACACGCGATGCCTCATCACGTCAGAGGCGCCGAATGCAGACACCTACTCCAGGGTGCTCGTTGTCGTGGGCAACAAGCTGCGCGTCGGCGCCATCGCCGACAAGCAAGGCCTCCTCGTCTGCTGCACGGACGGCATACATGCGTTCGTTCCATGGAAGAACGTCGTCGGTCTCGTTCTGGAGACCAAAAAGCGCATGTAGTCGAGAGCCACTTGCAAGACGGAGCGGGCCATGCTCATCCTCCCGGCATGGCCAACACGCGTACAGCAACACTCATCCGTGACGAGTTCGAACAGTGGCTCGACGACCACCGTGACGAGGTGATGGATCACCTCGATCAGCGGCCTCGCAGTCTCGGCAACTGGATCATGGCCTTCAGCAAGGCGATGGCAGCCACCGCCGAGGAGCACGGTCACGAGGATGACGAGGGTATCGACGGCGCCTTCGGCAATGAAGAGGGCGACGTGCCCAGCATCTTCGGCGACCTCGACGAGGGCTGATGCGTTTTCGTCTAGGTGAAGATGAGCATCGGTACCTCACGCTACGCAGCGAGGTCTACCTACGTCTCTTGCCGCACCTGCCGCAGAAGACGCTCGTAGAGGTCATGCGCAACCTCGGCAAGCTCGAAGCCATGAGCTACGGCGAGGGAATCAAGCAGGGCATGGCGGTCGCGTACCTCGGCACGGCCGAGCTAGATGCGATGATGCCGATCGCGGCGCACTCCGTCTTCTATGGAGATGCGTCGACGCCGCTCGGACGCGTCGAGAGCGCTCTCGCCCACGCGGACGACGCCGCTCATCCGTGGCTCACGCAGAAGCCGGTGGAGTTTCCTCCTCAGACGCTCGCCGAGGCGCTCGCCGCGTACGGTCCGACGCTGGACGCTGCTCCCAACGCAGAAGCGCCGGCACCGCGTACCCGTCCCGGATGGGTGCGCGTCGAACCGGACCCTGGCGCCGAGCAGGTTGTAGCAGCCCTCGCTGCCCTCGATGAGCTACCGGAAGAGGGCGACGCGCCCGATCCGTTCGAAGAGCAGATCGCACAGGACACTGCTGACGCGAAAGAGCGCGGAGAAGATCGCGCGCAGAGCCCTGACTACCTCGATCGCGCTCGCTCGACGATCCAGACGGAAATGAAGAACGGCTGGGAACCGAAAACCTGGACCGACCTCATCTTGCGGCTGATGGCCGTCATGCAGGTCGACGGCGGATTTCTCGACCTTCAACTCGGCGGAGAGCAGGGACGCGCAGTACTCGATCAGTGCGGACTGCTCAACATCAACCCAGGGGCCGGCGTACTGGTCGATGCCGAAGGGAAGTTCAAGGGCGTGCGTACGTGAAGGGCCGGCGTGTGACGGAAATACGCGAGGCGCTCGGCCTGAACCGTGGCCAGTTCGCAGAACTGATGGGCGTCCACTCCGCTTCGGTCTACCGGTGGGAATCCGCGCGCGGAGAGCTGATTGTCGACCCCTTCCATGGCCGCCTGCTCGCGCTGATGGACAGCACAAAAGCAGGTGCACTTCCGCGGCTAGGACGGCGCGTTATACCCGCGCTGATGACGCGCGGGCCGCTATACGCGCTGCACCGGTTGTTGGCGGGCCTGTTCAAGCCTAGTACGCTTCGGGGATGAAACGAGCAGGCCGGCTGCGGCGAAACGGCGACGACGAAAAACGCCGCATCTCAGCGTCCGACGCTCGCGCCATCTGGCGCGATCTCGGCAGGCCAGACGTCGATCTGGAGCAGCTTCGGATCGGCATCGAGATCGAACAGGAACACACGGACGACCTGCGCGACGCCGGACGCATCGCGCTCGATCACCTGAACGAGTTCAGCGACTACTACACGCGGCTCACGAAGATGGAAGCGCGCGCGAAAGCGGGCCTCCCTCCGAATCCGCAGCTTCACGTGAAGCTCACGCGCGCACAGGAAGATCTCATCGGCGAGTTCGATAACATCAACTGGCTCATCGAGGTGGGCCTCACGTACCAGGACGGAACGATCTCAGGCGACCGGGATGCGATGCGCATGCTCCTCGGCGCGTACGAAGACCGAGCCGATCCGGACGGCGACTGGGACGGCATCGGGGCGCCAGAGCGCCGGACGGCGAGAGCCGCCGTCGCCAAAATCCGCAAGGCCATGACGCCGCTTACGCCGAACGGCCCCATGCTTCCTCGCGCGCGCGAGTGCTTCGACGAGTGCTTCGACGTTCTCTCCAGGCAGTTCCCGGACTTCGGTGAGCTAGAACTGCATCATGATGAGGCAGCCGGAGGAGACAACGGTCACGGCTCCGAGCGGCAGTTCGGGTTCTGCACCGTCGATCCGCCCTTCCAGATCAGCTTCGCCCAGAAGATCGAGGGTCTGCCCGACAAGTACATCCGCGGCCTGATGCGCCACGAGATGGGCCACGCGCTCGATCACCGTTACGGTACGCAGCTGCCGAAGCTGCTTGGCAAGCGCCTGCCCGAGAGTGTAGAGCGTAGAGCCGACATGATCGCCGAACACGTCTTCGGCGACCCAGTCCGCTACGGAGACCTCGACGTGCAGTGCGTGCAGTGCGAGGGCAAGCCACGACGGCCCAGGAGGCTCGGTTGACGAAAATCGGTGTGTTCAAGCGTCGGGTGTACGGCCAGCCCGAAGTGCTCTCCACTGCAACGTACTCGGTCGGCAGCCTGCTCGCCGAAGACGATGAGTGGACGCGCGTCGACATGCACGAAGGCGCGATCGCGAACATCCGACGCGCGCTTGCTGCCGGTGAAGCGGCGCTCGCGATCGAGATGGCCGCCACCGTGCGCGACGGGGAGGTCATCGACGTGGCCGTCATCGTCCGGACCGGCGAGGTACCGGACGTCTTCGTACGCGAGAAGGCCTAGCTGCTGGAGTGCCGCAACCTCCTGGTCCTTCTCGTCGTCGGACACGCTCAGAATTCGTAGTATTCCAGCTCGGCGAACGATAGGTCGAACACGCGCTCGGGCTCGATGTTCTTCACGATCGCGCGCAGGCGCGCCTGGTCCTGACGCTTTCTCTGGAGATCGTCCATCTCCTCTCGAAGAGCAGCGCTGATCTTCGGCTCGCGTCCACCACGCTGCACGCGCAGAAGAAGCTCGGCAGCGTCTGCTACGCCCAGCTCTTTTGACAGACTCCTGATGCGGCCCTCACGCTCCTCGATCAGCCCATCGACTTCCTTCAGAAGGAGCGTGGCCTGCTCTCGGATCATCCCGCCTGTTTTCTGAAAGCGGATCGACGTGTAGCGGTGCTCGTCGAAGTTCGCGTACCCACTGATCTTCGGCATCTTCTTCTCCTAGTTCCGTTTTGCGCGCAATTCAAGAATCTCTGACAGCGTCTGCGCGAACGCCTCCAGCTCCTCGCCTACAAACGGCACGCAGGCGACGCCGTCCAGCCCTCGCGACTTGAAGCTGAGCGTGCCACGGACATCGGGGCCCAGACCCAGATCGGTAGGGGAGGCCGCGCGATCTGCGACGTGAATAGCACCGATGTCGTCGTCGAAGTTGAACGTCATCCCGAGCCCTTTCGACTTGCTCATGAGATAGCGCTCTCCGGCAGTCACCGGCTTCTTCGGCACAGGCTCAGCGACGATAGACATCAGCTTGTCTCGCATCTGCACCGACAGCGCTTCGTTCAGCGCGAACACGAACTTCATCGCGGTCTTCTCTTCATGGAAAACGACGACGGTTGCGGCATACGACTCGATCACGAAATCGAGCGCCTCTGGCGAGCCCATCCACACGGGTCCCATCCGAACACCGAGACCCTTCGGTGCGATCGCCATTTGCTCAGGTCTTCTTCCTGAAGTATTCACGCGCCACCCAGACGGTGTTCGGCCTGCCGCGGCCGCCCATGCGCGTGAACCCGGAATCGAACACGAGGCCCTTCAGAACCAGCTCGCGACGCCGCGCGCTCGCGCTCTGATGCGAGATCGCAAGCGCAGTCTCTGTCTGCCAGTCACTCGCGCCCTGGAACTTGAGCCCCCGAATGTACGCGATCACCTTCTGCTGAAGACGCGCAAGCTTTTCCGTTTTCTTGTCGTCCATCATAGGTCCTTTGGCATCAGTCGGCGCGCCATCGCCGAGTCCCACAGGTCGCACTTCCACACCGCCATGCGCGTGCGGTCGTAGCGGTTATTCCCGTCGCCAGGCTCGTCCTGCCATCGACCGAACGGCGTCTTGCCCAGTCGGCGGATGAGACCACGAGCGAAGACCTCCGGAGAGAGCGTGAGGCTCAAGCCTTCGAGCGCCTTCGCAGCCGGTGTCGGCGCGTTCACGCTGAAGGAGTGGTACACGGCCATCGCCAGGTCGACCTCAGGCGGCAGCGCCGATGACGCGAGTCCAATCGGCGAGTCGAGCGTCGGCTGTCCCGTGAACTTCTGATACACCGGAAGCTCGACGCTCGACTTGCCTCGCGCGAGCCACTCGGCCGCGAACACCGTCTGCGCACGATGCGCTTCGGGCCCAGACGCGAAGAGGTCTGAGAGCGCCGTCGCCCACGCGAGCGCCTTGTCGTAGTTCGATCCGGACTTCGGTACGACGCCGTTCAGAGGCGAGACCACGTCGCGGATCGCGCGGCCGCCGACCTTCAGGCCGCTGGCCGTACGCAGCACACCGTCCGGCGTGATCGACCAGCCAGCGCCAGCCAGTAGGTCCAGCATCACGTCGCGTGCTGGCCGAGCCGTCGCATCGAGCACGCGGCGGATCAGCTTCCACAGATCGCCCTGCTCCATCGTCTTCGGCAGCACCGCGACGTTGTGCAGGAGGCCACCAGAGATGCCAGCCCCGTCGTAACCCTGCACCGATCCGTACTTCGGCGCTTCCAGCTGCGCGGTCAGCCAGACGACGCGGTCCATGTGCATCGCACGGTTGAAGCACGTCACGGGCTCGTCGCCGGTGATCGCGATGCCCGAGTAGTCGTGGAACTGGAACCAGCGGGTTTTCGGCATGGTGTGTCGCAAGCTACAGGAGTCGCACGGCCACGTCTAGCCTGATACTCTCGGGTCCATGAGCAGAGTCCTCATCGTCGGCGATAGCCAGAGCGGCGCGCCCGGCTCCGTGGCGCAGCGTAAGCTCCAGACCCTCGGTCACATCGTGCAAAAAGTCGAGAACGACGGCCGCGGGCCGTACGACTACGTGCGAATGCCCGACCTCTGGGCCCAGTACACGGGGGCCATCGCGGCGTTCCACCCCGACATCATCTTGCTCATCTTCGGCCACAACGACGCGCCGAACCAGAACCTCCGCGACGCGCTCGTGCGCATGAAGCAGAACGTGCGACCGAAGGTCGTGCTCAGCGGCCCGCCACAGTATGCAGACCCGACGGCGCAGGCTCACGGCGCGCAAGTGAAGGCGATCTACTCCAGCGTCTTCGGAAGCGACTTCCTCGACGCGTACCCGTTCACCAGCACAACGCTCCCGCACGCGGCGCCTACGGCGGCCTTCCCGATCAACCCGCACTTCACGCTGGCCGGAGCGGAGCCATGGGGCACGGCCATGGCAGACGAGGTGCACCGGAGACTTTCCAACCCTCTTCGTTCTGGCCGCGCATAACCCCCTCGGCTGGGTTGGCGTGGCCATCGCGGGTGTAGCCGGAGTAGCGCTTCTCGGCGGAGCGACATGGTGGGCGGTCAGACAGCGACCGCAGAAGAATAGAAAACGGAGACGGCTGCGGTGAACTTCAACTTCGACTGGGTGGTGCCCAACCGCCTCGCTCAGGGAGCCTTTCCTGGCAAGACCATCGCGGTCTTCAACGACTGGGACGTCGTCGTGTACTGCGCCGAGGAGCTTCAGCCGAAGTTCAGTGTCATGCCGAACGGCAAGCACGTCTATTACTGCCCGATGGATGATGACATCTACCGGCCGGTCCCACAACGCGATGTGCAGAAGCTGTGGCCGCTCGCCGGCAAGGTCGCCGATCACGCTCGGCGCGGACATCGATGCCTCGTCACGTGCGCGATGGGCGCGAACCGCAGCGGCTTGCTGATGGGCCTGACGCTGATGCGCCTGAATGGAATGAGCGGATCTGCCGCCGTCGACCTGATCAAAGCTCGACGCAGGAGCGGGGACCAGGAAGCGCTCTCGAACCCGATGTTCGAACAGTTTCTGCGCGCGTCCCTCGTCCACCGTCGATGATCGGCCGCGCGCACGACGAGGACGAAGACTTCGTCGATGACGAAGTGTCGGCGCACGCCAAAATCAGCGTGCCGAAAACAGCGCGCGGCGTCTCGGCCAAGCCGTTCATGGCTTCATGGAAGCTGATGCGCGAGCAGCTTTTCATGGAGCAGCGCGTGCCGTACACGAAGCTGCCGAAGTACGTCGAGAAGTACCTTCGGCTTCTTTTTGACACGACCGAGGGCGCGGCGCTGAGGGCGATGAAGATCGGTGACGTGCCCTTCTTTATCGGCTGGATGTTCAGGCTCGACGCGATCGATGTCGCCATGATCGACGGCGGCTTCCAGCTCGCCGACCGCGCGGCCCTCATCCGCTTCCGAGCAGCAGTCGACGGCTACCGGGAGGTGGCCGAGAAGCGACTGCGAAAACTCGGGGGACGGTGGCCGCCGGTCGCGAAGAACGAGCGTTAGCTGGACCGCGGCTGCCTTACGGCGGCCTCGCGCTCCAGAGTCTCAAGGCTCTCGTGACGGCGTTCCCACTCCGCGTGCGCCAGGTCTGCAATCTCGGAGACCTGGTCCATGTCGAGCGCGCCGACGATCTGCTCCCAGTACGCACGGATGCTAGAGGGGACCGTAGGCTCCGCCGCGTTGACCTCGCCCACGGGGACCGCGGGCGAGGTCGTGTAGGTCACGCTCGATGTCCATGGAGCAGGATGCGAGGAGTACGAGCCTGGGTAGGCCGGGCCCATGGGGCCCAGTCCCACCATACCCGCGCGCCGCGCCTCACACGCGCACATGGACGGCGCGGGCGGCGGCGCCGAGCGCGCTGCGACCAGACCGGCCAAGGCCATCGTGAACGCCGGCATGTGCTCTTCCAGAGCCGGCAAGAGCCGATCGGCGAGCGTCTCAGGCCGCGCGTAGAAGTGCGCGCGCAGTGCGCGCAGCACGTGATCGCGAGCATCGTCGATCTTGACGGCGTCGCCGGCCTCGCTGCCCTCCGCGATGCCTTCGAGAGCCTCCAGGCAGGTGACCAGCGCTCTCATCTGGCGAGACCCGATCGCCTGCTCACGTTTGTAGGCACGCGCTTCGGCGGCGGCCATCGCAGCGTCCGCGGCCTCTGCCGCCTCGTCCGCCGCCTGCTGCTCCGCCTTCGCCTCAGCGCGAGCGTGTGCCTCGCGCTCCACCAGAAGGCGCTGGTTGTCGCGCTGCATCTCCAGCAGCAGACGCTGATGCTCTAGCTCCAGTCGGCGGATCGCTTCCGGCGTCTCGACCACGGGGCCCGTCTCGTTCGTGTTCATCCGCTTCTCCTACTTTTTCTGGCCATGCATGACGTCGAGGATGTCGCGCTTCAGCGCCTGCCGACGAACGCCGTCGTCGACGTACCGCGTGATCTCGGGCCACGTGATCAGCACGCGCGTCGGCTTCTGGCATCCGCCGCAGCGCACGTTGTAGTAGACGCCGCTTGTCGTGGGCTGCGTGCCCGGAAGCGGCTGGCCGAGCACGAAGCACGCGACCTCGCCCCACAGGATGATGTGCTTGACCTGCGCCGAGCAGTACGGGCAGTTGCTGACGAGCAGAGCCCCGTTCTTGACGACGTGCTCGCTCATCTTCTCGTCGTCCGGGAAGAGGTGCTGGCTGCCCTCGATCGAGACGACGGAGTCGAGAACGATGCCCTTGTCCTCGGTCCAGGTGTTCCGCGGGTTCCCGTTGTTGCTCATGACGTCCGACGGTAATGCTTCCGCCGCCCTGAAACAAGTGGGGTCCGACAGGGACGCCCAGCGACACCCGCGCTACCATTGGGCCCATGAGCTACAGAAAGCCCGCACGCCTCGGCGACTGGTCTAGCGATGCCCAGCGCGCCATGACCGACAACCCGAGCTACTTCGTCTGGTGGTACAGCGCGAAGAGCCTCGGGCTCGTCGCGGCGATCGGCGTCGCGGCGTACTACGCCGGAAAGGATGCGGGGCGACGGTCAGCTTGATGCGGGCGTCCGACACTTCACGTCGGTCGCGTTGTACGCGGCTTCTTCCAGATGGTTTCCGCGGTACGCGTTCGGCTCCGAGCGAAGCCATGCAGCGAACGAGGCGCCGATGTACGCGAAGGCACCGCTGAACATCCAGCAGGCGAAGAACGCGACCAGGCCGCCCCAGCTGTGCGTGATGGCCAGCACGAGCAGGCCGAAGAGGAGGCCGCCGATTGCCGCAGCCATCCCCTGCTCAACGTGGACTTCCTCGTGCTGAAGAACGACGTCGCTCTGACCAGGCGCGAGCATGATCCCGAATCCGAAGCACGTGCCACCCCAGTTCCGGTACCAGCCGCCCCACTTCTTCTGCGGGTTCATGGGCCAGCTCGTCGGCGATAGCGTCGTGACAAGCACGCCGTTCGCCCACTTCTTCGTGTCGCCCCAGAGCGCGTGAACGATGCGGGCGATGAGCGTGCCGAAGTAGAGCGGCCAGCAGAGAGAACGGAGGACGACGGTCTTCGTGTTCATGCTGCCCTCGCACGACGACGACGATTCGGTTGCATGCGACTGCGCATCGCGAAGAACGCGCCGCCACCGGTGAGCACGACTGCGCCGACGCCGATCGCGGCCCACTCCATCGGTGTCAGACCGAAGCGGACGTCTCGCTCGAACTTCACCGGCTCGTAGCCACCGGGCACGAACTTTCCCGGCTCGACGGGGGACACGCCGGCGCTGACCAGCGGAGACGCCGGGCTGGCGGCCCAGATGTCACCGCTGGCCTTGCCGGCGTCGGCTGCCTTGCCGGAATCGGCCACCGCGTTCGCCACGCCGAGGCCTGCCATCGACGTGCTCGCGGAGATCAGCGGCTGCCAGCTCGCCTGACTCTGGGCGGCCTCGCTGCCGGGCGCGATCGAGACGCCGCCGCGCGAGGTGAAGACGATGCCCTTGCTGCGAAGCCAGTCGCTCGGGTTGATGTTGTACTGGGCGTCGGCGGCAGACGTGGGGTAGCGCCCGGGGAACGGTGATCCGCCGTCCGGTCGCCGCCTGACCTCGACATGGAGGTGCGGCACCATGGGCCCACTCCGATATCCACGCGCACGAGCTTCACGTGCCCACGCCGCAGCATCCTGTCCGGGCATCGGAGAGAATTGGCCATTAGAAGAATTTCCCATGCGGCCAACCGTCTGACCCGCGCGTACCATCTGACCCTCCGCAACCGTCGCCTGATCGAGGTGCGCGTAGAGCGTGTACGTGTTGTCCGGGTGCCTGATGACGACCGCGGTCCCGTAGCCGGCAAGGCCTGCTGGCGACTCGTTGCGGCCGACCATGGCGACAACGCCGTCGTCCATCGCGAAGACCGGCTCCCCGCGACCCCTGGAAGTCGACAAGTCGAGTCCGCCGTGGAAGTGCGCTGCGCCATCGCGCCGGCTCGGGCGCTCGCCGTAGCGACTCACTACCCTGGCTGTCGACGGATTGATAGGCGGCGAAGCGGACATGCCCGAAGCATACCGTGAGGCACACGTGCGCCGCCACTGTCCGACAGCTACTCCAGTCGGCCAGCCACGAGCGGATCTGCGAGGTCTCGTTCGCCCTTGATCCAGATCCACACGAACGGCTCGCCAGCAAGAAACGCCGCAAACGCACGGTGGTTTCCGTTTCGCAGACTGAACACGAGCGTTCCCAGATCGCCCTTCGTGAACGCGCGTGTCATGCCCGCATACTTGAACAGCTCGCCATCGGCCTGGTAGCTCTTCGTGTCGTCGACAAACGCCTCGTCCACGACGCCGTCCACGCGCGCTGGCGGCGCCTCGAACACGGCACCACCTTCCTTCATGTACGTTGCGGTCGCAACGAGCTGGGACAGGTCGAACAGGTTGTCGGGAGTCGCCCGCAGCTCGTCGGCCGTCACGCGAACCATCTCGCCTGCCCTACCGAGCCAGATGACCTTCTTGCCCACGTACACGTCGCCGCTGCCCGGCTTGGGAGCTTCGACGCCACTCTCCAGACGCTTCAGAAGCCGCTGCGTCTCGCTCGGCTTGTATGGGAACGTCTCTGCTGACGCGGGGAGCAGGTCTGGAGAGAAGAGGGGTCTGCCCACCGCAGGTATTTACCGGAAGACAGCAGCTGCCGCCACTGTCCGACGGTCGCGCCTACTGAGTATCCGAGACCTCTTCGACCTGCGCCTGACGAGCACGAATCCGCGATGGGTACGCAAATCCTGTGTTGGCAGAGGGGTCGCATTCGATCTCTACGAACCCCATCATGGCCGCGTGCTCGTGGTCCATCGTGCCCCCCCAAGAATCGACCGTTCCGCCGCCGCATCGGGACCAGTCGTCAGCGTCCGCTAGCTCGTGCGTTACGATCTCTTCCGTCAGCTCCCACACGAAGGTCAACGCATCGCGCTGTCGCTGGCCGAACGCATGCCCTCCGGGCGCTGGCCGCATCGAACAGATGCCGTCCTCGCACACAGGAATCAGCCGGGTCCACGACGGCGGCCTCGTGCGGAACGGCGGATACAGCTCGCGAGCCCACACGTTCACATCACCAGGGCTCGGGGAGAACACGGCTTCCGAATGGCGCAGCGCGAAGCGGACGTACAGCTCAGCGAAGTGCGGGTTCGTGAGCACCTCCTCGAAGCGCGACTCTCGGTTCAGGAAGTGCGCGCCGTTGAGGAACACCTCGTGGATCAGCCAGCAGTCCGCGCCGTACTCGATGCCGTGATCGCCAGTCCGCGCCCAGAACGTGTAACCGTACTCGTCCTCCGCCGGGACGGGAATCGAGGTCTCGTGGACGCACGTGTGAAAGAGGACTGACTGCGGCGTGTGGCGATCGCGTCCCTGTGCTAGCGCCGATGCCGGCAGAAGCAGGAACGTGACCGTGCAGAGCACGAGAGCGGACAGGAGCAGACCGGTACCCATGGTTCGGTTTCGCATAGCCGGCCGGTGTAGACGACACGCGCTGAACACGCAAGCATCTCGCGAAAAAAGTATGTCGCAAGCTGACGATGGCACGCGGCTTGCTAGAGCAGCTCGCGCCAGTTGATCGAGGCTATCCATGTGTCGAGGGCTATGGACGTCAGGCGGAGGGTGAGATGATCTCGAACTGCTCCGGTAAAGCTGGAGGCAAGAGTGGCGGCCGGCTCGTCGGCAAATGCTAGCTGCACAGATCCAGCGTCCTGTCCGATGGATCCTGCTGCGATTACGTGACCACCCACGGCGGTGGTCGCCGCGATGTCCACTTCGATTGCCGAGTTGGCCTGCGGCAGCGCGAACGTAGCACCAGCCAGCGTCGGATTGAGCACCAGCTCGATGCTTCCGCGGGCCGTGGCCGTGGTGGCGGCAGCGAAGAATCCGGTCGGGAAGATCGTCGCGCGCTCATACCCGGCCTTGAGCCGAATGGATAGTAAGGCGGTTGTAACGCCCGCACCGATGACAGCACCTGTAGTCCGCGCAAACGCCCTCTGGATGCCCACCGCTTCCTGTCCGCCCTCGCTCGTCACCGAGCAGCAGATAGCATCCAGCGTGGGCGAGGCCGGATTTACGCCGGTACCCACGATTTCCCACCGAATCGGATAGTTCGGTGACGAGGTGTAAACGAACGTGCCCACATTCGCTGTGTAGAACTCGTGGGCGTAGTAGAGAATGTTACCACTCCAAAAACCGCATCGCACTACGCCCATCGCTAGCCACTGAAAATCGATGGCGAGGATCTGGCCTTTGTTCAGATCCATCGTAACGCCCGATGGTCCAGTACCGTCGAAGTTGTCGATGTTCCATGCGCCTTGGACTGCGGAGACCGTGCCCGCTCCTGACGACGATCTGACGAAGAACGCCGGAATATTGGTGGCCGGGAGCGCTAGATAGACACCGTTCGTGTTGTCGAAGATGCCCACACGCTTCTCGCAGTTGGCCTCGGCTCCATGCAGATTGAACGTGATGGCGTAGAGCATGCTCTTGCCACTCTGATAGTTGAAATAGCGCTTTGTCTGGCGCGTCGCACGTCCTGCGGCTGTTGTTCCGCAGGTCAGAATCGTACGGGCGTTGATCTGGTCATAGGTGAATATGGCCCCGGCGCCCACCGCGTCTTCGACGAAGAACAGCGGCACGCCGTTATCGAACACCTGTTTATGGTCGAAGATGTTGCGCGGCGAGGACACTCGTTCGCGGCCGAACGCGTCAAACGACGAAGGCGCAAGCAGGCGTCCAACGGTTGTCATAAAGGCCTCATTGAGAGATAGACGCTCAGATCGCGCGCTCCGACTGGCACCTGCGCTGCGACAGAGACGAAAAATAGATCATCCACGAGTACGTCGGCTGGCACCGGCACAGCCATGGCCGTACTAAATGCGTTCGGCGCCGCCGTTGTAACACCAAGCACGCCGAGCGATGCCACAACACCTGAGCGGACTCGATAGCATTCGACACTCACGGTACCCGTAACAAGCGGCGGCGTCCGCAATAGAAGTCGCATTGCATACAAGCTGCCTGACTGCTCTGCGTAACGCGTGCCATCGAACGGGCCATCTCCAGACAAGGCAGGATTTGTCACCAGGAACCCGTCGAAAGTTGCAGCCTGCCATGACGCGAACTCCAGCTGCTCGTTCAGATTCCATACAAACGGCGTGGCCGCTGTGATAGGAGACCACGTGGCGTCACCGCCACCAGCGGTGCCGACGACGGTGCACAGGTAGAGACCGACACCCGTCACGTCAGCGATATGGCCGACGCGCAGGTTCACGAACTTGTCCGCAACGAGAATGTTGCCCGCGCCGTTCGGCAGCGTCGCCGCCGTGGCATACACGCCCCAGTGCACCTGGAACTGCTGAA